CCTTAGGCATTGCTACAAATATTTGCTTAAGCTCTTTAGGACTTGAGAAATTATATTTGTGTTTGATTTCTGATACTAAGTCACCAGAACTGTCAATGCTATTGTTCTCTGGGTCTGATTGAACTAGCTGAAGTAAGTAATCATAATTAACATTAGAGGCTGCATACCATTTAGGTAAGATTCCTACAAATATATCATATGCTACTTTAGTAGTACAACTAGCTTCCAGATATGTACCATTAGGATAGAATACTTTAAACGTAAAAGTAGTTTCTTCGTTAATAGGTAAACTCTTTACAGTCAACTGTCCTAATTCGAAATCGTCCTTAGTATATGTTCCAATAAGCTCATCGTTCTGCCATAATTCAGCATAAGATATCACTCCAGTAGAACCTCTAACGAATAGTTCAACGTCTACTATAGAACCTAGTAAAGCATACGCAGGAGCTTTAACATCTACAGATTTACCGTAGAAGATTGCATCCATAACCTCTTGAAGATTCAATTTCTCTCCTGGGTCAGTTTCATCTTCAACGAAGCCTACTGTAGTCTGAACTGGTCCACTAGTAATCCAAACAGGCTCTTCTACAATAGAAGCATCCAGTTGTCTCTTAGTTACTAATTCGTCATCTTCTACAGCATCTACTCCCTTCTGTGGGGCAGTAAATGGAACTGAACCATCACGAGGTACATAATGCTTACTATAGATTTCTTTAAGAGTTCCATGAGGGTCATATTGATTGATATGTTCCTCAATAGCCCCTCTAGCCGCATCAATTACCAATTGATTAATAATGGCATCAATTTGAGCTCTTGAATAAGTCTCTGCTCTAGAGTAAGTTTCAGTCTTCCTGAAATAGTTGTTTAGTCTCTGATTAAGTAACGTTACAAATCCGTGAGGGTCTGCATCAACTAAATGTTTAAACATTACATCATCTACATATTTCTTAGTAGATAGATGCCCATCAGCTACTGGAGTAACTCCTAACTGTGGTTTTAAAAATGCAGTAGTTCCGTCACGTCTAACGAAATTCTTGATTAAGTCGTCAACTTGTTCTCTAGTATATAACTCTACCTTCCTATAAATCTGGTCAGTAGTTACATATACTTTAAGTATTTCCTCTACAAGAGGAATTATATTATGTGGGTCTGTTTTAGCTAAATGACTGTCCATTAAAGCAGTCACGAATCTCTTGGTTGTTAAATGAAAGTCTGTCAACGGGTCAACACCTGTTTGAGGTGCTAAGAATGGTGTGGTTCCATCCTCTTTAACAAAACCCTCCAGTTTACTTTCTATAGTAGGAATTATATTATGTGGGTCTTCAGTAGCTAGGTGAGTATCCATTGAGGTCTTAACTGCCTCTAATGTCTTTAAATCTGCTGAAGTCTTATCATAGACATCATTAATGCCAGCAGCTCCAAGATTAATTCTAGCAATTTGTTTATCTGACTCACTCTCAAACTCCCCTAAGCGGTAATCTACTTTCAGAAATTGTGAAGTATCAATTTGTTCGTTAACAGGATTGATACATTCATTTCCAGAACCACCTGGTGTTAAAATAGAGTTATCTGCCATTTATTATTAAGATAAAATTGTTCTACAAATTCAGACCTATTAACTTCATTCTCTTCTAGCAATTCGATGAGACTTATCTCTTCGAGAATTAGTTGGTAGTCATATCTATGCCCCCGTTCTAAATACTTAAGCAGTTCTTTGTATTCACAAATCACCTTATCTTTGAGAGCATCCACAGCCTTGCTCTGGCCATTTGCTGTATTCTGATTTACACAAGCCATTACAACCTCCTATTTGTTCTATGATTCGTTCAGCTTCAGCTAACTGATTAGATTGAACCATATATTTGATTACATTAATAGCCATCCAGACTAAATCTCTCTTGTAGGATAATTCGGCCGCTACAGCATTCTTACTCCAACATTTACTGAAACCTCTGCTATTAAATATTTGCTGGCACAAAGATATATAACATTTCTTAAGAAAACAAATAGACACGTAATTATTATATGTCCTAGAAATTGTAGTATCTTCTACGTTCCTCTCTACTATCTCATCTACAGTTACGGTCGTAGATGTGCCATTAAAATACTTATAGATGTAGATGCCGTCCGAATAGTACACAGTGGCATACATAGTTACAGCTGAACCAGCCGTTTTATCCATCTCTCTATCAAACCAATCTTTAGTCGGCAGAACTATATGATATACATTAAACCACCCATCAAACCCTACTGGCATAGTTACTGACTTATTACCGTCATCATGTAAAGTGTAAACAGGAAGTTGTATTTCAGGCCCATCTGCCTTATTATGTTGTAAGACATCAATAGATACAGTGTCAGAGTACTTGAATCTGTTCTTGACGATAACTGAAGAAGATTCAGGCAAATAGCCATTCTCTCCTGTACCAGTATCGTCAAGTATGATTACCTTACAGCTATCGTTAGTGCAAACTTTAATTTTTAATTCCATTATACGTTCTTCACTTCGTTATTCTGCTGATTCCCATCGTACAATTGGGCTATCTCAATATCTGTTCTTTTGGTGTCATTATCAGAAGTACTCTGCTTATAATCTCTATCAGCGTTAGCCTTAATAAGGCCAATCTCATAGTCATATTCAACCTTCTGCCTATCAATAGCAATCTTAGCTTCATTAAGAGATGCAATCTTATTATTAAGCTGCTCTTTCTCTTGTTCTGCCTTTTGAAGTTGCTTCTGTAGCTCTTCGTTCTGTTGTTGCATCTGTGCAGTGTTCTGAGTTTCTTCTCTTCTCTTTTGAAATGCCTTAGACAATTTAGATTTAAGTTCAGTCATACTTCTGGCAGTCATGCACTCCATAGCTATGTCTGGGTCTAGTTGACCACTCTTGATGAACTCAATCATTAATTGTTGCATGTTCTGCATTTCCTCCATAATTCTACTACTAGCTATTACATGAATATCATAGTCAGTAAAAGTAAAATGTTCAGGGAGAGCAGTGAACACTTTCTGTAGTTTGTCACCTAGCACTAAAGTTCCAGTAAGTGGTTTATGTTTCCATACCTTCTTAGCACAATTAAGAGAATCAATCAGAATATCCTCTGCCAAAGTATCCATTTGCTGATAGTAAGATTTAGTAATGATATAAGAATTTCTCATACCTGCCTTAACATTACTAACAGCATCCCTGGTTTCTATTCCATTTAACCTCTCTCTAAACACTCCAGTAATAGATGATGTCTGCTCTTCTAACATCTGCAACGCCATATTAAATGCCTGAATAGTATCAGCTTTTAATAAGTCATCGAATCCAGCAAAAGAAGTATTGTTGTTAAATGCCCTACCTTCTTGTGAAGTATCAATAGGAGCCACACCAGTCTTCTTATAGGCAATGAATTTCTGCAATCTTTCAGTCAAATCATCACCAAGAGCCATAGGTAGCATACTAAAGTCAATCCAGTCTCCACTAGTACCACTGTTAGCAATTACATTGTCCCTAAAGAAAGTAATCAAATCATACTTGTCTTGAAGATGTGAACATGCAAGCACAAGTGAATATGGTTCGTTACTTCTGTTTACAAAGAACAAACCATTAACTGACAATCCACAGTGTGTAGGATTATCTTTAGTTCTAACTACATCAGGAGACTTACCAGTAAGAATGTAAATAGATTCTCCGATTTTAACTCCTTCATATCTATTCTCTACATAATCTTCTCCTTCTTTATCAACATCAATCCACTCAACTTCAAACACAGGTATTAACTTATAATTGTAAGTCTCATAGTAGTCGGTAGGGAATCCAGGTATTACTTCTTTACCCGCCTCGAGTCCGTCTGTAATAGGAGCTCCAGTAGCTTGATTGCTCATAGCGCGTACATATATATAACTACTATCGTAATATCCCTCAAACATCTCCTCTAATTCATTGATACTACTTGTATCTAGTTGAGGACCATATTTATTAAGTATTTGTTGCTTAGTTAACCAACGTCTAATAACTACTCTGTAGCTATCTCTAACATATACAGATTCTGGATTTCTATCAACGAATACATTACGTGGGTCTAATACCTCTATTTCTATATTAGTTCTCTTCCTACTAGGATGAACCTGGTAAAAGCTCATGCCAGTTACTAGTAAGTCAAGTAACAGGTTCTTTAACTTAGTAAGTAAGTTAATATCTCTAGATTGGATTATATACTCAACAACATTCTGTGCAGCTATTTCATACTCGCTAACAAAGCTATTATTAATATCTTCTACTAACTTATTAAGTTGAGCCTCTACAGCCTTATCAGTTACTTCTTGTCCTCCTAAGAACGCTAGTATCTGATTGTTAAGATGTTGTTGTAAGTATTGATATACTTCTTTATTAATTTGTAATTCCTTATCTCTAGATATCTTAGATATAGTTTCTTTATCCTTGCATGACACTTTAGGCAGTAATGGAGTACCTAGGTATTCTCCAAGTAAAGCATCAACATGCTTCCTGATAAGAGGAGTAAATTCTATAGAAGTAGGATTACCTATTCCAAAATTCTCTTCTAGATACCTATATTGTTCGGCATCTCTATATCCATTATAATAATTATATGCTTTCTGTAATTTGTACTTAGGAAATACTAATTCTGACACTGCCTTATCAATATGCTCCATTAAGTACTCATCACTCCTGTTCTGTGCACTCATTACAACTCTCTAATCCGTTATATTGTTTATATCCTAGGAAATAATGTGTGTCGCCTAATCTTCTATCTCTTAATTCCTGTCTAAGAAATTTAAGATACGCTACTTCACCACCCTCAAACGATATAATAAGTGGCTTGTCTATATTATTCATGCCAAGTGTTAACTTATAACCCCTATGTGTCCCCTCGGCAGTTTGTAGCTCTTCTAGCTTTAATTTAGCCACATATTCTTTATGATAAATCTGTTTGAATAAATCTCTGATTGCTACTTCTAATTCTTGTAGGGTCATCGTATTGTGTAGGCCATAAATTAAACTTAGGTACTATCTGTTGTTTCTCTGGAATAACTCCTTTATGTCTAATTCCTCTTTCGTCAACCCAATAACCGAAAGGTCTTAGTTTGTTATTAGGACTGTCCATTTCTTTAGGAACTACTCCCATTAATTCCTCGTCTCCTAGTTCGCACATACCCCATGCAGCTATAATATCAAACTTACGTTTATTCTCATAACTGTATTTAATTGCTTCTTCTAGAATTTCTTCAAACCATATATTATGACAATAATCTTCTATATGTTGAGCTATTAAATCTAATTGATGCCTAATTACTACTTCAGTAGCAGGAGCTCCGAATTGTTTACTACGACCTCCTTGTATGTCAGATTGAGTAGCTCTAGGTCTTCTCATCAAATGTCTATTCTCTTTATGTTTCTCTCTAAAGAATTGCAGAGTAGACATTCTAGTAGATTCAAGAACAGCCTGACAATCGTAATACTGCAATATCTTAAGACATGTCATATGTGCTTCACGTAAAGTCTTAGGTCTGTCCCTATAATAGCACACTATTTTAGGTTCATCTAACCCATAAGCTCTCTTTTTAACTACTACACAGAAATCAGAAGGGTCTTGAGTCTTATCAGAAGTGTCTTCACCACCCATATCAATACCGTCAATACCAGCAACATATAAATTTCTAGGTACAGCTCCATGTTCTCCTCTAATCGGATGTTCAAGTATCTTAACCTTACCTTTAGGATTACTAACAAATCTTACACTATCAATTGCTTCCTCTGTGTGCTGGTTGTTAGTAAAATTATACTCTAACTGGCCTACATCAATATGTGGTCCCAGTTTATGTAATTTAATATTAGCAAGTTGCTCACTTAACAATACAGTATTAAACTGATTATCTCCTTCAAGAGCCAAAGCATCATCAGGAGTAAAACAGAACTCTGCACATGCAATTAAATGCTCCTTCGGGTTAGCTAGTAGAGCTTCTCTTTGGTCTAAATAGAACTTCTTAGCCTTCGCAGTATTAGTAACTCCTCTATCGTCTACATATCCATTTGCTGCTACGAATGTATAGGCAGGTATGAAGAATGAGGTAAAAGCATAAGACCCGTCTTTAGTATGGTTATGTTTATAAGGTAAGAAATTATATCCAGCTGGATTATAAAACATCTTACTAAGTCCGTCAAGTGCAGGTCCCTGGTCTCCACCTGTTCCCCACACAAATCTAGTTCCAAACTTATTACCCAGAATCTCTACAAGAGCTGTACTCTGTAAGTAAGTCTTTACTAGGATTGGGTTAGAACCAGATTCTTCAAAGAACAATCTATCCACACGGTCTCCACGGAGTTTACGAGGAACATCTACTACGAAGCCAATAATGTCTGACATGAATCCAAATTCTTCTCTGTCTTTAGTAAGAAGAGAAGCTCTCTTATGCATATCAGAATTATATTTCTGTCTTAGGTGTCTCATGCCGCCTTCTGTATCAGCATTTAAATACTCAAGTTGCTCCCAGCATTTACGAAGTACGTCACTAACGAATTTCTCGGTAAATGCTACATATACTGTATGCGAACCTCTAACAGTTGTATATAACCTAACTCCTAAAGATGCTGCAATTTCACTAAACACTTTGTTACCGTATAGGCTTTTTATCCTATACTTCTTATAGTTTCCTATAAGGTCAGCGCACATATTCATTCTTTTACAGAATGTTCCGCACTCGTGGGAGGATTATTACTCTCATTAACGTTCACCTCCTGCGCGTTACGGTGGTCAGCGATGAGCTGACTTACCTCGGTATTAACATAGTAACTAAACTTATTAAACTTTCTTGATAAATAGAAATTAGCATCATTATATAGATAATGATATAGTTTACTCACTTCGCTTTTAGATGAAGTAGATATCCTATACATATCATCACGTTTAAGATAATTAATATTTACATTGATATCATTCTTAGAAAGAACCTTCTGTATATCAGACAACATAGTAATCGTTTTACTACATATATCAAACTTATATCTAACTCTGTCAGCTTTACCCTTCTCTGTAGCTAACCATCCAGTAATACACCCATCTCCATCAAAATAACCTCTGATGAAATGTTTCACAAGGTCCTCAGGAATGCTTGGAATTTTGAGTTCTGCTACGCTTTTATTATATCCTATCCCTAAGTCTACTAAGGCATTACATAATTTGGAACTAGTAATGTCAACTCCAAATGATGCATGGGCATTTACTTTCATACCGTTTCTTCCAGTTACAATATGTGGTGCTACGGTAAACGTTCTAGCGTCTGGACTTATACTATCTTTAAATAAGTACACTATTTCAGAATCTCCAGACTGCAAATGAACTCTTAAGGTTTTGCGTTTCTCATCAATACTGCCATCAACGGCATAAAATCCAAGCAGATAAGCTTGTAGTTCAGTTTCGATTGTATCGAAGAATGTATGTCTTATTCTTCTGTTAGATATATGATTGTTGTATAAGGGATAGTTATCCTCAATAAATTTTAATTGTTCCTTCTTAGTCATAATATTAAATTTAATAAGTGATTAATCACGTTAGTCTTCACCGATTTTGCGGAATTTATAGTCGGCTTTAGTTTATTGTGTCAACCGACTCCACGAGCTTTAAGGGCACACACATCCTTCTTCAACTTCTCACACATTTCTATGTAATGGAAGTACTCATACTGCTTACTAAAGAATGAAGGGAATGTAGTTTCACGACCAGCACCAGCTTGAGACACATCAGTATTTTTCAACCTATAATAATTAAGGAAGAAGTAATTATCACCTGTGATTCTATACCCATGTGATTCATATCCTCGATTACATCTTCTAACCTCTTCGTCCCAAAAGTCATTATACTTCTTTGTTCCCTCCGGATAAGCACAGTATTTACCGTTTCTTAGTTTAATCTGTCTAGCTTCAGTGAACCACTCTGGATTAAAATCCAGTCCTCTTTCTTCATCCACTGGTCGATATCCAGTCAGCTCATAAGATAGAGTAGGGTCGAAATGCTTAATCTCGGTATCTAATGATACATCCCATTCAACATTAGATGTTTTAATTGAATTGTCCTCTATGACAGGATTCGTATGTTGAACAGCTTCTATTAACTCTGGTTCTACTCTCTGTATTAACTCTTGAACTGTTTCTGGAACTTCGACTTTCTTCTTAGGTCTACCACGTCCAGCCATAACTAATCTAAATGTCCTTTCTTACCTTCACCTCTGATACCAGTCTCTTCTTCTTGCTCTTTCTTGTACATATACTCAAGAGTTTTAAGTTCTTCTATAACCTTAGAAACTGATTGCATTTCTTTCATTACATCAGCCACTTTCCAAACAGGTCTATTAGTAACTGGGTCTCTTTCAGATAAATCTATGGTGTCAAAGTAATCAGTAATTCTATCAACTACACTTTGAGCAGACTTAATGAGTTTAAGTGCTCTAGATTCGTTTTGAATATCTCTGTACTTCCTACATGCGGCTCTGAAGATTGGGTCTGCCCATTCCTCTTCACTTAAATTAGCATCCTGAAGACATGCTTGATGCCTTTCCTGTTCTGTATAATCAGAGTATGGAGATGCCCAATCTAACATTAGCCATATGTAAACAAGCTCTCTATAAGCTCTTGATTTGCAAACTCCCGTAGGGTCTTCTTTGGTCTTATTCCTTTCATTAGTCCATAGAGCTGCGAACTCCTTAATAAGAAGAACCTCTGGCTCATTCACAATCACCGAATTAGTACCATTATCAAATAGGAATACTTTCATATTTATTTGTTTTTATAAGGCTTACCAGCTAGTGCTTTCCTCTGAAACCCATTAAATTTCATTTCTCTAGTGCTATCTGCTGAGCCTGGTCCACCTTTAATGTGTTTAATAGCATCACCGCTAGCTTTACTAGGAATACTCCATTTATTGCTAACAGTTCCGCCCATATTCTTCTTAATTCTCTTCTTAGCCCTTCCTCCGCACTTGAACGAAGTAATAGTGCCACCGCTTAACTTTTTACCTATATTACTACCTCTAGTTGCACCTGCTCCGCTAGCACCTCTGCCGTTAGCCTGGTCTTTCATATCAACTTTCATTTTGTCTTTTAAAGGTAGTCCTTTGTAATCTGCTTTGGACATCTTCTTATAAGGGAGCTTCTTATTACTAACATTATATATTCCCTTACTGGTGTGTACAGTATCAGTCTTATTAACTGCTATTTTATCACCATTCTCGCTCTTCTTAATGCGTCTCTTGGCTTTACCTCCACATTTATCTTTGAATACGTCCATAGCTTTACTGCCTTCAGCCATTGCTTTCCTTCTACATTTAACACATCCTCCAGCCATGAATCTCTCTACCTCATAACCTTCTGGACACTTACCTTGCAATCTGCTAATGTAGTTAATTTTGGCTCCCATCTTAGCCATGATAGTTTGATTATTCTCCATACTCTTGTATTGTTTATAGATTTCATTAATTTCCCTCTCTGAGAGTTTGGATATAGTATCCTCAAACTCCTGCTGAGACTTAGGCTTAAATAACTTAATAAGGTAGGCAGAGAACAACTCTTGGTCGTCCTGCCCACCTTGTTGAAACTTAGTTGCCATTATAGTTTAATTAAGTCTTTAGTATTAAAGATAGCTTCTTGTAGCTCTCCTCTTGTAGAGAACCATCTACATCTAATACCCTTGAAATATTCATCTTTCTTCTCATCCTTAGATGGTCTAAACGTCATCGTCTCTTTCTTAACTACAATCATCTGAGGTTTATATGGGATGTCTTGTCTTAATGTTACTACATCTCCTGGTTGATAAAACACTTTCTCTTCCATTATTCTATACTTTTAAATCGTTCTTTTAAACCTTCATTAATAACCACCTGCACTTGCTGTTCAGCTACAACTTCAAATCCTTGTCTGAAGAACGGAACAGGTACTCCAGAAGAACGCCTATAATATATATCGTCTCCCGGTTTAATAAACTTACACAAAGGACTTACTTCTATAACATTAGCTACAACTGAAAGTTGATACTCTGTATCTTTCTCTCCGGTGTCTGGATTCTTAAATGCTCCGTCATATTCTGGTATAATAAGTCCGCCTTTAGTCACTTCTATCTTTTGATACGGATTCTTAGCATAAGGTCTAACCAATACGTATGAATTAATAGGCATAATTTCCATACTATTCATCTTCTCTGTTACTTCCTCCGCTTTCTCCAATTCATCTTTAATGTTCTTATTAAGTGCTTTAGTGTAAGTATCTACTGCTTTATTATGTGCTTCCACAGCAGCTTCTTTCTTTAAATCTTTAAATCCATCTGCACCGGCAAAGCTTAATCCTTTACCCCCAAACATCACATCCATTGTTCCGTTATTACTCATAATTTAAATCATTTACCATTTACATGCTGGACATGAAGACTTAATATCTCTAACTTTAGCATTAAGTCTACACCCGCATCCACGTTTATAACCATCTTTACGTTCTGTTGATATATCTCCTGTTTTAGGGTTTAGCCACAGTTTACTGCTACATACATACCCCATAAACGAATCCTTCATAATAGGACATTTCTTACATATTCTAATACGAGCTTTAGCTATTTCTTCGTTATTACCCAGTAACTCGTTCAAGTGCCCATTTACAATATTAGTAATTCCCATAGATTTCTAATGAGCTTTAATTATACTTTACTTTTAATATCTCAAATCCCAGTTTGAAAGATACTCTATGATTATGAACTAGCTCATTAGAACTCTATAGGCTTTCTCTTCTCCTTGATTTCCTCAAGTATACACTGTTTTTTCCAATGCTTACACATACGTTCCACATCATCTTTAAGATAATCTAACTCATGTTCTGTAACGTTACCATTATGGTCATAATGTATAAGCAATAGCTTCTTAATAACAAAATCAGGATTTAATTTCTGAAGCATCCATGCATAGGTAGATAGTTGTAAGGTATAATGTACCTTATTACAATCCATTAAATTATTCATAGGATACCTCATCATTTGACTCTTCTTAGTCCTGGTATCAAAGTAAGATTTCTCGTCAATACTTTTATTAGTCTTGTAGTCAACAATGTAAATGTCATTTCCGTCCTTAATAAGTAAGTCAATTTGACCTGCCAACCTAAACTTATTGTCGTCCGACCTTCTGTATATCATATATTCAGGGAAGACTCCTCTTTCTATGCTTAGTAGGTCTAAGTTATTCTTCTCTAAAGATTCATTAGTATTAACTTCAAAAGTTCCGCCTAAACCGTAACTTCTCATTTGGCATGAACTCTTACCTAAGTATTGATGTTCCAAATCACTATGAATCTTTGTACCTCTTTCCTTGGAATCGGCATTAGTTTTAGACCACTCATCCAGTATATCCTGTTGTGCAGAATTAAACTCCGTCTCATTTAAATCATACATGTCTAAAAAGTACTTCTTATCAAAACGTTTAGTTTCTAATAGTCTCTTCTTCTCCATGGCAAACTGTTCAGCACTTAATAGCTTCTGTAATGCTTTGTACTGCGACCAGAAATCACTGTCGAACTTTTGACAGAACTCATGTATCATTGTTGTTACTGAAGTGTATATAGTATTGTCAATTTCACTCCAATACATATGGGAAGAATCGTTGTAACATATTTCCTTGTTCCTCTTGTCTACTTTCATAATCCATTTTAAATTTCTTCCTAATTGAGTTATAATCTAGTAATGTAGATAAAGGCTGAATGCATGGAGCAATAACAGAATCGTAGTATCCTAAATAGTATTCCTTGTCGTTAGGATAGATAATTACTACTAACCCTATTGGTCCATCAATACCTACTATCGGGTACATCGCAGCAGATTTTGCCCCAGAGTCCTCTAATAAAGCTACTAAATTAGGGAACGTTCTACGATAGTTCTCAATAGTATCCATTCTGATGAATTGATTGTCATTAATCCTTTCAAGCTCATCACCGTAGTTAATATACTCCAACTCTTTCCATATCTTAATAGTTGCCTTAGTTTCATACCCTCTTCTCTTCTCTGTAAGAGCTGTTAAATAGCGATATGATAAACCATGTGTACTTTGTAAGGTATTATGGTAATTCAATAACAAGACATTCGACGCATCCTTATCTTCCATAAGAATATGCTCTATGTGCCCGTTAACTTGTGGAGTAATCATCTCTGTATATTTCTCAGCTAATACCTTCTCCGTAACAGCTGCCTGTCTATAATCTTCTAAAATAGCTTTAGTGTGTGAAGAGAAATGAAGCTCTACCATCAAGAATGCAAGCATTATAATGACTATCGTCTTAACACCAGAACTCCAACTGTCAATCCACCTGTACACCTCTTTTAGTTTGCCCAATAACATTAATCTACTGATTTAAAGGTTAGAGATTAATAATAGTTTAGTTTCTTTATTACTTATTTACATTGACACCTTAAATCATTAATTCATCTGATTTGTTTGATAATGTGCAAATTTAGCAATACCTTTGTGAATAAAAAAGTGATTTAACATGTAATTTAATTATGGAATTTAACGCAGAGGAATTATCAAGAATTAATGAGGCTCTGAAAGAGTTACTCGATGATGCGGACCTAGAAGAGGTTCCCATGTTTAGATGTGGTAGTAAGTTAGTAAGGAAAGATAAAAATGGAAGCAAGATTCATATTAAGAAGAAGAATCGCGGCAAATTTACGGCATCAGCTAAGAAAGCTGGACAGAGTGTTCAAGAACATGCTAGGTCTGTACTTAACAATCCTAATGCGACTCCGTTACAGAAGAAGAGAGCTAATTTTGCACGGAATGCGGCGTCTTGGTCTAAGAAGTAAACATGAAGAAAGAAGAAAGATTGCAACAGCAATGTGACGTATGTGGGAGGTTGCTAGACAAGAATATAAGCAACTTCAGAAAGTATTCACGCAAGACAAACGGCTTAAACTTTCACACTACATGTAGGGATTGTGAAGACCGAATCAAATTGAATACCGAATGGAAAGATGGGAAGCTCTTATGCCACATATGTGGAGAATATAAAGAGCCTAGTGAGTTTACTTATGCAGGGGCTAACAAATACACTTTACGTCAGAATAAGGAGTGTAGGTGCAATTCCTGTAAACTAGAACAAAGGAAAGCTGCTATAGCTACTTATGATAACGACGTTAAACTAGAGAAGGTTTTACAAGCACGTTGGCTTGCAGCTAAATCCAGAGCTATAGACAAATCTATACCTTTCACTATTACTAAAGAAGATTTACTAACCGTATGGAAGGCACAAAATGGCAAATGTGCAATTTCTGGATTAGACATGACTTATGAATTAGGAGAAGGTCGAATCTATACGAATGTTAGCATTGACCAGATAATGCCCTCAAAAGGTTATACTATAGATAATATACAATTAGTATGTATGGCAGTTAATCAACTTAAGTCAGATTTAGATATGGATACTATTTTAATTCTGTGTTCTGCAATAGTTGATAATGCCGCTAAATGGAAGCATTAACTATGAAATTTAAGTACGACAAATCTAAAGGATTGCTATTCTTTATCAATCCGTTACTTCCGGTAAAAGGATATTCATTTATGAATATCTGTGCTATTATGTTCACTAGAAGTGAGGATTATATAAAGAGAATGACTCAAGCTACAGTTACACATGAGAAGACTCACACAAAACAGATGTTAGAAATGGGAATAGTATTCTTCTATTTATGGTATGTAATAGAGTGGTTTATTAAATTACTAGCTAACGGTAATGCCCATACTGCTTATAGAAACATATCATTTGAGAGAGAAGCTAGATATGTAGCTGAACATCCAGAGCTTAATAGGAAGACGTTTAGCTATGGCTGGTTTAAGTGGATATTATGAGAATCTCAACTAAAGGAAGAGGGATTATTAAGGCACAGCAAGGAACAGTAGCAAGACCTAATCCCAAGGAGAATAAAGACAATCCAGACAGAGTTAATGTTCAACAACAAGGATTTAGAGGAGCTAATGTGAACATGAAAGATGCAAATGGTAACTATTATATTGACCCCAACAGGCAATTAAAAGGTACAGATATTCAAGAGATGAGAACTAAGGGAGCTAAAATACCTTCAGGGTTTAATACCCTTAATGATGACGAGATAGCTAAATTGCATAATACCTTCGCTAGTAATGCTAACAACAAAAGAAGTAATACTATGCTAATAGCTAAGAGAGGTGTGCAAATTAAACGTAGAATTATTAAATAATAACAATCATGGCTTTAATTCAAAATGAAGACAACAAATGCCCTACCACTAAACAAGTGAATGACGCACTCAAGTCTATGGGGGGGGGTTCAGACCCTGGTTTTAACAACACAAGATTTAATTAGCACAGTTAGAAGTGATACCTTAGAAGTAAACAGTTCAGACCAGGCAGTGATGGACACTGTAAAGTCTAATATGACGAATAATATTCCATTTCAATTACTGTACTATGGAGTAACTGGTGGAGGAGGTGCTTTAGCACAATCACTTCCAGTATCACTATATGGTGTGCCGTTAGCTAATATGTTCACGTTATATGTAAATGTAAATCAAGGTGGTTTACAGCACTTTAGCCTTAACAAAGGCTCCAATCAAAAGTGGACTGCTTCTACACTTAGAAATTCTTAACATTTAAGAATTAAAGTACATTAATCGCAGTATGAGAAATTTTATATTTGACGTCTGGGTTTGGTCTAAAGCCAAACACTCCAGACTACTTAAGCAAATAAGGGTAAAGGCACTATCGTTTCCTTCAGACATGTTCTGTTTGAACGAAGCTGCTAAAGATGCAGATGTATCACCCTACATGAAATCAGATGAATTTGAAGTAACAATTGGTAATTTAAGAGAATATCAAGAATAATGGAAAGCACTAATGAATTAGTAACAGCAGCTGAAGCCAGAGCAGAAGGCTTGAGCTTAGACGGAGTTGCGAACAATAGATGCATTACTAAGCAACAGTTCAATGATAACCTACCGTCGGGGGGGGTATTGCTGACGCTATAGATTTATTAAACGGTTCACTAAGCGGCAGCACCCTAATATTCTTTAATAACACTACTACAGACACTACAATGGGTATATCAATCATGAATATGTATGGTCAAAGCACATCGGCTACACCAGATATTCCTGCTTCATCTATGGTGGTATACCCTATAGCAGGTACTATAAGAACTGTAACTTTGTTTGGCAATAGTGTGATTGGAAGTAATACTTACGTAGCATTCCTATTAAATAATGCAAAGATTATGAACTACTATTCTAATTATGAAACAGATAGACTTTTTATAGGAACTAATCAGAATCTACCAGTACAGGGTCTACTTGCCGTTATGTGTATAAACAATACATAGCAAGTATTTAAAATGACAAATAAAATTGCAACAGAACAATATTTAATTAATTTAGCTGGTGGAGGTACAAATACTCCAACCAAGTGTGCCACTAGAGATAGAGTAGAGTTCTTCGGACTAGAAGCTAATGGTAGTTACACTAATAATCAATTAGTTAAGGAAGACGATGTACAGCTATCAACATTCCCGTATGATTTTAATGTACATGTCTCAATAACTAATTCTACACTCACGTCTAAATCCTATGACTTTGTAGCAGATGTTTACATAGATGGAGTTCCAGACGGGTTTATAACAATTCCTAGGTCTGGAACTCTAGACTATCAAGGGGCAACTTTCTTTGACAGAAACTTCCACTTTGATTTACCAACTGATTTAACTAATGTCTCTAAATTATTGTTCACTGGATATTTCAGTACATACAGGGTGACTGTAGATGCAGATAGTGTAACAAATAATGCAGTATGCCAATCTGGGGTAACTACTGAAATACCAATAAATCAGGCATATATAGGAGGTGACACAGCTAATATTTCTATAAATGTAATTATATAATGAAGTTTGTAACATTCTTAAAGCAAGTATTCACATCCCACTCTGGCATATCATCTAAGAGACTCTGCGGAGTAGTAGGGTGGTTTGTCTGCTTGGGAGTGTTAATATACTGTGCAATAAACGTAATTCAAGCCCCATTAATGATAGACACAGTCCTGTTGTGTTGTATGGGATTGCTTGGCATAGATTCAGTAACAGGAATATGGAAGAGATTCACCAATAACGATAAATCGAATAAATAATGAAAGTAATACCTAAACTACAACAAGGAAATACCATAGAGTCCGATAATACTAAAGTAGTTAGGCCAGAAACTCATGAACCTATTAAAGCTAAACCTAGACAGTATTCCATTGTAGATTTAGGTGGAGAACCTTCTAATGATACCAGGTCAGCTGCTGAAAGAAATAGAGACTATTGGCATCCTATTAAAGGAGCTAGAGATAGATTCAAAGCTTCCATGTCCAACGAGACTAATCCTCTAGTTGGAATAGAAAGAACTATACTTCCTTCAGCAGCTGGTGCTGCATTAGTAACAACTCCAGCCGCTGTTGTAGGAGGAGCTTTAGGTAATATGACTGTGGATAAGCTTACCGGGGGCTGGGGTAACTGGTTAGAAAATAAGACTGGCATTCCGTCTGAAATTGGAGTTTATACTAATCCAGGAGCTTGGTATGGTGGTGCTAAAGGATATAAGATTGGAAAGGACAAGTTAATAACTAAATCAATTAAAGGTGACGCTGACCTAGCTTGGAATCCTATTAACAAGAATCATTGGATATTTAATAAGGAAGCAAGGACTCCTTCTAATATAGCAATGGCAACAGCTAACAGAATTACTCCATTTCTATCTAAGGTAGAGAAATTACCATTAAAAGTGGCTGCTTATAAAGCTGCCAAGAGAACTAACGGTAATGCATCAGTAAGTTTGCAAGATATAAAAACAATGCCAGCCGACTACACAGGTTCTTCAATACTAGGTGGAGGAAATTTAGAAGGCAGGAATCTATTAGCTAAATATATATTTGATGAGAATCCAGTAGTTAAAAGAATGTTCTTTAATAAAGCTACTAGTAATATCAAACCTATTAGCCGTAATGAAGCAAGGAGAGGATTTAGTCATGGCGATAGATATGAGCAGCTTTATCCTGGGATATATAACAGAAGATACGAAATGAGTGCAGTAGTACCCTCTGGTAGGCCATTGAAATTTCAAGAAGCTTCTGAATTTACAGAATACGCAGGAAAGAATCCGATTGGTAAAATTATTGGTAAGGAAGCTGAACCAGTAATGCGTATGGGAGATAAAGAGTTCATGACCTTTAGGCAGCCAGGAACTGATTATATAGGTCCTATTGATGATGTTGCTGGACACTTGGTTAAGTTTCAAATGAACAAAGGTAAATTAAGACAGACTTCTCAAGATATGTGGAAATTTAATCCTGCTGACTATGCTAAGAGGTGGAATGATTCTCCTAATACTGCTAACCAAGTTAGGCTTACTAAACAAGCTGCATTAATGGATAAAGTAGGTCGTCCTTTCATATTACAGCAATCTAATCCTATATGGATTGAAGGTAAGTCTGTTAGAAATCCGGAATTGGTAACTATGGCACATGGTGGAAGATTTGATTTTAAGAAGTCCCCTCTGCTAAAGAAACAAGAAGAGATTAACGGTAAGAGGGATATGCGTAAGAAGTTCATCAAATCAAGTCGCCCAACCTATAAGAAGCGAATCAAGAAAGCTCAACAAGGAACGAAGTTCGTAAGTTATAATCCAGTAAGTAATCCTACAATAGATTACACTGATATTACTAATCCTATTAATCCATTCAGTGAATATAACTTTAATACAGTTTACGATAAGCCGGAAGCATTAGTAGTACCAGTAAGAGATACTAATGAACCTGATGTAGTAGCTAATAATCCTATAGCAGAGCCAGTAATTAATAAGCCAGTAGCTAGTAAATCTGTTACTGATAAACCTGTTACTAAAACTGCCAACTCAACTTGGAAGAGTCCATATACTAACAGAAAGCAATGGTCTACAGAACTTATTAATGCCTATAAGAAGGCAGGTATTACTAATGATAATGCAATTAGAATGTTATTAGCACAAGACGCATTAGAATCTAGTTGGGGTAGGTCTGCACAAGGTAAGTACAACTTTGGCAATTTAACTACTGGTAGTTCATGGAAAGGTGATTATGTAACTGGTAATGATAAGAATGCTAAAGGTGAAGCTATTAAGCAGAAGTTTAGGTCTTATAATTCTATGGATGAGTATGCAGCAGATAAGGTACAATTCCTAAAGAGACTATATGACTTTGATGAGAATGATGATATTAATAAGTTTGTAGCTAAGCTTACAGGTTCTAATAAAGGTAAGAGAAGATATGCAGAAGCTACTAATTATGCTAAAGTACTTACTGGGGTATATAATGGTATTCCTAAAGGTGAGAATGGTATGATTATTAAATACAAGAATCCAGCTCGACCTATTAAATATATGGGAGGTTATGATAAGAGAGGTAATATAGTATTGCCAGTTAATAATGAGAATGGTATGAATAATGTAACTTTACCAGAAGTAACAGTTACTCCTAGAAATATAAATCTAGCAGGAGCTGTAGATAGAGGAAGGAGAGAAGCCGCACCTTATGTTAGTACATTATTAACAGGTGCAATATTTGGACCATTATCAGTAGCAGGTGGATATGCAGGTAATGAAGCAGTTAATAAGATAACTAATGTAGCTAGTAATGACAAATATAAAGACTGGGCTGATATGCTCTCTAAGACTACAGGAATGAATCCGGTAGTTGCAGATTTCTTTAACATAGATAATTTGGCAGGTGGATTTGGAATGCGTAACTTTGGACCTAAGTTAAAGCCAGTAAAAGATATGGCTGTTGGTGGTAATAAATGGGCTAGAGCTAGAGTAATTAGTAAGGCTATAGATAAAGGGACTCCTTCAGTTGAGCCATTGCCCAATAATGTAGGTTGGGGACCTAGACAATCCATACATGTAGTACATGATACTGATGCTCCTACTAAGTTAACATTATACAGTCCAGAAAGGTGGGATGCTATTCATGAAGGTGCTCCTGAAGTTGGTATATGGTATCAAGGTAAATTAGGTAATCCTAGAACAGCAGCTAATCATTCTATACCAGGTAAGGCAGAGAAAGCAGCTAAGGCTAGAGAGAGAGATTTGCCAAGAGACCTTACAGAGTAGAAAGTGATTTAGAGTTAGAGAGACCAATAGTTACTGTAGGTGATGTACCTAACAGGGCAGCATTAGAACGAGCAGCTGATAAGATGAGTGCTGACGGGGTAATCTTTAATAATGTATATGATAATGGATATTCTAATAACCAAGTAATCTTTAGTCTTAGAGATGATTTGAAGAATGGTAGAGTGTTTAAGAAAGGAGCTAAGCCATTAGAGAAGAGCCAGTTCATTGATACAGGAACTTCTATGAATGGTGATTTAGACATTAATAAGAACATACAGAATTTCGTGGAATATCTACTAAATCCTGAAACGCAACAGAGAATCGCTAGTATAGATGCAGAATTAGGGACTAAGTATGGCGAAGCAGCTAAGAGATTTGTCGATAGATATAACAATGGAAACTTAACTGTACTTCCCAGAAATAAGAGAGATGTAGGTTTGGATAATGATATAATAAAGTTCTCTAGGTCTGTCCCTAGTGAGGAAATACTAACTACTAAAGACTTCGATAGAATTGCCTTTGAGATACTTAGGGACGATTTTGCTCATGTACCGGGTCATGAAGCTAAGCATGGAATAGAAACTGTGCAAGCAGCATTATTAAAAGATATGACTCCAACTGAGTATCATCAGTACGCTAAGACTGGAGGACCTAGGCTACAAGCTCTAATGAAGGACAATATAGTATCAGAAGATGAGTTTGTTAAACGGATAATGAAAGAACATCCAGAGTATAACGAAGTAAGTGTTAGAAATAAATATAAATATCTAACCATTCCTTCAGAGTTTAACTCCCAATTGCATCCCTTAATAGAGTTTGAACAAAGAGCAGGTAAGTCTGGAGTTCCCAACTTCAAGAGTGTTGATGAGATTGATAGACTTATTAATAATAATCCTTATGTGGGGACTAGTGAGAATAATGGACTTAGAAATCTTAGACTTCTATTTAATTATATAATTAAGGATAAGAATGAATTTATGAGAAGATTTAATAAGTATGGATTTGGGGTAGTTCCTGCAACTACTATTATTAACAATTATGATAATGAGTAACACATTTGTACCATGGTGGGGTGATAAAGAGGTAGTTACTGAATATGTAGCTCCTGGAATTAGATATATAAGAGATGCTAAGACTGGTGAGCTTTTGGCATTTATAGAGGGAGAGGAAGATGATGATATGCTAGGTGAACAACCTAGTAACAATACTTAACATTCTTACATTAGTTTAATTGGCTAATAATCAATAACTTTACATATAGATATACAACTGATAATAATTAAATGGATTAATATGGATAATAAATGGACTAAAGTGCAGGAACATCCCGTTTTAGAATGTGGAGTAATGACTAAAGAAGACGGGCAAGTAAAAGTTACAGCATTATTTAAATGTACCAACAGTACTATAATGGTGTACAATAAAGAAGATAATTATGTCTTTATGAGAACAGAAGGAGGGATGAACTGGCATCCTATCCATTCTGTCCCAATGGAAATAATTCAACAATTATGTTGAATGTTCTTCTCGAAGTTGTTGCCTTCTAATATATCAACTTCATCAGCTTTGAGTTGCTCATAATCAGCATAGTATATAACGCCTATGTAATTTGATGCTTCTATAATATCTTTGTCATCACGTTCGTGGTCTTCTAGCCTTTGAGGAATATTGGTATCTTTACCACAATAAATTAATCTAGTAGTAGTTTCATCCTTATAGAAGTAAACATAAAGCATACCAAACTCCTCTACCGGTTTAAAAGTAGCAGGTAATGTAAATACAGAGAAGTTATACTCTTTAAGTGATTTACCAAATAATCGGAGTGGAATTGTTACTAATGGCATAATCTTATAATTTAATGGTTAAACAATACTGCAAATATAACAATTAATATGACAGATGAATAACTATAAATCTAATAGATGAATTAATATAACAATAAATATGAGTAAAATAGTAACACAGGAGATACAGCTACTATAACTGTTAATGTTACTATATAAAATAAGCCCGAGCCTAGTAATTAAACTAAGTTCGGGCTTTGTTGTTTATAATAAGATTCCGTCTCGGTAAGTGAGAATACGTCAGAGCGCACTGGCGTAGACCACCAAGACGAAGATGTAAAAACTATCTTAGGCTTTGTGCCTAGCATCTACTGGCTGGTATCAATTTATTATATAGCTGTAGTGTCTATAGAGAATGTCACGTACCACCAATATAAATCATCTGCATTATCTATCCCAACTTCCAGTAGCTGTGACCAAGTTACTCCTTTGCATTTCCGTAAGTCCTTAAGTACATTCAGCACATCTTCCATGGGATTAATGATACATCCTTCAGCCCCATTTGTTCCATTGCTAATTGTCATATAAACTTGTAATTTAGATTTACCTCTAGGAACAACGGCAAATGTTTCATAATGGTCTTTTATGTTCAAAATAATATCTTCTATATGTTCTAGAACATTGGCTTGTAAGGGTTCGTCAGTCAGGTTACACATTCTTAAGCCTTTGGGGGTTCTTTCATAATATAAATGCTTTAAGGACCCAAGTGTATCATACCAAGTTCCAGAGTTAAACAGTTTAATTACTTGTTTACGCTCCTCCTCGTTATAAGGACTCCACCTATTCCCAAATCCTCTACTGGTTCTATCATTATATGTTTCTGTTCCTGATTGTACTATATAGTCAATAATAGTGTCCACATTAGATTCTACTATTTCGTTAGCGTAGTCTAAGGGATACTTTCCGTCAACTACTTTAGTAGTATCAGCCTCAAGAATGAGATATTCTTCATGCGAGAACAATAGCTCTCTGGTTTCGGGAGTAGAGAATATGCAGGCATTTGTGTCAAATAGAAAGCTGTCAGCCTGATGTTTTACTCCTGTTAGACAGTCAATACAGAATTGTTTTATCTTATCTCTTTGTGCCTTTAGTGATGATGCTATATCATTACAATTGAACTGTAAATTTATAGATTGCATATCAAAGTAAAGGATTAGCCATTTATTATACTCCTCATTTATCATAGTTCATCAATCAAAACTTCCAAAACTAGCTACTAAGCTCATTGGTATGTGTATTGTATCTTTTACTCTGCGAGTACCGTCCTCATCACAATGATTCTCAATACCTCTTCCCAATATTATTGATTTGTCGTCCATATATGCCAAGTAGCCCACTGTGGTTATCAAATTCTCATCTGGGCATTTTCCTAGTATATGTCCTCCACGCAATACGTATCTATTATCCCAATGAACCCACATAGGCTCTCCTGTTTTATATTCCAGCTTTGGTACGTTTAATTTATTCTCCATAATTCACTTACTATTATATTAACATTAAGCATCTTCCCATTCTTCTTCTAATGTATTATATAATTTAATAAAATCTTCTCCTTTATATTCACATATACATTCATTATCCTTATTAAAGATAGTAAGCATGTGCATATCCTTAGACTGACCGTTGTCTACATAAGAATACATCCCGTGTACCAATACGTATTCGGGATGCTTCTCATTCCAATTATTTACAAGTTCCTTCATCACTAAGTGTTATTCCATTACTAGCATAAGATATAAATGTACCTGTGTCATATGGTCTCCAGCCACTATCATCTCTACGTATAGTAGTTGTCTGTCCTACGTTAAATTGTGGAATCTCTACTATGTTATCAAGAACTCTAAATAAGTCCTCTATTGATAAGTTTGGAAGTATCTGATGTAAATTCTCTAATGTCTTTCTAACGTCAATCATAATAGTATATTTTAGCAAATTGTACATCACCTATACTAATATTAGGCAGTAATACTTTATATAGTTCTGTAGATTCAAATGTATCTTTATATTCCCTAGGAACTAACAGAGTATCAACATGATGTCCTCTAGATATTCTAGCTAGATAGGAAATTTTACTATCATCAAAGTCTGTAAGTTCCAACATAATGGCATTATGATGCCTAGGACAGTTCCCACTAAGTATTATCATAATTACTTCTCCTGTAGTAAGATTCTCATCTCTTCCTTCCAGTTCTTATACCACTGTTCATTAATAAGGTCTTCTGATTCAATTAATTCAATCAAATCCTTAGTGCCATTATGAATTTGGCTACATAAATACTGTGCTAATTGGTTCTTTAATTCATCCATAATTATTAGTCTTTAGTTTTAACATAAAGTTGGCAATGGCAAGTCCCTTCTTCCATTTCCCTAAACTCTTTACACATACATACTGTATCTTCATCTCTTACTAAAGAGCATGGACAATACTTCTTACCATACTTCTCTTTATTCCTTTTAAGTCCTGCTAGGACTGTTTCCTTTACTTCTTTATTATCAGTTACTTTAATCATTGCGCTGACGCTGTATACAGTTCTATGTTTAGGTCTATTTCCCCACCAGTAAATCTAAATACTCTACCAGAATTATTCATTTTGACCCACCTTCCAGATGAAGGAAATGTTACTCCTTCTGCCCAATTCTCAGATTGAGAATCTACTGCTAATGTAATTTGAGACACTTGCCTAAGCATCACGTATCCCTCAAAACGTATCCAAACAGGTGTATTATATGGGTCTTGGTTAGGAAGTGCTAATTTCTCTAAGTAATATTTAAGAGGATTTGCTAAAGTCTTAGTGTACGTTCGTTCTCCTTGCTCTAATCTTGGAGTAATTGTAAAGTACATAGTATTGTCAGAATACTCAAACGGCTCTCCATCCACTGAACTCTCATTAACAAATGAGAAACGTACTCTAAATTGCTGTATATTATTAATTGGCATATCCTGCCAACCATAATGAAGGATTACATTTGGAGCAGTTATAGCTGCCTCTATACCTTCTAACTCTACTAACTGATTATCAGTATAACTAAATCCACTTTTAATCTGACATCCTAATTCAAGTGCTCTAGCTTTAGTACAGCACTTATTATCAATTACCGAGAGAGTCCCCCCCCCCATAGTCTTAGCTTCTAATTCTGTTGCTATTTTACTCATGGTTCTTGTATCGTTCTGTAATATTAATTAAATCCTTGTTGTCATGCAGTAACTCTAAGAAAGCCTTGTCTACTGCTATATCAAATGCAGTATTAGTAATGATTGGTTCTTTATGCACTCTCTCAATCTCTTCTCTAATCATTTGTTCAGATAATTGAGTGTATAATCGTCTGGTATAATCATTATACCAAGGCTCTTTAAATGTTACTATAATTTCTTCTCCTGTCATAAATATATTGTCTTTAGTAATCCAGGTAGGCAATACTTCCAGCCTGGATATATGTATGCATTCCTATACAATGCTTCTTCTACTAACTCTACTTCTTGTGTTATCATTGAAGTTTCTCTAAGTTCTTTACTATTGTGAATAGCTCATCTGGTTCGAATGATGTGATATCATTAATAACATCAACCATATACTCTTTAACTTCATCTAGAGTCATTATTTTAAATTCGTCCTTAGATAGGCCTTTAGTTTTAATGAATTTACTAAATATGTCTACAATCTGGGCTAAGTTGTGCTTATCTTGTAAATAGAACTCACCCCTCTCGGGATGAGATGCTAATTTAAATATATCTGCATTATCTGTAATTACTTGTTCATATTCCTCATCACTAAGAAGATTCATTAACGCTACAGCTTTATCATATAGCAATTTAACTTCCTTCTCTTCATACTGCTTATTAATTCTATCAATATGTCTCATTATTAGCGAATGTTATTATAAATGCAAGATAGTTGCATTAAATATTCAATACCAGCTCCATTAGCTAGTCCGTCTTGCAATTTATTTAATAATTCTAATTTTACATCTGTTGTTTTATTGTCTAACTTCACCCAGTTAGTTGCCTTTGATTCATTACATCCTAAATCAGTATTTACTGGACATTCTGACAAACTAGTCTTTAATATTTTTACTTCATCTACTTCTTTACTTGTTAAGTCTTTAACTTCTTTAGCCATTGTTATAAATTTTAATTGTTATTAAATTCTGCGATTTAAGTTCGCAAATATATTACTATTTAATTTGACAATACAAAATTAGTTATATATTTCAATATTACCAAATGGTAATATAATTATTAATATATATTATATATTGCCAACTCAAATTCACAGTTAATATTAAGTATATTGCCAACTCGGAACTTCATGACGTGCTGTGGCAATCTGCGCCCCTTCGGGGCTTGCTTGCAATTAGTAAGATGAATAGAAATTAATATATATTGCCAACTTACAAGTACGGGTGCTCAAAATCACACCCCTCCCACTCCCGGGGTGGGTTGTCATATTATATATTGCCAACTCGGATGCTGGGTGAATATTGCAAGATTTGTGTATATTGCGGATACGACAGTCGTGTTACCCTTCACACCCCTCACCCATGTTTGGAGAAAATCAAAAGATTTATATCATTTGGTTTTGCTTTATAATATTCATTTTAAAATTATTAGCTTATGTACACTATTTTATCAAACGGTTTAGTTCGTGTTAATCTCACAGGTTGTTATATCACAATGTCAGAATATAAAGAACTAATTGCAAACGTATAAAATTAAATCAAGAACGGGTAAATAAGCCCGTTCTATATTGTTTCACTAATAAATTATTAAACTATGAATTTAGCAGAATTACAAGAAGTTAACAAGAAGTTACCGAAAGCAAGCAAAAACGAAATTGCGGCGGCTTTAAACCGTTTGGGTGTTAATCCTGATTCTATCAAGGTAGGCGACAAATTGAAATTTCCCGCTGAAATTAACGAGTTCAACGGAACTATTACAAAGGGCGTTGTAAATGGCAATACGTTCTTTCAAGTTGCCGTTGAGGTCAATGGAGTGGCAAGAAACGTATCTATAAACTCTTTGTTCCGGTCTTTCAACGACCGTGAAAACAACAAGCGTATTACACCGGTTGACATTCTTCCAGAGGCGGACAAAGACAAATGTATTTTCAATATGTTTGAAAATAAGACAATAGCGGAATGTCTTGCAGATTTACAAGGTACGGAAGTAACCGCAAAGGCGATAGAAACGTTTGAAAGCGTCGCAAGGGACGGCTCACAAATGAACGTAAATGTTATTGCATATTGTAAGGAATAACAAAGTACTTCTTATTGAAAGGCACATTTAGAAAGTCTATTTGTGTCTTTCTTTTTATCATGCTTATTCAGATATATTTGTTAGTATGTAGTTAGCTGAATAGTGAAATGAAAGCGAAGAAATCAAAACTAAGAACTGTATTTGGACGTAATCGGAACGATGCAATTCATGCAAATAATGGTATAATGTATAAACTGACAAATCCCCTGTTTGAGGAAGCAGTAGGCTATTATTTGCTTGAACAAATCTCCACTTGGAGTGGGACGAGATATAAAGTACTAAAGTACGTAGTTCAGACCGTTTGAATGTGTAAAATGAATATTATTAAGAGTATGTAGGTCTGTGATAGATATGCATACTCACCTTTTATTTGAGTTGACAATAATAATATATATTTATGGACTACATCGAAGACGATTTCACAGATGCTCTGATTGATGCAGTTTGTGGGAAATTACCAAGTACTTGGTACACTTTAATAGGAGAGAACTTTGACCCAGACGAAGAGACAATAGTCAAGGAAGCTAACAATAAGAAGGACATTGAAGATGCATTTAATGAAAGCAAAGACGACTTTGATTCGTTATATGTAGTACTTAATGATGAATCTTATGTAGCATATTCCAAAGGCTCTAAACTTATCTGGAAGTAAATAACAATTAAAACCTCATGGTGTACAGGTTAACCATGCGCACATTTATGGTATTCGAATACATTCATCCAAGCGGAATTAAACTACGTCCAGCTAGACCTTTGACTAACAGCATATTATACATTTACAATCCAATTGGCAACGAATGGATGCATTTGTGTAAAGAGGACATACATGGACATTTAGAGCTGTTAACATACTTCAGTAATGGCGCTACTATGTATCAAGTGATTGAAGGTCTTAAGAAGGTAGTAGAGTATTGGGGAGATGACTATCTCGTAGGTCGTAGAGACTTTTACAAAGAGATTATAGACATCTATTCCTCACACCGATAACATCACAGGGTTTAGCTCTTCTAAGTAGTTGCAAATGCTTAGAATCCTTTACATGCAAAACGGACATAATACGTGTAATGCCCAAATTAAAACGTTCCTGTTTCAAAACGCTAAAGCAGGAGTCCACTTATGTTCAATTTTAAGGGTTCTTCTTGTTAAGAACTTGAAGAACTCACTTTAACTTATGTTTTTATATTTTTAAGAATTATGGGTGAGTTACTTTGGTCGGTACTTACCCTAAAAATTGAAGTTAAATTCTCTCCCTGCCCAAAAGGGCCGTTTTAAGGCTAAGTAAATTTAGACCAATACAAGTGTGTTTTGTATAAGTTTATGATGCCTTGGGAGAGCAGTTGGATAGGTCTGTAAAACTATCACTCATGGCTCTGATATAGTAACCCTGAGCAAGTGGATAATCAGTAACACACATTGATTAATTCGCTATACAACCTGGAAAGACAGGCATTTAAAAAACTCAATAACTTCCCAAGACATTGAGGGCACCAGTTTTTCTTTATAAAACGCGCGCAAACTATCTAATAGATGTGAGTTGCTGCTCATAGAGTTTTAGGTGTAAAATGCAACCACTAGAAACCTCACACTGAATAGGTAAAGTGTATATAGCTATGAGCAAATACGATGATTGTCGCAGAGTTGACAATAGATATACCACAGCTATAGGAATGAGCTCGTGGAGATTCTTTAATATTGGCAAATATAAGAATCAGAAAGTGAAAGATGTCTGTTACTTCAATCCATTCTATGTAGCATGGTGTCTGGAGAACTGGCAAGGATTCAGTCTTACTGGCTACGAACGTTCCAATTACATGAAAGGATTAGAACGTCAGTTAGAGAAAGACCCTGAAGACCAAGAACTCATCTTAAAGGTGAGTAAATGTAAAACCATTGCGTGATTACTTTCGTAGGAATAATATAATCTACCACCATAATGGGTACGCCCGGAGACTAATGCAGAGCATCTCTTATACCAAACAGTATCTTCCTTTAATACTGGAGAGATGTCTTATCGTGAGATAAGGCAAAGGAGTGTGGCACAGGAAGGTGGATTCCTTTACTTGTAATAATATTTTTGTTCGTTTTATTACAGCATATCCTCCCGTGACGGGAGTGGCATCATGACTAAGCCTTTACGTGGCGATGCTATAAGGTAAGTCAATAGACTGAAACTAATTAGTTCTTTATTAACGTTTCACTAAAACCTCGTGAGTGTATAGGTAACTCATTAGATTAATTATGAAGACATTAAAATCATCTCTCAAGTTCAGTGTAGTAGAAATCACACCGAAAGATGCAGAAGTACTATTGTCAAAGTATTTGCACAATCGGCCTATTTCTAGAGACAATATCAACAAGTATGCTATTCAAATGTCTGAAGGTAAATGGCATTTGAACGGTGAGGCAATCATTATAAATGATAAAGGTCTTACTGATAACGGCTATCATCGTCTAGCAGCGTGCATACAGGCAGGTGTTCCATTTCAAACTGTGCTCATAGAAGGTGTTAAACACGAAACTTGGACTACCATAGATACTGGTAAAACAAGAAGTGCAGGTGATGTGTTTGGAATCATGGGCATTACTAATCCTACCCAGAAAGCTTCCATTGTGGCTAAATATTACGCTTTGACCAAGGGCTTGAAAGGTTTGGCTGATGCTGGCGCTCTTCACAGACTTAGAGGGACTGGTCTGACTCGTCAAGATTTGTTGAACATGTACAGAAAGCATGAAACTACCTTTGATGAGGTTACAGGACTTGCACTCAAGTACAAGAAGTACACTAAAGGATTACTCCATGCATCTATGATTGGTGGTGTAACAGCTTATCTTGTTCTTGATAAGAAGCATAAATTAGATACTCTTGACGACTTCTGGAACAAAGTATCTACAAGCACACTTCCGTTGTATACGAGTGGTCGTAATCGTTTGCTGTCTGTGCGTGGTCAGGACAAACAAAAGGTTGTGACTGACCTGTGGAATAAATATATCTCTTCTAAAGAGAACATCCGCGTTAATATCACGTCTGCAATAATCTTTAAGTAACCAAAGGAGTGTGAGATTTCCATATTTTAAAACCTGGCAGTGAGTAGGTTAACTGCCAACTTATCTATGACTAATGAATTAGCAGAGGAATACAGAGAGCTTAAACGTAACTTAATACCCATATTGTTACAGACATGTGGTAAAGAGCGTTTATGTGATGCTGTAGACAAATGGTTATTAGTAAAATCCGGTATCAAAGTAATATCTAAATCATGGTATGAAGGTGGATTGCCTGGTAAAGAGTATGTGGTAATTAAGGATACTTCAGTACTTGCCAGCTATCCCTCTAAAGGTGCTAATTATGAACATCGTCTTGCGAGGTATAGAGCCTACACTAAGGCATTTAACCATGTAAGAGAAGAAGGAATACCTTTGGCTCCTATACAGGTTGATAAATTTACCAAAGTACTTGTCAATGGAGTAACACTATGCCTTATCGGAACTTTTGAAGGTAAATCAGAGAATGACTTTATCAAAGAGATATCTGGTAAGGTTTATGTAAAGGCAGGTACTGATTCGGTAGATGTTATTAATCTACAAACTAGAAGAACTAAAAGATATAAAGTTCAGTACACATGAAACTATACTTTAACTATACACAGAACTTCATCCTTGCAGATTGTGAGGGTGAGGTTATCGATATGAGAACTGGCCAGCCTTCTGATGCCAAACTACAATCTCGTCTTAATAGCTACAAAGATGAAACTACATCTAAGTGGATTCCTATTAAGGACTTAGGAGATTTGTATGATATGTCAGATAGTGATGTGACAGTTTCTGGCAGCTTAATCACGATGTCCATTGACGGACATAAGGTTACAGCTAGACATAAGGTGTCAGCAGGAGTTAATTATGTACAACTGACTGGACACTTCCCTCGCTACTTCTGGAAAGGATTTGCTAACTTATTAACTAAGTAACAATGTTATCGCAGATACAATTTAGGAAACAGAGAATACCATGTACTCTCAATCATCAATCTATTACTTCTCGTGAAGGTAAGTTGCTTCTTGGGTTTGGAACTAACCAGCCCATGATGCAACAAGCCGAAAGACAAATTGCCAAATATCAAGTTCCTTATGAGACATCTGATTTAAATGGCATGCTTTCAATCATTATTGATTATTCTATTATCAGCAGTGTAACAACAATCTAACCTTTAAACAATGGATATAAAGAACAGCCCTATAGTTAAACATGCAATTAACAATGACAAATCTCTTCTTCCCGGAATCATCGCTTACAGCTGCAAAGAAGCTATGGTAATGGCTAAGAGAGAATGCGGTGATTTTATAGACTTCGCCAAGGAGTGGATACAGTCCTCCAAACAGCTTTGCGAAGAAGAGAACATTCCATGGGAACAGATTAGGGCAGCAACTGGAGATTCTATTGATAATTATATGTCATAATCTCCTTTCCGTCTAAAAGAGAGTCTGATGAGTCGTTGAAAATTACGACGAAACTTCACTATGATTTGGCACGTCACGGTGGAGTCACTCTTAACCAATATTAGTAATTATGAAACTCACTAAGAATAAGAAAGACAATATAATAATTAGTTCTGCCATTGGAGCATTAGTAATTATTAATATCATGTTGCCTACAGCTGGCGATTTTACATATGTAGCCGGAGCTATAGGTATTGTTGCGGCCATAGGAGTCTGGTTCTTACCAGATTAATCAAATAATTAATAAATCAAACTTTTTAAATTTAGAAGGAAATGAAGAAATTACAAGAACGCCTGAAAGCTGGTATTGATTTCAATCCAAAGAAAGACCCATGCTATGATTCTATCGTAGAAGAAGCTGAAACTATTCTTGGGCATGTGCTCGATGCCGCTGAAGGCAAAGAAGTTCCTTACAAGAATTTCACTGTTGGTGGCGGTTATGACGAAAGGAAAGACCGTGAAATCGTCATTGTTCGTGGCGACGGTGAAGACTTGCTCGTTATGGAAGTTAAAGACGAATCTATTCGTGTTCAACCTCATGAACGTCATGCTGTCACTCTGAATGAGGATGACGAAGCTTCTGCCCGTGAAATCTTTGACATTCTTATGAAAATGAGAGACCAAAGACAAGGCTCTACATTTAAAGTCGAAGAAGGCAAAAAAGCTTTGTTTGAGTTTCTGAAGGATATATCTAAGGCTATCGGTGCTGATGTTGAAGGTGTTGAAACGCCAGAAGAGCTATTAAAAGCTCTCAAGGCTAGAGAAGAAGGCAATGAAGGAGCCATAGAAGATTTGATGCGTGAACAACGCATTCATCTTACTATGCACATGCTTGACTGTTCCCGTGAGAAGGCAGAGAAGATTGTAAAGAACTTTGAAGAAGCTGTGAAGCGTTAATAATGCCAAGAGAGGATTAGTTTAATGGTAGAAGGTTAGTTGCGAACTGGCGGAGGGAGTTCGAATCTCCCATCCTCTCCAATCATTTTAAAGTTTTGTTTTGTATTTTGAGTTTGCCCAGCCATGTTGTGAAACACACTTGGGCTTTTAATTAATAAGTGTATGAATCAGAATGCAGTTAATTCTTTAAGGAATGCCAAGAGGCATATTCTTATTAGCGATGTTGATAAGTTCAATAGCCATTTATTGTATTACATATTAAATGTTATATATGGAACACATGACCATATTAAATTAAATACGATACGTGAAAGACTTGAACGTGAGCTTAAATGGTCATTGGATGAGCATATTCCTGATAAGGATGTAATTAGAGAATGGCTTGACAATGATTACCCTCTTATATGCATAACAGAGTTATCGTTTGACAGTTGTATTAAACTTGCCAACGATTTCCCAGATTATGAAATTGTAGTTTATAGTTGGATGAAACATGAAGGAAACTTACCATTTTAAATGGAACAAATAACTCGTAAGCTGCCAAGTCCATAATGGGTACGCCACTTAATGTGGCACAGGAGGATACTGGCTGCTATATTCATTATTTTAAATGAGACTCCTGGCATGAGAGTATAATCATGCCACTTATGGGCCATACATGGAATTGATTCATGATGACTGGGTAGTAAGACGTGTAGAGTTCGTACCAACTCTTTAATAATGATACGGCAATTTAAGTGGAAACACTACTTACAGAATGGCAGCCTAAGCTGCTGGCTTAATTAGTGGACGTCATTGATTAAGTCGGGTTAATTGGAGAGACCTAGAAACAGAAGAGGTGTGGGAAGAAGCATATAGGGCAGCCCACTTAACTTGAAAGCCAAAGGTTAGTAAAGCTGAAATCTCCACTACCTATCTATGGGTTACAAATAGAAACGTTCTCCAACGTAAATGGAGTGGTGGAGCGACCGTTCGGTCAAGCCCAGTTTGGTAGTTTGTGAACAACTAAGTCGTAGCCCTACGAGGGAGACGTAATTGGTGAATTAACACTCGGCTTCTTAGTAAAACTACCTACATGCTGAACTCAACAGCTGATGTAATAAAATAGAGACACACGTAATCTTATTATTTAGAGTTGTGAAGACCGCGGTTCGAGTCCGCGATGGTCCACTATTATTAACGTTTAAATATCAATTTTATGGGATTATTTATTATTGCAGTGATTGTTTTACTTATTTGTGTATGTCTTTCGCGAGTAGGGTCTGAAGACCTAAGAGGAGTTGCAGTGGCAGTTGAGGTTGTATTCTCAATAGCAACAGTTGGGGCAGCGATTTCATTACCATTCGCTATTACAAGGAATATTCAAATTATTGGCAAGCACGCAGTGCTCAAAGAAACATTGGAGGCTACTGATAGGAAGAATTACTATCTTATATCTAGTGATATCTTAAGGCTTAATTATACCATCATGAATCATAGGAACTTTGTAGACAACTTCTGGATTGGGATATGGTATGATAAGGACGTAGCTAAATTGGAACTATTAAAATGAAAGCAAGGTTATTAAAGAAACTTCGCAAGGAGTCAAAGAAGCTGAAATTAATAAGAGGTGAGGATTATCAATACATAGTTACTGATAGTCCTCATGACATATTAAGACCAAAGCTTGATACTTACTACAGTGGCACATACTACTGTGGTCAAGAATTATTATTTGACGAAGATGTAATTGCATGGTTACATCAATGCAGACGTAATTGGATTCTGTCCGAGGTTAAACGAATGCGTGTACATCTACGTAAATCTCGAATTAGAATATATAAAGAGTAATTGTTTCACTAAAAGTTATTGAAATTATGGGAAAGAGGTCAATATCCGACGATGACATCGTTCGGATTTTTAACACGGTAAAGGCAATGAATCCTGGGCCTTTTAAGATTACAGATGTAGTCAGGGATTTAAAGAAGAATGGCTTCCCAAGGCCAGAGAACTTCATGGCTGTTTTGCGTAAGCAGGGAGTGATTGAACCTGACGGTGCTATCTATACTAAAGGATTTATGTGGAAAGAACATGGCCCTTTGTATAAGACTAGAGTCATTGAATTGATAACTATCAGTAGGAAAGAAATGGCTAAGATACAGAGAGATGCATATGCTAAGAGAATGGCTATTAAAGCTGGCACTTATGTAGCACCTCCCAAACCTAAGCCACAAGCTGAAATGGAAGCTGTTACAGAAGCGGAAGAAGACAAACATCTGATTCCTATTACACAAGCTGAAATGGAAGCAATCAAATTCCTGAAATCGAGAGGTTATAGAATCACTAAATTAATAACAGTTGAACAGATAGTATGAAGTTTACAGTACAAGGGAACACGCCATTCAGTGCACATATTTGCCAATATCTATATGATTTGGAAAGCAACTTTGCCAAGGAGAAATTATCATTGCCACTTAGTCAGATTATAGCTCATATCTTATATGGGACTAAGAGAATCAGACTTGGTAATGAAGCTATTCCGTCCGAAGCAATCACTATTTTGGAAGAATGTATTGAAGCCAATCAGCCAATACCAATTAATTGTATCTTCGGTAGTTCTGAATCGGAGAAAGACTATGTTGATGTTGCTGAATTTCAATCTCTTCAAACGTTGAAGGATATAAGCAGGAGAGTTGCTAAATTCTACTATCCAGGCTTGAACATAAGACTTGATGTAGTAGGCGATTCAAAATATGTTAGTAAGGTGATGAGACTGGCAACAGTCTTAGGTGGTTTTACCATAGGCACACACCAATCAGCTATTAATGTATCATTCGCTCACTACCGGCCAGCACACTATTATTATAAGTCTATTCCGTCTCGAAACATTCTACGAGGCGGATATGTTCCAGCTTGGGACGGTAGAGGTTATTTATACTTGGAATCCCCACATGATATTGTGAGTATGATAACTACGGCTGACAATCCTGACATTCTTTCGACGACTGTGGTGTTAGAAGCAAACGAAGAGACGGTAGACCTTCGTGTGGACTATCTGATACCGTAAAATCCACTATTGACGAGTAGTGGTAGCAAACTTGGTCTGAAGAACCAGTAGACATACTCCGGAGTGTGTCTATGACTTAAAGGCTATATCAAAGAGTTGAAACCTGTATCTATTCGAACAGTAGAAGTTCACCTGATTAAGCATCAGAAAACAGTAGTGCAAATCTACTATAGATATTGTGTAAGAGAGAATCTACACGGTCTGCATTATATAATCAGCATGCAGATAGGTCACCAAGCAAACCTCTTTCCTGCCTGGTCAAGTGTGCATTACGGTCTGTAAGTGGCGAGCGGGTTAACGTATGTCCGATTGCCGTAATGCCGCTTGTTTATTGTTTAGAATAAAGAAAGACTCTCATAACAATAAATTTAAACAAAGAGATGGAAATGAAAGGAGCACAAAGGCCAAGGAGGCCTTACCCTAATGCCGCACGTCAAAGGCGGGATGAGAATAAACCTAAGTTTGTGGATAATAATCAGTTATTCATAGACCAGTTTGTTAATCTTAAGAAATGTCTTCAGCCACGTACCTACGTGCAAGTGGCTAAAGATATGTATCCTTTATGGAAAGCTAATCCATTACTATGTACTAAGTTTACTGCATATACGAGAATGATAACTCGTAAATGTAGAATAACTACCCCGGAAGGAGTTATACAACTTGATACACAGCAAGGAGAAGGTTTGAAGAATGAAGGTATAATGAGAATGTTGTGGTTGGCAATCTATCACAAACCCACATTCCATGCCAACATTGCTTATTTTGCAGCAGCTGGATGCTGGAAAGATTTCATTACTATGATGGCTTTAGATGTTCAACTCCATGGCTTTAAGCACAGATTGGATTGGGACTTCTTCAAGAAAGTCATATTCGCAGGTCTTGCCAACGGTCAGACATGTGATTTAGTAAAGAAGTATCTTCCTCGTGTTCGTTCCAGTGTTGCATGTAAGACAGATGAGGCAAAAGCACGTAACACAGTAGCCAAATTCTTGGCGGAAGGCCTTTATGGTAAACCTAAGGATGAAGGAGACTATTCAACCTATCGTAAATATAGGAAGATGAAGAATAGCGGGAAAGCAGCCCAATGGCAGCAGTTAATCAGTCAAAAGAAATTCTTGGAAATCGATTTTGACACTGTTACTGGAAAGGCGCTGGCACAGCTAGTAGGCTCTAAATTCCTCAAACATCAAGGTCTTAAAGAGAAGTATCAGAACTGGTTAAAGAACCGTAAGAAGCCCTCTAATAGCGGATTTCTACATACTCTGTTCAAACCATACGGATTGGATAAAATTGCCGAAGAGATTCCAGAATTTATGGAAACTTCTATTAATGCAAGTTTCAACGTATTTGTTGATAATGCTAAACGCAATAGAGTAGCTCCGTTGTTGGTAGTAAGAGATATAAGTCATTCTGCTAATGGTGAGATAGAGAATAGCGAAACATCTGCTTACAGTTTGGGTAAAGCATATGCTTTATATCATTCTGAATTACTTCCTACAATATTCAAGAACTCCTATGCCGTGTTAGAGGATAACATGGTTCTACGTAAGTTCAAAGGTCAGAATGTCATTGAGAAATGGAAATCTGACAAAGAAGAAGCATTATGCCAGAATCCTTCTATTATTAATATAGCAGAAATGCTGTGTAAAATGAAAGAAGATTATGGTGTGAATGAAGGAGAGTTCCCTAGAGGCTGTGTGGTAATTACTAACCATACATATTTTACCAAGTTGAACAACCAAGCATTCGTGGAATTTAAGCAAAGACTGCTTAAAGCAAATTTCAGTAAGGAATTTGTAAGAGCATTCAAAGTTATCATTTGGAGAGTTCCTTTAGCATATAAGGGAAGACCTAATGTGGCTTTGGTTCCAGGAGTGTCAAATTGCTTCTTAGTAAATGGACTTAATAATTCAACATCCTCATTTATTACTGGAGAGAAGAGGTTCCAGGTGCCTAAAACCACTAGAGACATCTTTAAGCATGCTATGAATCAAGAGTTGCTTAATATGATGATTCTAGAGAAGGATGTTGTCAAGAAGAATGCAAGCGTGCAGAAGAAGCCTGTGAAGGTCTAAGTATTTCGCGCACCGTTTATTTAATAGTTGAATTAATGTTCTGATTGGATAGAAGATAGATTTCATTATGCATGGAGAAGAGCGCATATTTGGTATAGTAATCTTTGTGCATATCTAGTAACACTAGGTGGGAATTTATTGGATGATTCCATAGGGACTGGATAGAGATATAGTTCAGTGGTAGAACAGCTAAAGTCAATCTTTAGAAGAACATCAGTTCGAATCTGGTTATCTCTACACCATTTTATTAATATGATTCTTTCAACATATGCAGTGTCATTTCTATCTCGACTCATAGTCATTATTACGAGTTAAAGTATCTGCAATTGTTGAATAACTGCTAAGCTCATCGGTTCGAGAGAATATGTGAGCTTAGTTTAATACCGAGCAAACTTCTATCGTATTTAATACATATTAACTTTTACATATGGGAAAGATTCATTACCTTTGCACTCACAATTCACAGTTAATATGGATTGTGTGATTCGGGTATGCGCCAGAGTTGGAGAGCTGGGGCGGTCTGTAAAACCGTTGCCTATGGCTGAGTAGGTTCGAATCCTACCATGCCCACTCACACTGCGATAATTAAATACAATATCTGTTGAGGTCAAACTCGACAAACCCTTCTATGGTTCGAGAGAATAGTAGAAGTAAACTGCGGGATTCGTATAATGGTTATTATAACAGCCTTCCAAGCTGAAGATGACAGTTCAATTCTGTTATCCCGCTCATTATTAATAATAGATGAGATTATGAAAGAGACATCATTTAAGGCAGGTGTTATTGGTGGATTATGTGGAGTATTTACCTTCTTGGCATTATTTGCAACCACAAGTAAAGCATCAATTAATGAGTCTGCTGCTACTAATGGAGATTATAAAATCAACAGAGTGCAGTATGAATTTATTAACGAACTAACCATTTATAAGGTATCAGGTCCTGGTATTCCAGGTATTAAGTATGTGCTTAGAGATTCCGAGAAAGGTGGTTTATGTGTATTAAATCCATGAGTGAACACTGTCTTATTAAGAAGAATACTCCAGAACTTCGTAAGAAACTAGAGGATGCTGGGTTAAGTGTGTGTATATGTACTACATTTGAGGATGCTGATTGGCTTAGTTGCTGGGGTTCTCATATGTCATATGATATACATGGTGTGTATCCGGATGACGTGGACGATTTGTCTAAAGAAGCCTATCTGGAGATGTATCTCAAGGAAACGAATCCGATTATATGTGAATCGGATGATGAGTTTATTAACATGTGTAAACAAATTAAAGGGAAATGATTATGCGGTAGATTACTTACAAGCCACCATAAGATAGTTGATTATTAATTAAGGCAATTTATTTATTAACTTATTAACAATTAACTATCATGGCAACAATTAAACAATTTAAACAAGAAATCGCGAATTTAGTAAAAGCACAGAAAGCAGCTAAGAATATTAATGACTGCTCATCAGTTTATTACAACAGAGGAAGATTACATGCAATGTATGTAGCTTATTACATATTAAAGCATAAACTAATCGGAGAAGCTATGAATGAGTATCTAGCTAAAGTTATCAAAGAATGGAAATCACTTGAAACTCAAGGTTGGTGTGGTTATTCTAAGATGTATAGTGGAGAGAAGTATTTCCGAGAAAGAGTTGATTCACTGATTGATACATATTCTGATGAAGAGATTGTATGTGCTGATAGACCAGAAGCTTGATGCAGTTTATGGTTGTGTACAAGGAGGTCATGCAGTAGCGCAGTGGTTATTAGAACATCCTAAGCAGGATTGGAATAATAACTATTTAATCTACTTATATGCAGACTTAGACAAATGGAAAGTAAGATTAGACTTAGTTAATAAGGACTATTCTTCGTTCTATGAACCAGACCTTGGCAATCAATTAACAGCAATCGCATTACAAGATGACGGTCGCATGTTCAAGAAACTTAAATTAGTAAGAGAATGATATACAATCGAGATTATTATGTTAGTGTAGGAGATGACCATGTAGTTATCACTAAGAACCCTAATCCTCATTTAACCACATTAGAGGATTTAAAAGACCTCAACAAGAGGTATCTTTACAGAGAAGGGCAGAAGATTCTAACTCCTTTTGGCATCGAAACCATTAAGGAGATTATTAGAACTCATAGCAAGCAACGTGGCTACGAATGGTTAATCCTTGTAGAAGAGAATGGAAACCAATATACTCCATTTGAACTAAATGGCATAGTAGTCAAGGAACTTACACTTGAACAGTGGAATCAAATTATCGAATAGTTGATGAGTTGTGGGTAATCTCGTAAAACCCTCTGTCGCCCCATTACTTCAGTGGTAGAAGAGCAAATTCTAAACTTGTATGGCGTTGGTTCGAGTCCAACATGGGGCACTTGCGGTGGTGGAGCAATGGTAGCTTACTGGGCTCATAACCCAGAGACGACGTTCGAATCGTCCGACCGCAACTACAATCATTGTACATTTGCATTTTCAGAATGTTAAGAAGACACACAGCAATTTCCTGTATGTTGGCATAAGTAAATGAATCTATTGTCTTCTGATGATGGGTGTGTAGCTCAGTTGGTTAGAGCACATCTCTGATAAGGATGAGGTCCCTGGTTCAATTCCAGGCACACCCACAATACAACAATTTTCAATAGCTTTGAATAAGAAGTCTTACAGCACGAAAGAAAGTGTTTCATATTTTATGATTTTAATTAAACTAAGAGACTTCTGTAGTTCGAGATGTTCGGGAGTGGTCACCCGGCCTGCTTTGGGAGCAGGATTACTCGTGTGTTCGAATCACACCATCTCGACTCCCCGTGGCATCCAAGAGAGGATGCTGATAATCCCATAAATATAAATATGGACAACTACTCAGTTCGTGAGAATAGAGTAGTTTTAATAAGAACCATAATTAACACAATAATATATAGTTTCACTAAACAATCATCAAATCAACTCAACAATCAACCCAACAACTTTTAATTTATGATTTGATTAACCTGTTTCATAGTTAAGCCCATAAGTCATATTGATACGTGGGCTTGCCCGAGAGGTTTAGGGGCTGGTCCGCAAAACCAGTTAGGACGGTTCGATTCCGTCAGCCCACTCTCGATTTAGTGAAACATAAGAAGGCGTACAGCACTAATCATTGTACAGTTTACATGTTTTTGATAACGCGCCTTCTGCGGATGATTCCGTAGCTCAGCTGGTTAGAGCACGATACTTTTAATATCGGGGTCCTGCGTTCGAATCGCAGCGGAGTCACATATGTACTAAGATTGTACATGATGTCAAAGAACGAGTTTGACCACTCAGTCTGTGAAGATAGAGTGGTTTATTTAGATTACTTATTTATTGACTAAAACTGATGTATTATGAGACTATTTAAGTTAATTAAGAAAGCAGTTCGTTGGTATTTTAGAATAGCTGCAAATAGCTATGCTTGGACACCAACAGGAGTAGTTCCTTACCATAGGGATTAACTCCGATGCAATCGGGATAGGTCAATTAAACATTATGGCAAGTTAGCTCAGTGGTAGAGCAGTTGGCTGTTAACCAATTGGTCGCAGGTTCGAGTCCTGCACTTGCCGCATTATTAACATTAAATTATAAGATTATGCATAGTTTTGGTGCTTACATTGTGGGAGCTATAGTGCTAGTAGTATTGTATTACATCTTTAAAGATTCCACAATCTAAAATTGATGCGTCCTTAGCTCAATCGGTAGAGCCCCTGTCTCCAAAACTGGGTGTGTTGCATGTTCGAGTCGTGCAGGGCGTGCTTATTATTAATGGAAGTATGGCAGAGTTGGTCGATTGCACTGGTCTTGAAAACCAGAGGCCCTTCGGGGTCCGGGGGTTCGAATCCCTCTGCTTCCTCAACTAATTTGAATGTACTATGAAGTTTAAAGTGAAATTAAGGAGAGTGTCTACGTTAAGTAGAAACCAAATTTGTAGAGTGTACGAATCTGGAATGCGAGAAATGGTGAAACGTCCCACATTAGTTAGAGTCCTTCTTAAGGATTACAAAACTAACGAAGATGTTAATGCTTTACTTGAGCAATTAAGTGAAGCAAGCAGAGCCGCTGAACAGGATTTATATGCAGAGTATCCTAAGTTGCCCAGAAAGGCTAAGAAGGAACTCAAGAAGAGGCTGAATGCAGTTAATAATGCCTATTGTATTGGTATTACTTTATTGCTGGCTGAATCAGATGGCTTATAAATTCATACCTACTCGATATGTAGACAATAACTCCAAGTTGTTGGCAAGAATTTACTTAAATAGACAAAATTCTCGCCGAGTGGTATTACGAGGATACTATGATTTTGATAAAGAGAAGTTTTACATTTCATCTATATCAAAGAAGGCTAATACAAGGTCTGTGATGAAGTTCTTACTAAAGACTATAGAATGTAGTAGATTTCATTGGGAGTATTCAGGGAACTATGATGATAAGCTCTATCAAGAGTGGTTAAAGGAACATGCAGTATTTAATAGATTGTAAAATTATCGTATGAAGGGAATTAATTTAACAGGATTGGATATGAAGAAGTTTGTTGGAACCGGCTACAACCCGTCTCAAGACATTATTAACACTAATGGTAGAGACGATGGAAGAACTAAGAACGGAGAGACTGAAGGATTCACTAATCCAAAGAAACAAAAGGTGGAGGAACCTAAAGAAAGACCAGAAGTATATTACTAGGATTAAACTCCACGCTGCCTACTGGTATAATCCAGATAAGACAGCAAGAGGTAGACATTGGACAGAATTATATAATTCTAAATATACGTTTGCCTATAAAACAACCAGTACTCCTTGTAGTTGTCCTATATGTAAAGGAGAACGCTATAATAGGAGACAGTTTAAGAAAGAGACAAGAGAATTACTTAATCTAGAATAACTGAATGGGTAATATAAGAAGGCATCAGCACTTTTACTGTGTCATGTAGTTCAATTTGCCTTCTGATGATGCTCCAATAGCTCAGTGAATAGAGCAACGCCCTTCTAAGGCGTGGGTCGTAGGTTTGAATCCTACTTGGAGTACTAATAGTGGTTAACATGATTGGGTTCATAGAGTATTTAATTAGTAAAGGGTATAAACCTTATCGCAAGGTAATGTCTAAGAAGGGTTCTACATATGTAGAGGATTCTAATATAGGATTTTATTCTTCTATGTCAGAGCATATTGACCTTCGTCTTATTAAAGGTAAGAAGGAAGTAGTGTATGGATTACATGAGAGAGGACATTCTCCTACTCTTATATATCCTAGACCTAAATGGGTTAAATCTGATGCAGATATGGATAGACTATTTCTGAATTATTCATTTGAAGAAATTGCTGAAATGATAGGTTTAAAATAGTGCACAATGAGGAGGGTATGCATGTAGAGTTCTATAACATGCTATGGGTTGGAGTCGGAGACTGACAAGAACAGTTGGGGCATGACTAAGTAATTGTGCATTTTATAGGTTATCAGACCGGTAGGTAACCTTCCGTAATCAGTCGGACGTTGGGAGCTGATAGCCCTACGATAGTGTGGCTAAATATGGGCTGTGTAGTGTAAATGGCTAACACATCACTCTTGCACAGTGAAGTTGGAGTTCGAGTCTCACACGGTCCACAGATTGTTGAACTTAAATTGAAAGGTAATGAATCGAGAAGAATTAGAAGATTTGAAAATAACCAAGATTAGTGAAGAGGAATATGAACGCCTTAAAGATTCAGACGAAGGAGAAGCTATGGAAGTGTCAATTGACTCATTAAAAGCTGAACAAGAGAAGCTAAAAGAGTCAGCATCATTACTTGATGAAGCAAAGAAGGCATTTTCAGCTTATTGGTTCTTACTGTCCCTCTTTATAGGACAGAATCTATGTTTGGGTGTTGTATTGTGTCAAATCTATTCAGCATGGTCTAAAGGAGAACCCCTCGGATTTATGGTACTATGTGCCATATCAATAATAGTGGCTGCTTCATATTCATGGAATGCAATAAGACCATATCGAGAACGATATAAGAACTATAAACAAGTTCGCACTGCTTATAGTCGTCTGGTTGAAGCTAATAGAGCTGTGTTGGAATTACTGGAATATGTAGAATCTAAGCCCAAAGAAGAAAGAGCTGAAGAAGCCGAAGAGTTAGCAGAGCCAGTAGTTATGGCTGTAGCTGAACTATTCTTTGCTAGAATGGCATATACTAGGGCACTAAAAGAAGGATTAGAGTTGCAATAACTCAATATGGTGGCATTAGCTCAATTGGCAGAGCATTAGGTTGTGGTTCTAAGGGTTACGAGTTCAAGTCTCGTATGTCACCCAATTCTGCTGTTTAAGTATAAACGTATCATAAATCTTCCTGTTTGGTTTGACTTATTCAGCAGAGTTATATTTTATCTTGAAACGGAATGCCGAGGATGTGGTTAGGTGAAAATCCTAAAGTGGAATGTAGGGTACGTTGCGTGACGAAGTAATGGGAGTAGGTGCGATGGCAGCTTAATTAATGTTGAGGCCTCGTTAATATATGTATAGCTGTACAGCACCGAAGGATTTAGACTGTCCAAAGCAACTGGCGTAATAAAGCATAAAATCCAGTGAAGACGTATGTGTAGGCAGTATGGGGCGGTAGCGCAGGTGGTCAGTTCGCGCTGGACTGAAAATCCAGAGATAATGGTTCGACTCCATTTCGCCCCACTTTAATAGATTAAATAATTATTAGTAAGATGGACAATAACTTGTATTATATCTTAGGAGGCATCGCCTATGGTATATTTATCCTACAATTCATAATATCATGGGTTGCTGGGGAGTTCGATGTCGACGTAGACTTTGATGGTGATGCTGACTTTGATGTCAGTGATGTTGTATCCTTTAAAGGATTTATCCATTTCTTCATGGGATTCGGAGGATGGACATCTATTAAGCAATTATTAGGTTATGAAGTAACCTGGATTGATTGGTTAATAGGATTCTTTATAGGTCTTGTGTTTGTATTTATGCTGTATCATTTATATAAGTTCTGTATGAAATTGCAGAACCTTCCTAAAGACGAACCGAAGACTAACTTAGTTGGCAGAACTGCTACTATCTATGTACATTTAGGTGAAGGGCGCCATTTGGCATCCGTGAACATAAGTGGAGCATTGAGAGAAGTAGAAGTTGTATCTCTTAATAAGAAGATATATCCTGTCAATGAGCCAGTAACGATTCGTAAATATGAAGACAATAAATTATACATAGATTAATACCAATTTCAAGATGGAAATGACATCATTAATTATCGTTGGTGTAGTTGTACTAGTTGCAATCATCACTATCATTGGGATTCTATCCCGCTACCGTAAATGTAAATCTGACGAATTGTTGGTAGTTTATGGTAAAACAGGTTCTCATAAAGAGAAAGTTAGCGAACGCGACGCTAAAGGTAATCTGGTTGACAGAGAAGTTGAAATTAAAACTGCCAAAGTTTATCATGGTGGTGCAGCTTTTGTATGGCCGATTATACAGGGTTATGAAGTAATGTCAATGCAGCCGATTCAATTGAATCTTGTATTGAAGAATGCTTTGTCAGCTCAAAATATTCGTGTAACTATCCCTACCACTGTAACTGTTGCTATTAGCCAAGAACCGCTGATTATGCAGAATGCTGCTAATCGCTTACTAGGTGCTGATGATGACGTTAAAGAAAGTTTGATTTCAGATATTGTTTATGGTCAGATGAGGCTTGTTATTGCTTCAATGACTATTGAAGAGCTTAACTCTGACAGAGACAAGTTCCTAGCTCAAGCTAGAGACAATATCAATACGGAATTGAACAAACTTGGTCTTTACCTGATGAATATCAATATCAGTGACATTCAAGATGCCGCTCAATACATTGATAATCTTGGTAAGAAAGAAGAGACTAAAGCAAGAGCGCAATCACAAGCTGATATCGCAGAAGAAGAGAAGAAAGGAGCAATCCAGATAGCTCAAACTACGAGAGAGAAGGAGATTGCAATTGCAGCAGCTACTAAGGAGCAAGAAACTATAGTGGCTGAAACTAACAGGGAGAAAGAAGTTGCTATTGCTAAGACCACTAAAGAGAAAGAAACTCAATTGGCCGAGCAGCATAAGGAGCAACAAATTGCTGTTGCAGAGCAAAGAAAGGAACGTGAAATTGGTGTGGCTACAGCCCAAACTGAAGAAGCATCCAAAGTTGCCGAGCAAGAAGCATTAAGAGCTGCTAAGATTGCAGAGCAGCAAGCTTATGCAACTGCTAAAGAAGCAGAATTTACTGCCAAAGCTGAAGCCGCTAAGGCAGAAGCAGAAGCAGAGAAGGAAGTTCGTATGGCAGTAGCAGCACAAAACCAAGAAGCTGAAACTGTTAAAGCACAGCAGGAAAAGGAAGCTAAAACTGCACAGTATGAATCAGAAGCCCGTCAAAAGGCAGCTGAAGCAGAGAAAGCAGCAGGAGTAGCTGAACAGAAGGCTACTATTGAAGTTTCCAAAGCTAAGGGAGAAGCAGAGAAAGCTAAAGCTGAAGCTGAAAGAGTAGCTGGTACTTCCAAAGTTGAAGCTCAAATGGCAGTTGCTAAAACAGAGCAGGAACGTCAGGTAGAAGTTAATGAAGCTAAAGCTAAAGCTGAAGAAGCTAAGCTTAAAGCCGAAGTGATTATACCTGCCGAGAAGGCCAAAGAGAAAGCTAAGATTGAAGCAGAAGCTGTTAAGAGTGTAGCCATTCTTGAAGCAGAAGCGGAAGCAGCTAAAATCTTGAAAGCAGCAGAAGCTAAAGCAAATGCTACTAAGATGCAACTGGAAGCAGAAGCTGAAGGTACTAAGAAGAAACTTCTTGCCGAAGCTGAAGGTAAGAAAGCATCTTTAATGGCAGAAGCTGAACAGAAACAGGCAATGGAAATGGCTCCGGCTCTTGCAGTTGAACATATGATTAAATCAGGTATGCATCCTGAAGCAATCGTTCAATATGCAATGACCGACAGGTGGAAAGAAGTTGCTGAAGCCAACGCTAAGGTGTTTGAACATATCCAGCTTGGTAATGTTACTGTGTATGGTGACTCCAATACTGCTGGACAGTTCATGGCTAATATGGCTAAGAATCTTGCTCCGAGTTTGGAAATTGCCCGTAATTTGCCTATTGCAGATTCGCTTAAGCAAATAATCACTGGCAAGAAGCCAGAAGAATCACCAGCTAAAGGTGATAATTTTCCTCCTGTAAAGTAATCCTTTTACAGTGAATTTCTAAGAAGACTTACAGCATTGAGGTAATCATAAGCGATTGATATAGCATAAATAAGTCTTCTGTGGATTGGAGAGTTGGGTGAGTGGCTTAAACCAGTCCCCTGCTAAGGGACCGAACCTCAAAAGGGTTCCACTGGTTCGAATCCAGTACTCTCCGCGCTGGCTAATAAGAGTTTGCGAAAATCATTATTAACCTAATTATTAGAATTATGGTGAAGGTATTAAATTCAAGAGAATTGAGGAGTATAGATTTAAAATCTATTCCTGATGCAGTTATCTTAGCTTTTAATACTTTAATAGTTAAGAACTGGAGTGGTAAAGCTTCTGAATTTAAGCAATCAGATGTAATAGCCTATGTAGCATCTGAAGGTTTAACCGAAGAAGAGGTAATTAAGAATCATTGGTTAGATGTAGAACCTCTATATCGAGAGAATGGTTTTGATGTGAAGTATATAAGATGTCCAGAAGGCAATAAGTTTGTATTCTGGAAGGCTTAATAAGGTATACTGGATTCGACTAGTGGTTTAGGTCGACGCACTTTCTATGCGTAAACAGGGGTTCGAATCCCCTATCCAGTGCATTAGTAATGAATTAATAATTACAGCTTATGAAAGAATGTAACAAAGTATTCTTTGGCGAGAAGGGACTAACCCAAACTTCTGCCAATCACCTGGCTAATATAGCTAAGGAAACAGTAGAATCTAATAGACAAGCTTTAGATTCTGTAGGGTTTGTGAATGTCAATATTAGCTTGCTAAGTGGAGGTAATTCTAGGACTGTGAAGACAGGTAGAAATGAGGCATATCTTGATAATGTGCCCACATTACTTCAAGAAGTTGCTAATATGAATGCCTTCTGTGCATGGATTCGTGAAGCTATTAAGGCTAGAGAAGAAGAACTTGAAATTATTAACAGGTACACATGGGATTTATATGCTACAGACGTAGCTGGATTCAAGTTGGACACCCCGATTAAGGGTCATATCCTTACCGAAGAGGAAGCAATTGCTTCATTGAGCATTGCAGAACGTATGGAATATTACAGACTAGAAGCAGAAGCATCTGCTATTGGTAAGTATATTCATCCAATGCGTCCGTTTGCAAACGCCCGTAGAGCTTTAATGGATGCCTATACTAATCCTACTAAAGTTGAAGGTTCTGGTACTGACACAATCGTGTACTCGTATGACCCGTCTGTTAGTAGCGATAAGGTAGAGAATACATTCTTTGCATTACAGCAGAAACACAGAGACATATCAGCTAGACTTAATAAGATTAAGTTCAAGATTGATAAAATGGTAAAGGATTCTGAATATGAAGTCAATCAGGCTTATAAACAAGCTGTTGATAGATTCAATTTGGATGCCAAAACCCTGTCTCAACAATGTGAAACTTGGAAAGTTGAAGAACGTAAGAAACTATTGGAACTTAAGATAGTAATTCCTAATGAGTTACAAGCAACTTATGAATTGCTAACTAAGATTTCCAATCCAGATAAATAGGTGCTATAGTCTTGAATCTCATTGGATTCTAACATAGCTTTGCGTGAGTAGTATGAATTGCATCAAAGACTCTAGTCGATGCATTGTCGACAAATTAATCGTGTTCTGTATTTCATACAGGGACGATTTCCAGCATAATTAAGTATTATTAATTCAAACCCTGTCAGTCTATTGCGAAGTTACAAAATTCCTTTGACTTTGCCCTAGATAGCAATAGGCTGGTCTTTGACTTTAATCTTAATTTTGTCATAGTTGCAATTAACTACTCACGACTATTTAACACACTGCCATCTACTAAGGGTTAGGTAATCAGTCTCTCACACTGAAAATACGGGTTCGAATCCCGTTGGCAGTACCTCGTACATAATCCTTCCAATCAGGTAACTGGTTAGGCAATAATAATCATGTACACTCTAAGGCGACGTAAGGGATAGGAGCTTAGACGGTAGCTAGCACTGTAGTACGCAATGGTGGGATAGAAACGGCTAGCACCCACTTTCTATGAATTGCCATGTCCCATTTGGCACATCTGAATAGTAATTGTGAGTTGGACACATGATTACAGTAAGAGAATGACTCAGCTAGCGGGAAGGGACAATATCTGAATAACTGACTGCAAGTCCAAGCATAGGTTTAGAGGGTAGGTTAAGCAAGCTTCATGGTGCATTCGTTCAGTGATAGGATGCCTCACTGTCTATGAGGAGACCACGGGTTTGAATCCCGTATGCACCGCTTTCTTTGATTTACGAAGGAGATGTCAGCACACTTGGTAACATCGTCTCCTGTTTATGCCGACTTCGCATAGTGGTTGATTGCACGTGACTTGTAATCACGAGAGGAAACTCCACGTCAGTTCGAATCTGACAGTCGGCTCGATTGTAATCCTAGATGATTACAGTTAGATTATAAATTACCACACAGAGATGCTTATTGAATTTAACATGTTAAATGTAAGTGTAAATGAGCAGTTTTAAAGAGAAATTAAGTAAGAGTGGACAAAGTGTACTTGATGCAAGAGCGCAGAATCTGTATGAATTGGCTAAAATCGAGGAAGACAGATTTGTTCAGGATTGTAAGTTGAAAGTACTTCGCATTCAGGGAGAAATCAACAAACACAATGACCTAGCTGTTAAATCAAGAGACTCTTTGAATCCGGGAGAAGGACTGAATCCGGCTGAATGGGTAAGAACGAGACATGAATTGGCACGTAAACTGCGTGTTGCAAAGATTGAACTTGCTCTAGCTATGCAAGTCGACGCAGAAGAATTTCCCGCTGATGCATCAGAATCCATTAATTTGGATGACGTGAAAGATGACGCTGCTGCAATTGTAAATGAGTAATTTATGGGAGCAGGTAGTTATTCTAGAATTGCTTATGATGTAGAGGCCAGCAGTAGAGGTTTGTACACCTCTACTAGGGATGAACTCTTTAGTAGCCATGCCATTAATGCATGTAATACTGCTGCATCGCTTAACAACAATGTTAGGCAGTATAACACGCAGATAAGGCAAGAAATGGTTAACGTGGGTGTTCGTGAATCTCGTGATTCTAAAGAACATCCTTTCTCTACTCCGATAATCATTGCGCTAGACGTTACTGGTTCAATGATGGACACACCTTATGAAATGATTAGAGACCAATTCCCTAAGATTATGGACTCTCTCATTCAACTAGGTGTACGTGACCCACAAATCATGTTTATGGCAGTTGGGGACCACGTTTATGACCGATATCCAATTCAAATTGGGCAGTTTGAGTCTGATACAGCTAAAATTCTTGACACTTTACAATCGTTCGTGATTGAAGGTGGAGGAGGAGGTAATAGAGGCGAAAGCTATCTACTAGCTCATATTGTGGCAGGTTATCATACTGAAACTGATTCCTGGTTTGAAAGACACACTAAGGGATTCCTATTTACTATTGGAGATGAACCAAATCTCGATAAGGTAGAGGGATGTTACTTAGAACGTGTTCTAGGATATCAAAAAGGTGCTAAAACCATTACTTGTCAAGAAGCTCTTGACAAAGCAAAGGAACAGTACCATGTATTCCACATTCACATTACTAATGCCAGTCATGGCTCAAGGGTTGCTGAATCTTGGAAGACTTTACTTGGACAGAATGTATTAACATGTGCATCTGGAGAAGTAGACAAGGTGATTGTCACCGCAATTAAAGAGAACTATGAGGAGCCTGCTGAAGGTTTAGCTCCTAGTGCTTCTGTTAGTCAAGAATGGCAAGATGTGCCGTCTGATAGTAATGACAAATTTTATTAAACTGAAATGATTAGTATTGTATTAGGAACAGTACATGGGTAAGAAATTGACCGAGGAGGAAGTAATATCTAGGTTTAGAGATGTTCATGGAGACAAATACGACTATAGTAAAGTCGTCTATGTAGATATGAACTCTAAAGTAACCATTATATGTCCAGAGCATGGAGAGTTTGAACAAACTCCCGCCAAACATATTAATAGGAAGCATGGATGCCCTAAATGCAAGGGTACTAAACTAAGAAACCACTTCTCTTCTACTACCGAAGAATTTGTAAGGAAGGCTGTTAGCAAACATGGCGATAGATATAACTACTCTAAAGTAGAGTATGTTAATTCTAGAACTAAGGTTTGTATCATGTGCAAAAAGCACGGGGAATTTTACGTAACTCCAGATAACCATCTGAAAGGACGTGGATGTCCTAGATGCAAACAGTCTCGTGGAGAGAACATGATTGAAGCGTGGTTACAACGAAGTAATATTCGTTATGAACGACAATTCGTATTGATTAACCAGGAGATAGACAGGCCCTCACATAGATTAGTTATTGATTTCTTTGTAAAGCATAAAGGACGTCAGTATTTCATAGAGTACGATGGGGAACAGCACTTCAGCCCAACCTATAGATTCTATGATAGCATGGCTGATTTCCAAATGCAGCAATACAGGGACCAGCTACTTAATGATTTCTGTGATAGACATAAGGATGCAGTTACCTTGATAAGGGTGAATTGTAGACAATGTGAAGCAGAGATAACTCATACATTAAGTAGCACAATAGCGTAATTTTATGATAAATATAGTTTTAGGTAGTTTCTTCGGCGATTGCGGTAAGGGACAGACAGTTCACAACTTATGTAACAAGTACATAGGTAAGCGAGAGTCTGTATTAGTAGTCAGGTTTAGTGGTGGACATCAAGTAGGACATACTGTAAAGCATGGAGACATGATGCACACCTTTAGTAACTTTGGCAGCGGAACCTTACTTGGAGTGCCGACGTATTGGTCCGAATACTGTACTGTAGACCCAATTACCTCTATGTTAGAGGGTGCAGACTTAGCTAAAATGGGAGTTCGTCCCATTGTTCAGTATCACCCTCACTGCCAAGTTGTAATTCCCTTCGATGTCTATTCCCAAGTTAATAACGAAGAGAACTTACGACATGGTACTGTAGGTACAGGGTTTAAAGCTTGTTTGGACCGAGTTAAGGCAGGATACAGCTTAACAGTTGTAGATTGTATGAATCCTTACATACTACGTGAGAAATTAAATGCCATAGTGGATAACTATTACAACATGTCTAGTAAATATCCCTCGATAGACCTAGACAACTGGTGTAGGTTAGCACATGCTTATTTCTTACATACAGGTACGGTTAATGAAGATTGCTTGTTAAACTATGACAACCTAGTGTTTGAAGGTTCACAGGGAATATTGCTTGACCAAAGATTCGGCATAATGCCTTATTGCACTCCGTCTAATACAACTTCACAAAACGCTTACGAGCTGTTGCGGAAAGCAGGCATACGTAAAGAAATCCAAACTTGTTATGTAACTCGTCCTTATATAACAAGGCATGGTAACGGCCCATTTCCTTCTGGAATGTCTGTTAGGGATGTCGATGACCCTAATAATAAGTTCAACGATTTCCAGAAGACGCTTAGGGCTATTGATTTCGACAAAGACCTATTCGCACACAGTGTACGCATTAACCGTTCATTTAAAGTTCCTTATAGGAATGAACGAACGGAGAAATTGTACGTATCACATTGGGATGAAGCATCTGACGCAGAGCGAGAAATGCTAGCAAATTTATGGATGTCGATACAGCCCATGATATTCGATAAGTTAGTTTAGGAGTCTTCGGACTCCTTTTACTGGGCTATGGTGTAGTGGTAGTCACACAAGGTTTTGGCTCTTGTAGCCCAGGTTCGAATCCTGGTAGCCCAACTACTAATTATTTCAGTTTAAAATAGAATTTATCATGAAGTCACTAACAACACTACTCTTTGAGAACTGTTAATTGTGAGTAAACATGGGCGTTCGGGGCCCGTATCTCAATCGGTTAGAGAAACTGACTCATAATCAGGAGGTTGTCGGTTCAAGTCCGGCCGGGCCCACACAGTTAATAGTTGAATCGAATGAGTAAGGTAGTAGGTAGCATTGACGGCTACGATGTCATTTATGTGGAAGGCAAGAATATGATATTCTGTAAGAATACTATATTACCCTTTCCACTCATTAAAAGAATTATCAGAGGAGGTCTATGTAGGGAAACAATCGAAGAGAAGAACCTGACTATCACTCAAGACGGTTCTATTATTCAACTTGGTTGTTTAACTACAACAAGAGAGAATTGTGAGGCAATCATTAAAGAAGTAAATAAGATTAATAAACCTAATTAAGTAATGGCAAAGAACATTATTCCGCAAGGAACTACAGCTGCTATTAAGCAGAGAGTTAACAAGTACGAGGAAACTCAGAAACAGAGAATGATTGAAGTGCTCCAAAGCAACGTGAAGTATGCTGATGCTCTGGGATTCATCGAAGGTGAAATCAAACAGTCCAAGAAAATGGCAAGTTTCAAATACTCGCTGCTTTGTTGGAAACCGGACGGTGTATATCAGTTGAACAGAGCAATCAATGAAATCTTCGGTTCTGCCGTTAGTAAGGAGGATAACAGTCCTTCTGGAAACAGCAATATTGATACCGTAGACGTTGTTCTGGCAGACGGTTCTCGTACCAAGGTTCCGTTTGGTAAAATCAGCCTTGAAGAATTGGGAGAAGATTCTGAAATCAACATCAACTATGACAATGACCGTCATTTGCTCCTTATTAAAGGACAATGCCAGTTCAAATACCAGTCATTGATTGATGATATTGTTGACAGAACTAAAGAGCTGTTAGCATCGGAGTCTATCTACAAGAATCAAGCACTGGAAATCAGCAATCTGTCTGAACCTACTATCATGACACTTGCCGGCATTGAGAAACAATTCATGGTTCTTTCTAAGAAGACTGAATTTGAATTGCAACCGCTACGTTCAAGAATCTTGTATCCGGAGAAATGTCTGGCTAAAGGTATTCCATTGAAGTACGGTTGTTTGCTGGAAGGTAAATATGGTACAGGTAAGACCTTGCTGGCATTTAAGCTGGCTAAAGATGCTGTGACAAACGGCTGGTCATTCGTGTATTTGAAGAATCCTTCTCTTCTTGCAGAAACTCTGCGCATGTGTAAAGTTGTTGACCGTTCGGGCCATGGTGTTGTCGTATTTGTTGAAGATATTGACCAAGTAACTAGAGGTAACAGAGATGCTGCTATGCAAGACATCCTGAATACTCTGGACGGTGGTGATACCAAAGACATGAACGTAATCACCTTGTTCACTACTAATCACATTGAATTGATTGAACCTACCTTCTTGAGAGGTAAGAGAATTGGTTCTGTGATTACCATGGACTGTCTGGACGCTGAAACTGCGGAGAAATTCATCCGTTCTACCTTCACCGCTGAAGAAGGATATACAATCGACGATGATTTGAGTGAAGTATGTAACTACATTCAAGAAGCTGAAATTGCTCCGGCATTTATGGCTGAAATCGTTGAATCAACCAAATCCAAACTTATCTTTACAGAAGAAACCCATGTAACATCGTTCCATATCAAAGCTAGCGTTGAATCTTATCAACGTCAACTTGGACTTGCATCCAAGAAAGCTGTTGTGGAAACTCCGGCTGAAAGATTGGTAAATGCTCTCAAACTCGTTCTGGGTACAGAGAAGCTTGAAGCAATCACTCAGATGTGTGAGTATCAGTGGGAACTCGACCGTAAGGACTATTCTACGGAGAAGAAAGACAACAAATAAACCTTGGAGGGCGAGAGCAATCTCGCTCTCCTTTTATTAACAACTAAATGAAACATTTATTGATATTCCTATTAGTCTTATTAATGTCTGCAACTAAGGTGGATAACACACCTAGAGACTTTCATGTAAGTATAGTAGGAGAAGAGAAAGTAGAACAATTTGAATCCAAATTCCCTCAAATAGTTAAGGACGAAGCCGTGTATATTGCATATCTTCAGCGATACTATAGAGGACATGAAGATGAATTTATCAATTTGATGAAGTAACAATGGGGTAGTGGCGTAACGGTAGCCGCGTTGGTCTTAGGAACCAATGAGCTAAGCTCGTGTGAGTTCGAGTCTCACCTACCCTACTAGATTATTAACTATTAAATGTATTTAATTATGGTAGAAACTTTAAGTGAGCTGCTTGAAAATGCAGCTAACGTAGCAGAGGACAAAGGTGGTAAGCTTTCTATAGCAAGTGCGGCAGTATTAATTGCTGAAGCTTACGAGTTAGGAATGGATAAGGCAACTAAATTATTGACAGAAGATGCCGACAATTGTTGATATGAGACCACCAGCTAACACTTTCAGACATGCAACTTTGATAGTAATATGGCTGGTGGTGTGCTTAGTAGGACTAGGAGGATGTAAATCTAACTTAGTTAAAGAAACCTGTATTGACAAACCTGTGTGGACTACAGTAGTTGCTAAGGACTGTTATACCGAAACAGTTAATCAACAGACGCATACTGTATATGAGCTTACACTAATAGCTGACGGTAGAGACAATCAGTTTAAACTACGTGTAGACAAACCAACCTATGATAGAGCTTTTATTAATAACAAGCCTAATAGGCTTAGCTTTAATCTTAATAGAAGTGATTATGGGACTGGTTGGGAACCACTAATTGTTGCATTATACTTCATTATGCTCGTTGGCGGGCTAGCATGTGTGATAATTGAAGGTATAAAATACATGATTGATATTAAAGAACATTTATCATAGTATGGAGAAATTGAGTGCAGATGCGTTACGTTTAGCCTTAGTAACAGCATCTATGGAGTACTATAAGAAGTACGTAGAAGGCAATCAAGACTTTGACAATTCCGAGCAAATCAAAGAGGAGCTTGATAAGTTGGAAGCAGCAGGTTTAGGTAGAACTAAGAATGCAGATACCCTTAGGACTATTCTCGAGTCTAAGAAGTATAAGTCAGCTTTAGGTCCAGAGAAATTAGACCTGAAGAAGGTTAACGAAATAACATCCTGGATTAAAGAATCGTATCCTGATGCACTGGTTGTAACTTACGAGGATTTCTTTGCAATCCTGAAGAAGTACAATTTGTATTGTGGTCCAATATCGACCTTCAGCGGATTCATTCCAAGTGAGAATGTGTCACAAATAGCAAAGGCTTCTAACGCTTTGAACTCTTTAAATCTTAACTACGTCAGTTGGGTTGAAGCTGCGAGAATAGATTCAAGAATGTCTAAGGACATGACCAAACGGCTTGTTGAGTATTTCTCTAGATTCCCATTTGTATTCAAAGGTATTGACCGTGGTTATCAGTACATGAGGTCTATAGGTGGAAGTTATAAGGAGGAAGATTACCTACATCTTGGCACCTCATATTTAGACCATAACACTTGGCTAATTGCAGCGCCTTATGATACTATGGAGAATAATATTCGCATAGAAATCTTCTCTAAAGCTGAAGAAGACCGTAAAAGAAGGTTAGAAGACCCAATAGTATTTAGGGCTACCAAAGTAGGTATTGTTATCGTGTCTATGTGGGGAGAAGAAGCATCAGACAGCATGTTCGATAAATACCGATAAACATGTAATCCACCACTTAAATGTGAGCAGGTGTAGAAATGACTATAGGGCTATTTCAGTTTAGCAGACGTGCTATTCCATAGATTAGCTGACGTCAATAATTGGTAAGGCAGCTCGCAGCCCTGCCAGGCGGATTATTCATATATAAGAACATAAGGAGACAAAGCCAGACTAGCCGGCAGTGAAGCAAACGGGAGGTATTAAGGTTGCATTGGTAACGATGTAGACACGATGAGCTTTATGTTCTTATTAATGGCGAGATAGCTCAACTGGCTAGAGCGTGCGACTCATAATCGCAAGGTTGGGTGTTCGAGTCACCTTCTCGCTACGTTATTAATTAATACTTAAAGATTATGTTTGTAAAATTTGTAAAAGATGATAAGACAATAGAGGAAGTATCAATCTCATCAGAGATGATTCCATTTCCTACTGATATAGTAGTGTTAGAAGCTGGTAAATTCACCGTAGAATCTAGAGAATATGATATACTTGATGGAACTTGTACAGTTATATTAGACCAACAAATTACCTGGACAGAACATCCTCAAGAGTATAGTGATGCAATGCTTGCATACAGGAAGCGTTGGAATAATACAATTGATTTGTCATGTGAAGACTTCTTTAAGATGAAACAGTTTGTACAGACTGGTTCCAAACTGCAAGCAGTTAAGCATGTAAAAGAATCTGCTAAATGTGGTTTAAAAGAAGCTAAGGATTTTGTTGACACTTATTGCGATTACGTATTATGAGGTGGTTGTATCATATCCTAATTAATTGGATAGACTTAGTAAGAGATTGATATGGAAACAGCATTAATGATTACTGTAGTCATTGCATTTGTGGCTGCATTAATAGCTATGTTACTAACTATATGGGATTGTGACTTTAAATGGGTTAAGATATTCTTAAGTATAGCTGCTATAAGTACTATAGGAATGATAATTGTAGTTACAATCAAGGTCATGATGTCAGTATAAGGGTATGGCTTGATGGCGAAATTGGTAGACGCCCCAGATTTAAGCTCTGGTGTCCAGAAATGGACGTGTGGGTTCGAATCCCACTCAAGCTACTAATAATTAAAGGAAGGAGGATTTATGAAAGAACTATTAGAAGAATTAAAGAAACAGTATGAGGGCAATAGCGTCATGGAAGCTGTTGCTGTATCTATAGAGAAGGCATATAATATTGGATATTCTGAAGGTTTTGCTGCTGGTGAAGAAGCAATGAAGAATCTAATTGACAAGTTAACATCACCTACAATATCTAATTAATATGACTATAGAAGAGTTCCTGCGTAAAATAGTTGAGATTGATTTAACTCAAGCTCAACACGTGTTCCATGATTGGGATGCTGCTCTGGAGAATTATGCTATTAGGTATAAGAAACACGGTTCACCCAATGTAGTTAGGTTATTAAAGATTGCCAACTCATTGGGTGAACTTGTTGATTTATATAGGGGAGTAGTGCTAAGAAGATATCCAATGACTATAGCTTCGTTGAATAGTAAAACTGTCAGATATAATGAGTTGATATCTTACTATAACTACAAGAATGGGCAAGAGTTAACCTTGTTTGAAAGGATAAGTAATGGCTCTACCATGGAAGAGAGATTAAACTTTGTATATTTAATGTCTAAAGCCGATGCATTACAAGGAGAGACTATTGACCGAAGGAAAATCCTTCAGAACCTCAGAGAAGGGAAACTCTATGACTCCTCTAATCAAATCTGGCCAAGAGCATGTCTTGAGTCCTATAAATCTTAGCGATGTAGAGGTAGGTGATATAGTATTCTGCAAAGTTAAAGGTAGATACTATACTCACTTAGTCAAAGCTAAGGGAGACAGAGGAGTTCTTATAGGCAACAATCATGGTAAGATTAATGGGTGGACCAAATCCGTATTTGGTAAAGTAACTAAAATACTATAACATGAGTGAACGAAGACTTAAACTTGGTCATAGGAAAGAGTATAAACGTAAAAGCAAGCATACTCGTAATCCAAGCTACTATCCTAGACACCTTACTAAAGTGACGCTAGCTGATTTTGATGCTGATTTCAATTTGAGAGTATCTAAAGAAGTGGCAGCGCAGAGAGGATATGGTAGAAAGGTATTAGACAAAAGTTGTCATATAGCTTGGGACCACGGCTATGGATACGTTAAAGAATCTAGGATTGTGAAATTCATAGCCAAGTATGTAGGTAAGCCTTATAAAGAGCTAGCCAAAGCCTGGAATGAGTGGATTAAGCCAATTAAGAATACTGACAAAACTGAATACCTAGACGACTACTTCACTGATTATAGGTGGAGACAGGCGTTCTTTAGAGTTGATGATAATGGATTAGTACAATCTGTTGAGCAGACTCCTAGAGGTCGTCGATACAACATTAGTACTAAGCAATGGAAGGAGAACAGGAATCATGCTTTGCCCAAGTTTGGTAAGATTGCTAAACCTCATAAAGCAGCAGACTATTATGATTACTGTTATGGATTTGCCAATTCTAATCCTGACTCCAATGGAACAGACTCTGACTTTTATAGACCGAGGTTGCTAGGTCATTATTGGTGTATGGTTAATGGTACTCCAGTTGAGTTGCCAGTATATCATGTGCGTGATGCTCGTGACTATATAAGGTGGTGGTTAGACGGCAAGCAAGGCAGACTTCCTGGGACTAGAGAAGTAGTTAAAGTCGATACGTACCAGCAACTCTTTAGACCTGGAACTCATGCTTATGAACAAGCTGTTAAGTTTGATAACAACTGGGTTTATCTTCCGATTCCATGTAGCAAAGGAGGTTATATAGGTGAAACATCTAAGCATTTTATGCATTTAGAGACGGAGCAGATTCCTAATCCTAGATATGCAGAAATTCAAAGTAGCTTAGATGCTCTTACTAAGAGTGTAGAAGATATAGAAGCGGGCATAACTGTTACATTTAGTGACGGAGTAACTCCTGTAACTATGGAGTATCTTACTAACGAAATTAACAATGCTCACTATCGTCTGTCTATAACATCTAGGTGTATAACAGTTAATCACGGCTATGGGCAACTATATCCATTAGTAAAACGAATTGATTATGAAAGAACTATTCAAGAAATGGCTAGAGAAACTAGCATGTAGGCATGAATGGACTATAATAGCAAAAACTAGCTATACTGATTGTAACAGATACTTACTAGTATGTTCCAAGTGTGGTAAGCTTAAAAGGAAACGAGTATAGACCAGGCTGGAATCTGGGTTAAATAAAGTCCATCGATGACAACTAAAGCAGAGTTGAGCGTATGTAATAAGACGTGCAGTTTAGCGCTGACTGTGGGGTGGTTGCAGAACACCTCTTTAGGAATGACTATCAGTGTTTGACTATTAGTATTCTAACCACTGCTCCATGCGGTTGTAGTGTAAAGGAGGGCACATCACTAATTTTAGTATGCGCACAAGTGATAGATTGGGTTCGATTCCCGACAGCCGCTCACCCTGAACCCTGTAATTCTAATCCTATAAGATGTTTGGAAAGAAACAATCAGCCGAACCGGCTAAAGTAACAAGTACCTCACTAGCCGAGGAATCAGCTAAGATTATTGATGTATTTGAGAAAGCTGTTACCAATCTTAAAGAGGTAGCATCTAGAGCTCAAGCAGAGAAAGAGGTTAGAGAACAAGAGATTATCGAATTACAAACTGAAGCTGCAAACCTTGAAGCAGTTTCTAACAAAGCAACAGCCATGGCCGAGAAGATTGGTGGGTTGCTATCATAACATTATGGACAAAATCAGAGACGTATCAGAAATTGATTTCAAAGTAGAAGAAGTAATGAAAGCTAAATCTTTCAATGACTTCGTGAACGGAAATGTAGAGAAAGCTTTCTATTTGGGCTTCTTTAGAAATGAATTGCAACAACCTCTATCTGTTGCTATGCAAATTAGAGGTGATGAAGGCATAGCCTTAGTAAAGAGTTTTGACGAAGCGATGCAGAAGGCTAGACCTTATGTAGAAGAAATGTCTGCTATAGCTGATGATGCTATGGCTAAAGAGGAGTTCACAATGTTAGATGTAGTTAATGAAGTCTCTGACAAGGTTAACTACAAACAGGAGGAAGACAAATTCTATGTCATCTTTATCTTAGGTATGTGGGTTAAGCACCTTATTGATGAAGATGTCATATCCGAAACTGAAGAAGATGAGGATGATGAGGATTTTGTTGAGAATCCTAATGCCGACGCATAAGTACAGAATATACTGTGATGGTGCCTATTCCCCTGCGAGAAATCAAGGGGGAATAGGCTTTGTCATTTTAGAGGATGACAAAAAGATATTCCAATACAGTAAGATGTATAAGAACAGCACCAATCAGCGAATGGAGCAAATGGCTGTCATAGTTGCCCTGGAATCTATAAAGGAACCTTCTGAAATTACAATAGTAACAGATTCTATGTATATTGTAGGAACTCTTACTAAAGGGTGGAAGAGGAAAGCCAATACTGATTTGTGGGAACGTCTTGATAAGGCTGTGAACAGGCATAAAGTAGTGTCTGTTGAGTGGTGTAAAGGTCACGCAAGTGATGAACATAATAAGGAAGCCGACAAGCTTGCTTATAATGCTAGTAACGAAATAGGATAAAACCTATGAAAATACAAGAAGAAAGTACAACGTCTTAAAGACCGACAGGCTTGGTGGGATAAGCAATCTGATTCATTTAAGAGAGCTACTACCAGACCAGGTTCAGTTAAACAAAAGTAATTATGAACAATTTTAGTCCTTCTACAGATACGTCTGTAGGCACAAAGAGATTCACAGCCCAAGAAGTGCAATTAGCTTATACTCTAATGGCTGTAGAGTACATGAAGACTATTAAGGGTCTGAATCCGAATCATCAACTAGTTGATAAGGCTGTCAAACTGAAAGCTTTAGGATTTACTAATTCTAAAGAAGTAGGTGATGCTATCACTTCGGAAGAGGACCTTAAAGTCTTAAAATGTTATAGCTTTTTGCAAAGACATTTCCCTGGCTCATTGATACTTAAGGAGGAGGATTTCATTAATCTGAATGTTAAGTATGGATTAGTTGTTGGAAGACTATCAGCTTATAAAGGTTCTGTGCCTGACGAGAACATTGATGAAATCTCTAAGGTAATGGCCACTGCTCAAGCACTTGAAGCAAATGAGTATGTTAACTATAGCGGAAACGGTTCACCTTTACGGTATGTTACTGGTATGCAAGTTGCTACTCACCCTATGCCTATTGATAGCATGTCCTATCCGGTTGGAAGGTACTTCATTAGGCAGGAACCTTCCCATATTGGACTTATGTATTTGAGTAGAAATAAGGCTAGAATGAATGCATATCCATTCTTTCATATCCTTAATAAAGCCAAGGCACATGATGTGAACATTGCTGATTCGAAAGAATGTAGCAGCGCTGACTTATTCATTGCCGCTCCTATTGAAGAAATGAATGAAACGATGCAGTTTACGGTTCCAGAAAGGAAGATTATTCCTATCAATAATGACCCATTTGTGTTTCAAGTAACTCCAATAGGGGTAATGATTCACTCTAAATGGGGAGTAGAAGCCGAAGACAATATATTCGACAATATTAAACCTTTATAAGATTATGGAATTTGTCAAGTTTAAAAGAGCAGTCCATGCGCAGTTTAATCAACTAGCTGCTGGTGCAGACATGCTCTTTCTGACTAATGTAGACAAGGACGCATTATGGGATTGTTACCTTAATTCCTTTCCGGAGGAAGAGAGACAGTCTCATAATTGCAACAATTGTAAACATTATATCAGACATTATGGTAGAGTTGTCGCCATTAAAGACAATAAAGTAGTAACCATGTGGGAGAACCTACAGTTGGATGAACCTTATGCTACTGTAGCTAGAAATCTCGATGCATTAGTGAAATCAAAACCAGTTGTAGATGTTTTTATCACTCGTGATTATGAACTAGGAATTGATAGAAACAATGTCTATATTGACAGTTTGCAAGGTCCTAAAGTAATTACCTGGAGTCATCTTTACTATCATATGCCAAATCAATTGGTGTATACAGGAACTGAATCCGTATCTGCTGTAATGGGGACTTTACGCACAACTAAGGAAGTGTTCAAACGTGCACTGGAGGAATTAACTATCGATTCTATAGAAACAGTTCTGGACTTAATAGGTCAGAATGCTTTATATAGAGGAGAACAGTTTAAAAATGACTTAAGTGTATTCCTGGGTCATAAAAGACACTATGATTCATTACCTGATGAAGAGAAAGACAACTGGTGTTGGGCAAACTTCAATCGTGTAGGATGTGCACGCATTCGTAATACGGCAATTGGTACATTGTTGGTAAATATATCATCAGGACTTGAATTGGACGATTGTGTGACTGCATACGAACGTATCATGGCTCCAGAGAACTATCAAAGACCTAAGTCAATTGTTACTAAAAGAATGATTGAGGAAGCACAGAAGAAAGTGCAGGAACTAGGTCTTATGGATTCTCTACCTCGTAGACATGCTGCCTTAGAGGATATAACAGTCAACAATGTTATATTCGCTAACCGTGATGCCAAGAAGGTAATGGCCGGAAACATATTCGAGGAACTGGCCGCAGACACTAAAGTTAATCCTAAGAAGTTTGACAAGTTAACTGAAATTAGCATTGATGATTTCATTGCTAATGTGGTACCCACTGCCACTAACATAGAAGTATTAATGGAGAGTAGGCTGTCTAATAACTTAGTAACTCTTACAGCTCCTGTTAATAAGGATGCTAAGAATCTATTTAAATGGCCGAACAACTTTGCTTGGACATATAATGGAGGAGTAGCTGATTCTATTAAAGAGAAAGTAAGAGCTGCTGGCGGTCAGACTGAAGGGTTCTTAAGATGTTCGTTGGCATGGTCTAACTATGATGACTTGGATTTGCATGTCGTTGAACCTTCATACAACGAAATCTACTATTCTAACAGAACTGGTAAAAGTGGCGGTAAGCTAGACGTGGATGAAAATGCTGGATATGGCAAAACTCGTAAACCCGTTGAGAACATCATATGGGTTGACGAACGTAAGATGCTTGAAGGCAATTACACCGTATATGTTAATAACTTCTGTTGTAGAGAATCTGTTGACACAGGCTTTACATTGGAAATAGAATATAACGGAGAAGTTCGACAATTTGTCTATGACAAACCCGTTAAACATAAAGAGAATGTCATGGTTGCCGAGATTACTTACAGTAAATCTAAAGGCATCCAAATAAGAGAGCTAATACCCAGTACTAGCAATTCGTCAATAGGCATATGGAATATTGATACTAACAAGTTCCATAAGGTGAACGTGATGATGATGTCTCCCAATTATTGGGATGAGCAGGGTATTGGCAATAAACATTACTTCTTTATGTTGGACGATTGCAAGAATCCGGAGCCTGTTCGTGGATTCTTTAACGAATATCTTAACAGTGAGCTAACTCCTCACCGTAAGGTATTTGAGGTTCTAGCTGATAAGATGAAGACTCCTTACCAAGAACATCAATTGAGTGGATTAGGATTCTCATCTACTATGCGTAATTCCGTTATTGTTAAAGTGGACGGAACATTTAGTAGAACTTTAAAAGTCAATTTCTGATGTTTAGATTTCTAAAACGCAATGATTCTGAAGTTATAACTCCAGAAGTGGTTGACGTGCCGGTGATGACTATTCAGTCCAGCATAGCTATGGCTCTTGCTTTATGTATGGAGGAATATCTACGTTCTGTTTCCAAGACATCAGTTGATATTCCTAATAGAGATACATTAGTAAGAGAATACAACACGTTGGTTGATGCTGGGCTAGGTAGCTCAAAGAATGCCAGGCTATTACAGGCTAAAATATCTGAATATAATCAGATAGCTCTGGATGCCATGCGCGCTAAGAACCTATTTAATTTCGTAAAGCGTGCAAGAGAGGTGTTCGGAGAGAGTACTCTTTTGGTTGGCTCTAAACAATTTGATGAAGTTTGTAAGAAATATAAACTTGTCAAAGGTCTACTAAAACAATACACTGGAGTAATTCCTGACCGCAACATCAGAGAAATCATAAAAGTTAAGCGCAAGCTTAATGGTGAAGGACCAATGTTCTCTGATTTGGGGTTGGAGTGTACTAATGGAGCATATTATTATGTTACAGGTATCAACTATGGATATAATGACAGCGAAACTATGTTGAACAATCTGAAGAAATACATAGAATCACATAATCATATAGTTGTTGGTCCTGATATAGAAGGCACACTCAGGCTGTCCAGTATAGTTAACAAGAATCCTGGTCTTCCTGCTGATGTAAAGGGTTTTAGCTATCCTAACATAGTTTCCTTTGATGCTGTTAAGATAGGTAGAAATGAGCTATTTGTAGCTTGCCCTCCTGGTCAATTAAACAATCCAGAGGTTACAATCACTAAGAAGGCAGTAGACCCTATTGTGTACCAGCCTTGTGCTTACGGTGTTCTCATTCACAGTATGTGGGGAGAAGAATCAGAGGACAAGGTGTTTGAAGAATATAAACGTATTAACAATTTAATGCTATAATTATGTTTGAGAAAGCATCTAGAATGAAATTGCGTTTTAACACGCAACGTGGAGTTCTTTCTGTTGAAGACTTGTGGGATTTACCCTTAATTCAACTTGACAATATTGCAATTGCTCTTAACAAGAAATTGCAAGAGTCTAAAACTGAAAGCTTCATCAAAACCCGGACTAAGGACACTACCGAACTTGAACTGAAATTCAATATTGCAAAACACATTATTGATGTTAAGTTGCAAGAACAGGAAGACCGTCTACTTGAAAGTGAGAAGAAAGCTAAGCGTCAGAAGATTCTTGACCTTATGGCTAAGAAACAAGACGCTGAACTCGAAGGCAAATCTCTGGAAGAATTAGCTAAAGAACTTGAAGCACTTAATTGATTATGGACTTTGAGAAAGAAATAAAGAAATGGCAGAAGGTGAACAGTTCTGAAACTAAAGCCCAGCTCTTTGAAGCAGTAGATTACATCTGCGCTGATGAGCCTAATGGATTAGTAGGAGTAACTGGTTTGCTATTTGATGCCGATAAACTCAAGAGGAGTATCAATGCTGCGCTTTCCAGGAGAGCGGAAGCTAACGTGGTTACACGTAGATATGGTTTGCGTCAGCAGGTGCTATACTTGATGTACTATGGCGAAGAGTGACTATAAGTGCTCTTGCGCTGGAAGAGGCTAAACTTTAAAGGAAGCATGTAAGTAATACTGTGAGTTATGCTGACAGACCGTCCACGTGAAAAGCCCAGTACGTGATACTGGCAAGGGCGGCCGTTAAATCGGAATTGCTTCCTGTATGGTCCCATAGTTCAATGGATAGAACGCTGGTCTACGGAACCTGAAATGGCAGTTCGACTCTGCCTGGGACTACTAACTTAATAAGGAAAGAGATGACTAACTTAGAAATTATTAAAAGATTAAAGACTGCTAAAGACTTGTACGATAAAGATACAAAGCCAGGTAGTGATAAGAATGGTGGTATGTGCCACTATATGAAGCAAGCATTCAACGGAGTGTTTAAAGAAGGAATACCTCCCTCTTATAATGAATTAGTGGCATTAATTCCGGAGTTTAACCCAGAGTTTCTAGGAGGTAATGTCAAACGAGAAGAAGTAGCTAGGCTGGTCTTTTGGTGGCCCGTAGATGAGAAGAAACACAGGCTTATAGCCTTCGATAAACTCATCCATTGGTACACAGAAAGAATCAATAAGCACGCTATCTTACTAAAAGCTAAGAAGCTGTTTGAAGACCATTCAGAATACTGGGGAATGTGCTTTTGTATCGAGCATGCTATGGCTGGAACCGAACGAGGAATCAACATCTACGATGAATGTGATGTAGTTGCCATGTTCCCCGAGTTCAATAGAGAGTTTTTAGGTGCGCCTAAAGACAGGTATGGTAAGGCATTTTGGTGGACTCCCGATGACGAGAAGGGTCACAATGCTAGGATTGAAGCATTTGATAAACTGATTAAGTATTACGAAGGAAGATGAACTGGATAAAAAGAATCATGAATAAGTTATTTATTGATAATGAGTCCTATAACATTGAAGAGGACAATATCACTATCTCACAAATCAAGCGTAAAATTTACGTAAATGGTAAATTAATATCTGAAACGAATAAGGATAGTGTACATATCAGTTTTACTGGTAACGTAAAAGAGCTTAACTGCAACACATGTGATATTGACGGAGACGCATTTACTGTACATGGTAATAGTGTTAAAGTTAAAGGCAATGTGGGAGGTTCTATAGAAGCTAACAGTATTGAGGTTGGTGGTAATGTACAAGGAGACATTGATGCTAACTCTGTTAAAGTAAAAGGCAGACACACTGGGAGTATTAACGTATAGCTTTCAAGGCTCAGTAGCTCAATAGTATAGAGCATCTCCGTCCTAAGGAGAGGGTTGTGGGTTAGAGCCCCACCTGAGTCACAAACCAATTATTAGTTATTATGAAGAATATCTTTAATTTTGGTAAATTGTTGGAAGGTGAATCTATGAATGCGGACGAGGCATATTCAGTTGCCACTTACAATGAAGTGGTGACACAAGAAACTCTAATTAAGAGGTTTCTAGATACTACTGACCAACTTATTAAGGCTAAGAGTGAGAACAATTACTTTAGTCTTGTTATGGATTTGAATGATGATGTAGCTAAAGCCAAGGATGAAATCCTTAAATACTACGAAGATAAACGATTCTTCGTTAAGGTTATTGATAAAGAAGGATATCCTGGCTTAGTTGGAGAATATCTATTCATATCCTGGAAGAAGTGAATTTCTTTATTCTAACATAACCACAGGCATAATTGAGAGTGAAATGCCTGTTTAAGCAGTCCCCACTGCTGTAATGGTGATTTGATTACCATACATTATCTTAAGCCCTTGAGGGTTGGTGTGAATAGACTATTCACATGTTCTTAACATTAATTGTTAACAACAATGACATTCGATGAACAAGACTCTCTTATAGAGTCATTGAACGCGGCTTATGATAAAGCCGGAACTATTACAGATGAAGACATCAAAGAACTGTTTGCCAAGAAGAATGCAATCGCTGATGAAGACGAGCAAACTTCTTATGAGTTCGATGAATTCTTTGCAGAAGTAGTAAGTAAATGGGCGCAAGACGGGCTGACTGATGAGAAAGCTCAATTACTGCTCAATCTTATTGATAGCGCTGACGGTAGTGTGGACGATTCTGAAGACGCAATGTTGGAAGAATTATCTATGGCTGAACTGACTGGCGTGGACATATCTGAAATATTAAAAGATAAGTTCCCAGACTACTTTGAATAGTTCTTATGTATGGTGATAGGTTATGGAATAGACATTCCAGCCAGAATATCACTGGGGGGGGTGTAGGCTCCTCTTCGTTGCTTTTAGCAACACACCTAATGCCAGGCATTGGCATTATTGTTATCAGTTTATGGTAACGGACTTTAGGCTACGTTATATTTAATGTAGTGCTAATCGCGCAGAACGATATTCGTACTGCCGTTTAGGGTCAAATTCAGATTAGTTATTAGATTATTCTTTACTTCTAATGAGGTAAGGTCTACTCTAGTGATTGTCTGGGTTTGGCCCTTCTTTTTTAACTTTAGATATGCAGAAATTTAAGTACGAGGACAATGAACTAATACCCATTTTACAGGCAGGAGACCTTATCACTGTAAACGACAAACTCGTGGAAGTAATTGACTGGGGCCCTGGATGTGCTGGTTGTTACTTTCGTGACAGGAATGATGACTGTACTATGGAGAGTAGATGTCCACTTTACGAAAACCTGATATTTCGAAAGGTGGAAAAGAAGATTAAACAAGATGAGAGGGTTGAGCAAATTAAAAGCGTGGCTGAAGAGGAAGGGATTTACTTCTACTAATTATAAGGGAGATTCGGAGTACTACACATTGAACGGATTCTCTGCTACTGTGAGGTTAGCAGACCATGTAGGAAGAGAAGGAACTGAAACTGATAAATATATAAATATCATTCCAGACGGAGTTGATAGATATGTATTTATTTATGACAGAATATCTACTTCTATGAGCCATAAGGAACTTATTAAGGCATTAGATGCTTTAATATATCTGCATGGTAAAATTCCCAAGTATTTCGAGAATAGAGACCTTATTAAGAAGAGATATGAAGATGCTGTTTCCAGCGTCCAATCCCATTTAGCTAGAAGGACGGTAGACCAACGAGCAGTGTTGGTTAAGGGTGTTAGTACCTTAGAACCCGTCATACTCGAGTTGCAGAAACTATGTTGTCAATTTAGAGTAGAGAAAGAGAAATTGTGATTGTAATATTAATAGTGCTCGCACTGTATGGTGTGTCTTACTTACTAAACATTGTACTGAACTACATGCTTGCATACTACGACTTGGATGAAGAATACTTCTGGGAAGTCGTAGAGGAGGATGTAGGTTGGTGGATGACATGTCCAGTCATATCACCATTCTTATACTTATGGCTAATAGGTAAGGTATTAGAAGAACAATCAGATTAAACTAATACTAACTTTACGGATAATCAAGTATGATTATTGAAGAAGCTGACTTTAGAATGGAATCTGTAGGTGACAATTTACACTTCTGGGACCTATCTATACTAAAGACTATTAAATCTAAGGACGGAGAACGTCAGGAGTTTAAAGTAATTGGTTATGGACTTCCCATATCTGCATGTCTTCAAAGAATAGCGGATTATAGAATAGAGTGTAAGCACCCAGATGCCATGTCTCTGAAAGAATATATTCAAGATTACAAACAAGAAGTAACTAGATTAGAAGAGTTAACTAAAGGAATTTAAGCTATGGCTTCACGTAAGAAAGGTACGGCACCTCATAAGCCGAAGAAGGTGTATGAATCTGTTAAGTTAATGAATTGTGCAAGGTGTGGTAGGGATACTACTCACACGCTGTTCGATTATGACAACAGGCTTTACAAATGTAATGTCTGTGGGGCAGTTTATACCAAACGTGGTAAATAACTAATATTTAACTCATTAAACTTATCAGTAATGAAGAAGGAAACTATCAAAGAGACTCCGGAAGAGAGATTCAAAAGACTAAGAATCAAGGATTTGACCGATGATGCTTTCATGGTGGCAGAGCATTTAAGACAGCCGTCTGTAACACCACGTGACCCAAGTGTGTGGAGTAAAACTCCTAAAGAACGTAAGTTGTGGAAACGCTATAGACGATTCCCCGCTCCAAGTTATCAATGGCCGGCTCCTGCCAAATCTATTCCTATTCCTGGAACTCTGGTCGTGTATGTAAAGGGTGGTAACTTTACTACTGGTAAAATGAATCCAAAGACCAACAAACCTATACCAAAGAACACATTTAGCCATAAATGTATTCAATCTGACATCCCTTTCTTATTAAGTAAATATAAGACAGAGAAGTCCCAGGTTACTAAATATTCTTGGAATGGCAAAACCTACGCCCCCGACTGTCTACCATTCTGGGGACGTTAAACTAACAGTATATCCTTCCTTTCTATATGAAGTACAACTATACCTCATTAGGAAGGATAGGGTAGAATGTGTAGGTTCTAAGTTCTATACTACTGATAAGCCTATTAAGGTAAGGGAATCGCAGTTTATTAAAGTCGACGATGAGATTACATGTGCTAAGTATATTACTTGGCTAGCAGCTCCCCTAGATTATTTAATGAACAACAATTTTAAAGTGTTAGAACGTGAGAATGCTAGACAAAGACGGAAATCCAATACAGGAGAAGACAAGCGAAGGAGTTCAAACCGTAGGCGCTGAACCTACTATGAAGTATACAGAGCAGGTGATTGATAAGTCTAGACGTGTTTGCCCACTATCAACTGTAATGGTTGAGATGTTGGTAAAACAGATGTCAGCCGAACTTGCCAACCATGCTCTGTATATGACCTTTGCCAATTACTTTGAAGTAGAGGGTTTACCAAAGCTAGGTATTTACTGGAGAGGTCGTGCTAAGGAAGAATATTTGCATCATTCTTGGATATTTGAATATCTAACCACTAACGATGCTCTGTTCCAATATCCGCCTGTTCCAGCCATTAATGTTGAAATCACTGATAGAGTCATGCCCTTTGCTGCCACAGTAGATAGGGAGATTGAGACTACTCGTGGTATTAATAAGATTGTAGACCAAGCTCAAAAAGAGAGTGATTGGGCTACATTCCAATGGTTGAATGGAGAGGATGAGGATGAAGGTATGTTAGTTAAAGAGCAAGTAGAAGAAGAATCTATTAGTCGTACTATTCTTGATATGGCTAAAGAACAGGCTACTTGGCTTCGTAAAGAGAATGCAATACTTGATTTCTATAATGGTCTAGGTCGCAAGTAATTGCCTATAATCAGATTAACTTATCTAAAGAGATTACATTTGGAAACATTTAATCTACAAGTTTATGAAAGAAAGAGTTGAGTATAGAGTTGACAGTTTTGTTGATTTTACTGGCATGGAACGTAAGTTCGTAATGGTTGCATTGTCACAAGAAGTATGTGCTGAAATTGACCCAGATACAGAGAACTGGGATGAAGATGCACTCTTAAGTGATAAATGTCTGTCTATTGGCGTATCTGTATGTCAACCAGAAGATGAGTTTGATGAGAATATGGGAGTTCAAATAGCTCTTGGTAAGGCTCGTAAACTACATAATCATGCTCTGTACAGTACTGACCCCGGATTGATTAACCGTGGTGTAGTTAATGCTCTTCTTGACCAGGAAGTAGCATTCTTCAAACAATGCCCTGGCAAGTATCTGAAAGGATATGATACAGCTAAGGCTATCTATGAAGAAGGACGTAAAATGGTTGAACTAGAAGCATCACTATCTGATGAAGAACGTACATGCTTGGATACCTTATTAACTTCTAAGAATGATAGAGTGGATGTTATCTATGATATCTATAACTACTATCAGTCTCAGAAATGAAATTTAAGGATGCTTTCGTTGGAGGTGTGATTGCTGCTGCTATATGCCTTGGTATAGCATGGGCTTGCAAGGATAGAAACACAGTAGTTATTCCTGACAACACTAAATATGAGCAAGCTATAGACTCGCTCAATAAGGAAGTAAGGAAGTTAGAAATTACTAACGACAGTCTAATTAGTGTCATTACCAATTCTAAAGGTAAGATAGACACTATTAATAATTGGTATGAAAAGGAGCTTATTGATATTACTAATCAGTCTATTGCCGCTGATGCATCTTTCTTCGCAGAATATGTATCCCAAGCTGGTAGATGACTCTTTAGTTGTGATTACTCCACAGCAATTAAAGGCTAGTAACCTTATATTTCTGGAGCATAAGAAGCTTAAGCTAGAGAGATTTGAACTCAATAAACAGCTTACATCTTATGAATTACTAACTGCTAACTATGCTAAAACTGATAGTATAAGACTTCAACAACTAGCACGAGCAGAATTGCAAATGCAGATGTATGATGAAGCTATTAGTAAGCAACGGGAGCAGATAGCTAAGATGAACAAAAAGAACAAGAGATTAACTACATTGTCAATAGGAGGATTTGCTATCAGTGTAGGCTTATTATTAGCCTTACTGATTAAATAGCAAATTCTTGGCAAACTACTATTCGGAACATGGCGAACAAACTATCTGACAGTTTTGATAAGGACAGAGATGGAGTAAAGTACAAATACCCCGAGAGAACTTGCAAAGACTGTTCTAGATATCCCTGTTTCAGAGGTATTGAGCGCAGTGTTTGTGATTTCGCCAAGTATGGTTGTGTGCATTATAAAGACGGTGGGGTTAATAAACGACAAAATGAGCTGGTGGGCTCGGAATGATGATTCAATATACCATACGCGTTGAATTACTAGCTAGTAAGGAAGATGCTGGTGGTTATATAGTCTATGCATTCAAAGATTTGTCAAACGGCACATATAAAATGTGTACCCGATGTCCTAACTGGGAAGGTCCATTCTTAAGAGTTGGTGACATCGGGTATTTGAAATGTAAGGAAGTATATGCAGGGGAAGACACATGGTATAATCCCATCACTGACTCCTTTGAGAAGTATAAATATACCGATATATATTTCGAAGACTTTGTTTATGAGAAACCACCAGAATGTGAGATTATACTGTAAAAGATTATCTAAATTAACGAGATTAGACCATTATCTAAAATTAATATGATATATCTATGTTCAGAGAGAAATTGGCATCAGCTATCGATAGAAAGAATAATGACATCAACTCTTTCATTTGGAAGGGTCGTAAGCAAGAAGTAAATGGAGCTTTAGTACAAGAGGAGAAACGCTTGGTTGATTGTACTGAAGAAGAACTTCGTAATTTCTATGCACATTGTGATTCTATGCTCTATAATACTAACAAGGACTATCCTGGTCGTTATGTTCTATTGGACATTATTAAAGACCAGCGTCAGCGTTGTAACGCAGAATTGTTCTTGCGCTGGTTAGAACAGGAGCAGCATATGCCAAGGTTTAAGTTCCTAGAGGCGTTAGTCTCTTTCTTGGATATTAATAAGGACGGTATAGACCCGAAAGAGTATCCAATTGAAGGAACTATGTGCGGCTGTCCTAAAGAGTTTGGAGACATTCCAACAGAGACAGTACGCGAAGGTTGTTTGGACAGACTGGGAAAGTTCAACAAACAACACATTACTCTTACATTTATTCTCAAGCAAGGTCTATGGTTCACTGCTCAAGAGAGCAAGGACTTAGTGGAGAAAGACCCTAAGACAGGTCAGATAAGAGATAAGATTGAAGTGGCGAAGGAAAGACTAGGTCTGAAGCCCACAATGCCTCTTTATGTTACTCCTAAAGGACTTAGCTATTCACAGCTTCGTTCTATGGTTAATTTGAAGAGTAAGAAGTATACAGAACTAACTACTGACCAATTAAAGGTTCTTAGAAATAGAATCTTGTATTCTTTGGAAGATGAAGTGAAGTTCCATATATCTCAGTGGGAAACTCGCAAGAACCAAATTAAATTAGTATGTGATGCTAAAGGCTATACTTTATAATGTACTCTGGATGCTGACCACAGTTAATCCAGATTACTATGTAGTAGGTATAAGCTACTTAACGTAACTTGTGAGAATTTACTAATATTAAATAACAGGGTTCAAGGTAATAGATTCAAATGAGTTATTAATTAAGGGCTTAGCCTATAACAAGTGGCAGACTTATTCGGAAACGTAAGCAGAGATGAACGCCAAGCAATTGGTGTTCAACGTTGGGTAGATAATAAGTTGCGTGGTTCTTTAGTCTATTGTACCGGTTTCGGTAAGACTAGAACTGCCATTATGTGTATGAAAAGATTCTTGGCTAAGAATCCTGGTAGAAGAATTATAATAGTAGTACCTACTGATGCACTACAGAGACAATGGCTTAGTGATTTAACAGAGCAGCAAGTCCCAATGGTGTACGAGGTACTAATAATAAACTCTGTTGTGAAACATGAGTGGACATGTGATTTGCTAGTACTTGATGAATGTCATAAATATGCTTCCGACCTGTTTGGAAAGGTATTTGAAGTAGTCAAGTATAAAATAATTCTAGGTTTAACTGCAACTATGGAACGACTAGACGGTAAGGATAGTTATATCAAGAAGTATTGTCCAGTAGTTGATAGAGTAGATGTTAGTGAAGCTACTGCTAGAGGCTGGTTATCTCCTTATAGGGAATACAAAGTCATGGTAGAAGTAGACAATCTAGACAAATACTATGAGTTAAATAGAGAGTTTTATGAGCATTTTGCTTTCTTCGGTCATGATTTTACACTTGCTATGGCTTGTGCTACTAAATGGCAGAAGAGAATTGAGCTAGCTAAAATTATGCTTCCTGACTTTGACAAGAAACCAGATGAATGGAAAGCTCTTAATAAGACCATTCTAATTCATGCTATGGGTTTCAATAGGACTTTACAGGCAAGGAAGAAGTTCATTTATGAACATCCTAAAAAGATAGAACTTACAAATATGATACTTGAGCATAGGCAAGACAAGAAATGTATTACTTTTAGTAAGACAATCAAGATTGCCGAACAAATCAAGTATGGTAAGGTACTATCTAGTAAAGAAACTAAGAAGAAGGGAAGGATGACTTTAGAGGAGTTTAAATCAGCATCTGTGGGAGTACTTAATACTTCTAAGATGTTAGATGAAGGAGCTGACATACCAGGACTGTCAGTAGCCGTTATTCTTGGATATGATTCCAGTCCTACGTCTAAGACGCAGAGAATAGGTAGAGTTATTAGAAAGGCAGAGAATAAAGTAGCGGAAGTCTTTACTTTAGTAATCAAGGGAACTGTTGAAGAAGAATGGTTTCGCAAGAGTACTGGTAGTAAGGATTATATCACTATAGCCGATTCTGATTTATTAAATCTACTAGAAGGGCGAGAATTTACTCCTAAGAAGAACAAAGAAACTAAAATGATATTTAGGTTCTAATGTTTAGAGTGTTATATTGCAACATAGGTGCTGAAGGGCAGCCTGATAGAACTTCAACAGTATCTACTGATGTTGATGCTGTTAAGCTATTAGAGCTGTTAGAGAAGCATTCAGAGCATCGTATTTGCATGATGTCTGTGCATTTAGAGCGTAGCCCTCTAGATGTGCAAAGTCTTATTACGAGCCTGAAATTTAAGTAGATTCGTTTTGAAATGTAACAAGATTATCGTATCTTTGTAATCCTTAACGGTCAAAATTACATGACAACTGAAAGATTGCTTGAACTTGTAATGCTTACTAACACGTTTGATAGTATCATTCATGCTAGTGGTGTCAACGAAAACGGTGAAATTAAATTTGAAGGTGGAATCTATGACGTCAAGGCTATGGTAGCAAGGCAGACAGAACTCTTTAAAGAGTTTATAGCTCCTTACGAAGTAGCAGGCGAAGCTTATGTGATTGAGGACACTGAGAAATCAGAATAACAAAGTATCACAGCTGATAGATTAGTAAGTTATTTACTTATTAATCAATACGCTTGGAGAAATTAAGTTTAACAATAGAGAATCAGTTGTTAATAATGGAGCAGTATAGGCTTACTGCTGAGGAGTTGTTAATGATTGAGTTGCTATTCTTGGCACAACCAGAAGAGGGACATAAAGACTCCCTCATCCGATATCTGGGAATGCCAATAACTAAAACCCGCCTTAGAGACGTATTATTAAGTCTACAGGTGAAGGGAGTCATTACTAAGAAGTATAAAATTCCCGCAGAGGGTCAGACGTTTGACCCTGAATCTGTAATCTTTAATGAAAACTTCATTAAGAATTATAGAAAGTATTCCGGAGACCTGGGAGGAGAGTTCTGGGAAGCATACCCAGATATTGTCATTATTAATGGTAGGGAGTATAGTTTAAAGAACTGGTCTAAGAAGTTTAACACTTTGGAAGATATGTTCTTTAGATATGGCAAGAATATAGGGTGGAAACTTGAGAATCATAAAAGGGTGATAGAGTTAGTCAATTGGGCTAAACAGAACAAATGTAATCTGATAAACGTCAATATTGCTGACTTTATAATGTCTAAGGCTTGGGAAGGCATCGAGAAGTTTAAAGATGGAACATATGAAGAATTAGTGTTTGATACTATGACGGAACTATGACATATACTAGCAGACTAATCGAACTTATCAAAAGAGGCAGAGAAGGTGACAATCAAGGATTATCACTTGGAATGCCTAAGCTGGAGCATATAATTGACGGATTAACTCAAGAGACCTATTACCTGATTGCCGCAGGAACTGGTAACGGTAAGACTAGTTTCGTGCTTCACTCCTTTATATATAAGGCTCTACTGGACTCTGATTCTGATAAGGATGTTCAGTTTATTATATTCTCTTTGGAGATGAGTGCTGAGCAGTTACTTGCTAAATTGCTCTCTCTTCATATATATGAGACATATGGTAAACAAATATCTTTTAAAGAGTTATTGTCTAGAGGCAAGGACTCTACACTCTCTAATGAGGATTATGAGTTAGTACAGGAATGTATTCCATGGCTAGAATCTATAGAGGACAGACTAATAATACATGACGGCACTCTCAATTCAGAGAAGTATAAGTCTCTAATCATAGAGGATTTAAAGAAATTTGGAACCTTTGTTGATGAAGATACTTATGAACTTAATAATCCGAAACAAATTATCGCAGTAATTACTGACCACTTAGGCTTAGTGAGACCACAGTTGGGTCGTAGCAAGAAAGAGGAGATTGATACAATATCGGCATATGGTGTCTCATTTAGAAATAAATGTAAGATATCTCCAATCAATATTATGCAGTTCAATAGAAATGCTAATAATGCAGAACGACTAAAACAAGGCTTGCAAGAACCTGATTTGTCAGATTTAAAAGAGAGTGGTTCTCCGAGTGAGGATGCCAATGTAGTATTGGTATTATTTAATCCATTTAGAAGCAAATTGTCTACATATAGAGGATATTGCATTAAAGAGCTAAAGGATGGTTTCAGGTCATTATTGGTTCTTAAGAATAGATTTGGTGCGTCTGACGTAGCCATTGGTGTAGGATTTTATGGTAGATGTGGTATCTTTAAAGAGCTTCCATCTGCGTCTGAAATCAATGATTATGACAAGTATAAGAATCCAGATTGGACTATTATTGATTTCCCAGACAGGGAAGTCGAGATAGAACGAACTAAGAAAGATGATTTACGCGTAACCATAACATTATGATTTAATGAGCCAAATTATAGGACTTGGAGGATTTTCGGGAAGTGGTAAGTCTAGTTCCCTACAGTATTTAAACCCAAAGGAGACATTTATCATTAGCTGTACTCCTAAACAATTATCAATTCCAGGATTTAGGAAGAATTACAAGAAGCTAACTCAGGACAAAGACAAGAACTATGTTGGAAATTGGTATTTCAGCAATGAATTTGCCAAAGTGATGAACATCATGAATGTAGTTAATGTTAAAATGCCAGAGATTAAGGTCTTAGTAATTGACGATAGTAATTATCTTCTTTCACAAGAGGTGATGTCTAGAAGTGCGGAGAAAGGATATGATAAGCATATTGACTTTGCAAAGCACTATTATGATTTAATAATGAAGGCTATGACTCTTAGAGAGGATTTAATTGTAGTGTTCATATCTCATATTGTAAATGACGGTAACGACTATGACCCTAAATATAAGTTATTTACTACTGGAAAGATGTTGGATAGGTCTGTTAATATAGATGGACTGTTTAATTATTTGCTGTATGCAGAGAAGATTGTAAATGATGAAGAGGTTGACTATAAATTCAGAACAAGGTCACTTGGTCCAGATACTTGTAGAAGTACCGCAGGATGTTTCCCTGATTTATATGTTGAACCTAATATGAAGATGGTGATTGACACAATCAATAAATTTGAATACGGAGAATGATAGTTAAAATGCTGTTAACTTTGGACTTTGACCCAGCTACTGGAGAGTATAAATCTCTAAAGCAGGAAATTGTCAAAGAAGAAGTAAAGACTAGAACAGTCAAGGAAGAGGTTCCAGAGACATCTGAACCGCAAATTACCCTAGACCCTAACAAGTACATACTTAATAAAGCAGCTGCCCAATTAATGGGAGTTGCTTGGGAAGATAGACTTAGTATTAAATATCAGAAAATTGACGGAATCACTTTCCCCGTTATAGGAACTGATGAAGCCTTTGGAACCAAAGGTGGAAACAAACTTACTAAGAGTCTGTCTGTCAGCTGTAGAGGTAAAGCTAATGACATGCTACGTCAGTATGGCGATACATTTACAGTAACTACGATGAAAGGTCAAGACGACCTCTTCGTATTAGTTGGTAATGCTGAAAGGCCGGAAGAGCCTGAAGTAGATAACATAGAGGTATTAGAAGATGAAAGCGACAACATTGATTTGCCGTTAGACACAGAGATTGGAGATGAGTCAGCTAAAGAGATTGACCCATTAACTTTTGAACTTTAATACTTATAAACTATGTCAATGAATTTCAACTTAACAAACACGAACGGTACATCATCTATTAAACCAAGACTGAAACCATGGGAAATCCACGATGTTATCTTCAAGGGAATAACATTTAATGAGTTTAAGGGTAAGAAAGACCCTGACGCAGTGTACAAAACCATGAGAATTTCATTCGAGAATGAGAATGGTGTTTATGAAGAAACAGTATTCTGTCCTAAAGAGGGAGATGATGTAAGACAAGTAAGCTCTAACAATGGAGTTGAACGTGAAAGTCCGTCCAACTTTGAGAAGTTTAAATTTATGTTAGCTCATATTGGAGAACAACTTGCTCCTAAGAAATATGAAGCATTTAAAACTAAAACTTTTGCCCTTCCGGAAGAGTTTGAGAAATTGGTAAAGACATTTGCCGACATCACTAAGGATGCAGTTAATAAGCATACTAATCTGAAGCTGATTGCTAATAAGAAAGGCGAACCTTGTCTGCCTTATTTCGTCAATATCAGTAAAGCAGGTGATGCATATATCTCTAACAACTGGTTAGGAGACAAAGTATTCTTCTCTGACTATGAAATCAGTCAGATGAATAAACAGAAGAGTAACGGCCCTACTGATATGCCTGGTACAAGTTCTGACGATTTTGCAACATCTAATGATGCAGCCACAGATAACGCAGACCTTGACTTTGAAGTGTAATAATTAATTAGTAAATTTGAGGTTCAAACATTAAACATTGAAATAATATGGTATTGGAATATGAACCTAAAATTACTAAGAAGTATTTACTTGAAAGGCAGACTCAGGAAACTTATCTTGAGTACTATCTAGGAATCCCAGTTAAGAAAGGGTTGTTTAAATCTCCGTTGAGAAATGATAATTCTCCTACGTGTTCCTTTTATAGGAATGCGTCTGGAGACATCATATTCAATGACTTCAGCGGACAGTTCTATGGTAATTTCATTAGTGTGGTTATGTATAAGTATAGTTGTACTTATTATAAGGCATTGCAAATAATTGCTAACGACTTTGGCTATATAACTCATAAAACGTTACCTAAGAACAATAAGCCTGTAGTCGCAAGTAAGTCTGAATTTAAGGACGATGGACCTGCGATTATAAGAGCTGATGTACAAGAGTTCACTGAATCTGAACTACAGTGGTGGGCACAATATGGCATTACTAAGGAGATTCTGAAGAGATTCAGAGTCTATTCTTGCAAGGCTGTCTATTTAAATGGCAGTTATTATGCCACTACTGGTCCACAGAATCCCATGTTTGGCTATTATCGTGGTAAGAACGATAAAGGGGTTGAGTTATGGAGAATCTACTTTCCATTTAGAGAAAGAGGAACTACACGGTTTTTATCTAACTGGAAGTCTATCATGTTACAGGGAGCACATCAGCTTCCGGCAGAAGGCGATTTGTTAGTAGTTACTAAGAGTATGAAAGACGTTATGTGTCTATATTCTTTAGGAATTACTGCAATAGCTCCTAATTCAGAGAATTTATTCTTAACTGAATCTCAATTCGAGAAGTTGAGTAAAAGATTTAAGAAGATAGTTGTATTCTATGATAACGACTTGCCTGGCATTCATAACATGAACCAGATAAGAAAGAAGTTTAACATAGACTGCATCTTCATTCCTAGGTCTTATGGAGCTAAAGATATATCTGACTTTCATGCTAAATATGGTAGAGAGAAGACACTTAATTTAATTGAAAGGGCATGGAGAACACTGAAGAAGTAAAACCGAAGAAGAAACGTAACGGTGCATATGCTAAACGTAAAGGTAATAATTATGAACTTAAGATTATTAAGGAATTGATAGGACTTGGTTATAAAGGCCTAAAGTCATCTCGTAGTGAATCCAAGAATCTGGACGATGCTAAAATTGACATAGCTGAAACCGAGGACAAATTGCCATGTTACGTACAATGTAAATGTACTAAGAACACACCGTCTATTGCTGAAATTATCAAAACATGTGGTCGTAAAGACAGACCCTTAGTAATAATCTGGAACAAGCAGATTGACAAGGGAGTAAACATGGGCTCTGACGGAGAATACGTTATGATGAGTAAAGATTTCTTTTATGAACTTATTAAGAAGGCTACGGAGTAATCTGTGGCTTTCTTTGTTTAGTAATGCTTGATTAGAATATCCTATGGCAAATTTGATATATTCACATCTTGACTTACTAAATCTTGAATCATTTAATTATTATATCTGCTGATGAACACTTATATTCTGCCTTGTTATAGTCTGGACGACGGTGATTTATGGCTAGAGAAGGTAAGAGCTAGAAGTTTTACAGAAGCTGAGGATAAGTTTATTGACTTATTCATTACAGATTATGACATAGACCCTCCAGGTGATTATGATGAACTGGCAGGTACTATGGCTAAAGACAAAGAGATAATTATTGGTGACATATACGATATAGAAGAGTTCTAGTCGTACAAGATGACAATGAATGTTTAGAATAGGTTTAGATATTGACGATTGTCTAGCTGACTTTTGGGGTGCTTACTGTGAGTACTTCGATACAGCTAGTAATCCACGTATGCTTGAAGATAGCATGATTACTAGGAATGTACAACGTATTCTTAGTAAGGACAGAGACTTCTGGTTAAATCTCAAAGTAGTTAACAGACCTGATTTTGTTCCGGAATTATATTGCACTAAACGTGTAAACAATAAAACTTGGACTAAAGAATGGCTAAGACGAAATGGATTCCCAGATAGACCAGTCTATCAAATGTATTACCAACACGGTAATAAGGCTGATATGATTAAAGGTAAAGTGGATGTCTTTATTGACGATTCTTTAAGTAACGTACTAAAATGTCAACGTTCTGGACTGCCTGCATTATTAATGCATACAGAAAGGACTATTGACTTTCCTATGTTTAAAGTATTCTCCTTATGTAAAGATGAGATTATAGATGCTTATCAATTCATGAGGAGTTATGCTTAAAGACATTAAAATTACACCACTAATTGAAACTATCAAGTTCCTTGAGATAAGTGATGAGGAGTATTTCAGTGAAGCTTATTCTGATTACATTAGTAATTCTAGATTGAAGCTTATAAACCCAGAACAAGGAGGTAGCCCAGAAGCTTATTTAGCAGGACTGGGTGCTGATGGAAGATACTCCGATTCGCTGTACTTTGGTTCGGCAGTACATGAATTAGTACTGCAACCAGAGTCTTTTATTCTTGTAGAGTCTGTAGATAGACCAACAGCTAAAGCCGGATTCATGGCTGATGAGCTGTATCCTTTATTTATAGCTAATGGTGTTGTTACTAAGGATGAGATAGTAGTAGCGTCTGACAAGATTAGCTATTATAAAGGTAAAATGGATGAAGACAAAATGGATGCTCTGCGCATAAAATGCGAGAACTATTATGCTCAACGCACAGCTTATGAGTGGGGCAGCAAATATGTTGCAGATAAGGTTCCAATTTATCTTGATGCTAAATCTAGAGACAAACTACGAGAATGTATTGTATCAGTTGAATGTAATCCACAAATACAATCCTTATTGAATCCAGACTATTTATTAGAGAAGCCAATCTCCAAGAATGAGTCTGTACTATTAATAGATGTGCTTGTTGAGCATAATGGTCTTAGTAAGGTTCTCAAACTAAAAGCTAAGTTGGATAATTTTACATACAGTCCAGAGTCGAATGAATTAGTTCTCAATGACTTGAAGACTAGTGGACATTATCTCACTAAGTTTCATGAGAGCTTTGATAAGTATCACTATGCTAGGCAAATGGCTATGTATATGTGGATGCTGAAATTGTACATAGAGAATGAATATAAGGCAAAGCCCACACTTAAGGCTAATATGTTAGTGGTATCAACAGTTCCGGATTTTAGGTCTGGAGTGTTTCCTGTTAATAATGGTCATATGTTGTCGGGTTTTACTGAATTTACTACATTGTTGAGGCGTGTAGCATATTACGAGCTTTATGGATACGATGCTGATGGAATACTATGAGCCTACTATGAATGATTTGAAGGAATACTACAAGCAGTACTTCAGTTTAGGATGTCTGGCCTGTGATATAGGAACTAAGTTCGCTTTAATATCACTAATATGCTTTCTTACTAAGCAAGCTAGGAACAAAACTCCTAACGCAACTACTTGGCAAGTAATCCAGAAGATTAGACAGGGCAAAGAAAGTCATAATTCGGAGGGTCTTCTTAAAGGTCTCGCAGTTATATGTGATGATTTTATGAGAAACACTACCGAGTTCTTGACATTTGATTTAAAATCGGCTAAAGATATGGTTGCTAAGATTAATGAAATTCTTGATAAAGAGCTTCCTTGGGAACCTACTACGCCAGAAACGCCATTTTAATTATGGTACATGACAGATATTTGAATAACATGGCTATAATTCATAGTTTGGAAGTATTAGCCAGGAAACATCCCGATATGCGTTTCCACCAGCTGTTATGGGCAGCAGGATTAATAGAGAAACGCTCTGACAAAATCGTGGACAAGTTCTACGAGGAAAGTCGAGACACATGGGAGCAAATGACTAAAAATGAATTTTGCTTTCCGCCAAACGATAATAGTTAAATCTTATTAACTCACTAATTGTTGGCAATTTACTTGTGTAGTTACAAGAAATGTAGTATCTTTGTAACGCTTTCCTCTCGAAGGAGAGTCAGATTAATAGAATTAAATTTAGATTATTTTGCATTAGAACTGTTTGGTAGTTTACTATTAAAGCAGTACCTTTGTAATACAATAACAAAGAGATATGACAATGAACTAATGTTTAAATTCCAATTAATTATGACAAACCAAGTAAATTTTAAGAACGTAGAAGTAAAAGGTTATACTAAACAAGAAGCAATCGCACAAGCACCTTTCCAAGTAATTCGTGATGCAACTCAGGCATGGAAGACAGCTGGTAAACCTATTTCAGAGAAAGCTTTGAAGGAATTTGAAGCAGAGTATCTGGCTAAGCATACTAAGTTTGCTGCTGGCATCGGATGTTCTATCACATTTGAAGCAGGTTCTGCTGATACTCGTGAACGTCCTTATACTATGCGTGACATCAAGAACGAGAAAGGTAAACGTAAATACAAAACTGGCTATCAGGGAATCAATCCTGCAACTGGTGAAGTATTGTTCTTGAACTTTGAAACTAAAACTAAAGCCAAAGAAATCGCTAAGGAACTTTACACTAAGAAAGGTTATACTGGCGATATCTATTGCAAGTACATCAAGGCTGTAGTTGAAGGCGAAGACGGTGCTTTTGAAGTAAAACACACTCCGTCAAAATCAGCTAAGATGGGTACATACATCTGCTTTGGGGTCGAAGGATAAAATTTAACTTCTATTGACTTTAAATATCAAAGGGATTATCTTATGTGAATAAGGTAGTCCCTTTTCTTTTTATTCAGATGTGCATAACTAAAAGAGATTAGATTTTATATAAGCGCCGAAAGGTTATCTAATTTTAACTCAGAAATGAGAGAAACAACAATTACCAAGCTAATCAATCACTTACAAGAAGTTTTAAAACAGAACATTAGTTTAAATGCCTATGCAGAACAAGTAGGTCTTCCACAGAATTACTTCTGGGTAAAGAAACAGGTAGTAAACAAAGATATAGCTGATGGCAGTATCGACAAGGAATCCTACGACGTGATAATGAGTCTGTATGACAAGGTTAGCAAGAGAGGTATTATACGTCGTTCTAAATCGGAAGAAGTGACATCTTCTGAAGAGGAGGAAACTAGTACTGGCAAGATTACATTGGTCAGAAATGATGAAGGTAAGATTGTTAAGTATCAATTCACTATCCCGCTAAGAGACAAAGCACCATTTACTGGCAGTCTTACTAGGGATGAAATGAATATGATTCATAGACTTTACTCTTATTATGGTTCATCCATAACACAAAGAGAAGTAAGTCGTAGCTTCCCTGAATATTCTCTAGAGGAGTTTAAGAAGATTCTCAAAGTCTTCAATATTACTAAAGCCGCAGCACCATTTGCTCCTCATGTTATTGAGGAGAATACTATTGACGAGCTTAAAGATATGCAACTAAGGGAGAAGGAGAATGACTTCCTAAGGGGCATAGAAGCAGAACGCATCAAGAATAACGAGCGACTACTTAAGAAGTATGCCATGGAGAATGCCGAACTGAAAGCTAAAATAGCTGACGGCAAAGCTCTTATAGAAGGGCTAGACTTCAATAATCTGTATGACTGGGGACGTATGCCGACAATTTCTAACGGCAAAGACCTAATCATATGGTTGTCTGATATTCATACTGGAGCCACAGTGTCTCCTCTATCTATTTATCAGAATCCTTATAACGAAGAAGAAATGAAGAAGAGATTTGACATGATTATAAAGAGAGTATATACTGAAGCTTATTACATTGGTGGTGGGTTTGAGAATATAGTTATCTGCAATCTTGGAGATTCTCTTGACGGATATAATGGACAAACTACAAGAGGTGGTCATGAACTGGCTCAAAACATGAGCAATAAGGAGCAATTGCAAACTTATATTAAGTTAATGACTAGCTTTGTTAAATCTCTGATAGAGAATGTAAAGCATACCAATATGTATTATTATTGTGTTGGCGAGTCCAATCATGATGGTGATTTTGGTTATGCTGCTAACTTAGCATTAGCTGCTGTATTAGAACAGTTTGATGTTAAATGTCAAGTATTTGACAAGTTCATAGGAGAGTTTACTCTTAATGAAACTACCTATGTAATGTGTCATGGTAAAGATAATAAAGACATGTTCAAGAATCTACCATTAACTCTTGACGTGAAGACAGAGAATTTCATCAATGAATATTTGGACAATAAGGGCATCACTGGTAATGTAGTCTTTGTAAAAGGAGATTTACATCAGTCAGCCACTACTTATGGTAGAAGATTTACCTATAAGTCAGTTGGTTCATTATTTGGAAGTTCCGAATGGATTCACAAGAATTTTGGAAATACACTTGCATGTTGTGATTATAGTATTGTAGATGGAAAGAACATTACAGATGGTCGTATCGTGTTACAATAAACTATAATTTATGGATTTAACACCGGAATTTGCCCAACATGTAATAGATTCTGCTTCCAAGTATAAGGAATGTACTCTAGAAGTAGACAGACTGACCAGTCTGTTACAGGAAGCAAGACTTAAGCAGAAGGCAGCCGAATCGGAATTTAGGAAATGTTTAACCATAGAAATTGATTGCTCTAAAGCTATAGATACTTCTATCGGAAAGATTCCAATTATTGGTAAAGGAGAAGCCAAGTCTATAAATCAACGTGTTGATTCTCTTCTAGATGAGGTATTCTCTAAGGATGAAACATCCTCTAAGGAAGAGTTCCTTTGTAAAGATGGTGGTATTATAGTAGTGTCTGAAGATGAGGTATATTACCTTAAAGGTAAAGTTAAAACTCCATTAGAGAAATTCAGACCAGCTGACCACTTGGATTTGTCCGTTAGTTTGTTTTCAAGTGCCTTTACCAATAGAAAGGTTAGGATAATAAAGTTTGATGGGAAAGTGTTTTATGGAGAAGATTATAAACCAATAGGCTATTCCATATTACACCCGTACCTTGAGCTCTTAAAGAAGAACAAGGACAGAATATATAATGCTGATGCCTTACATAATGCATTGGCGTTATATGATGCATCTAATGGAAAGTTAACAATGAAGGAATTAGCTGCTGCTGATATATTGGCAGGAGGTAATGGAGCAGCTATTAGAATTATAGCTAAGCTTGCGGAAGCAGTCAAGTTATTAGAAACAATGACTATATATTACTTGTAATTAAATGCAAATAAGTATTGACCAACTCATGAATGGTAAGGCTACTAGAATAGGTAAGAGAGCATATTTACCAACTGCTGCCTATGTAGAGCCTTTTATTGAAAGAATGTCCAAGTTTACTAAAGACTTTATAGTTGAAGTAGAATTGCCTAAACAGGTCACTAGGACAGTCGATGGAGATGTTAATGCAGATGATATTACATATAATCGTGTATTGATTCAAGCTGTAATGCCAGAGAGTTGCAGCTTTGACAATCATGATGAAGTTATTGGCATGGTCTACGGACTAGATGTTCGTAAGCCAGTAGCCAAGATTTATAGAGGGGCACTTAACAGAGCATGTACAAATCTCTGTGTATTTGACCCAGAATTTCTTCAAATGCAGCCAGTTAATCCAGAAGAAGCCTTGAATTATAAAGCTGTAGAGTATTTATTAAGTCAGACTTCTGATATAAAGCTGATGTTGGAGAATCTTCATAATACTACATGGAAAGCTGAAGACGATTTAGTAAGTTTAAACTTAGGCAAATGGCAAAGAAATGCTATGCATATGGTTTATAATGTAGGTTATGGAGATGTCAAGATAGGAACAGACCTTGTTACTAAGGCGTATAGTTCTATGTTTGAGGACCCAGATTCTTCATATTATATTGGAGTGGGTAATGAGGTGGATATGTTTACTGTGTACAATGCATTTACGCAGCTAATTAGTAATGACAAGGGTAAAGATTTGATGAATAGAGCAGAGAAGACTCTATTACTAAGAAACATATTAAACTTCTAATTAATGTTAGTAATTAAGAGAGACAAAAAAGTAGAACCTTTCGACGTTAATAAGATTGATGCCGCAATTACTAAGGCATTTAACGCTGTTAACGAACCAATTGATTCTGATATTCTTCAGGATATTAAAGATGAGTTGTATATTAACAACATAGTTTCAGTTGAGGAGCTTCAAGACCAGTTAGAGAAAGCTCTTATGGCATGTGATTATTATGATGTTGCTAAGGCATTCATCTTGTACAGGCGTAAAAGGGCAGAGAGCAGGGCTTTAAATGAAAAGAAACAATTCATTAAAGACTATGCTAAAGCCAAGAATGCCGCAACTGGTAGTAAATACGATGCTAATGCTAATGTTACCGAGAAGAACATTGTAACCTTAAATGGAGAATTGTTCAAAGGTGATGTTATTAAGGTAAATCGTGCAATTCTTACTGATAAAATCAGAGAGTTATATGGAGAGGAGCTAGCTAAGGAATATATCCGTATGCTGGAACAACATTTACTTTATAAGCATGATGAAACATCGATTATGCCCTACTGCGTGGCTATCACTATGTATCCCTTTCTATTGGAGGGGTTACAGCCAATTGGAGGTTTGTCTGCCAGACCCAAGAACCTGGATTCTTTCTGTGGCATGTTCGTTAATCTGGTATTTGCGATTAGTTCTCAATTTGCAGGTGCAGTAGCAACTGGAGAGTTTCTAATGTACTTTGATTACTTTGCTCGTAAAGAGTGGGGTGATGATTACTGGAAACGTCCAGAGGAAATGGTTGACAAACACAGAAATATTGACAAGACGTTAGAGCAGAAGTTCCAGCAGATTGTATATTCAATCAATCAGCCAGCAGCTGCTCGTAACTTCCAATCAGTATTCTGGAATATCAGTTATTTTGATAAGAACTACTTTGAAGGTATCTTTGGAGAGTTCTATTTCCCAGACGGTACACAACCTCAATGGGAATCTCTTAGTTGGTTGCAGAAGAAATTTGCTAAATGGTTTAATGAGGAACGTACTAAGTGTATTCTTACATTCCCTGTTGAGACCATGGCGCTTCTAACTAACGGAGAGGATGTTGTTGATGAAGAGTATGCAGACTTTACAGCAGAGATGTATAGCAAAGGACACTCGTTCTTTACTTATATGTCCGATAGTCCTGATTCCTTATCTTCCTGTTGCAGACTTCGTAATGAGGTTACTGATAATCAATTCAGTTATTCTCTTGGAGCTGGTGGTATTGCTACTGGTAGTAAGTCAGTAATGACCTTAAATATCAATAGGTTAGTTCAGGATGCAGTTAATAATGGATATGATATGATTGAGTATTTGCGTGAGAATGTGAAGAAAGTTCATAAGTTCCAAACAGCATATAATGAATTGCTTAAAGACTATTTAAAAGACGGGTTGCTTACTGTATATACAGCTGGATTCATTGATATGAAGAAGCAGTATTTGACTATAGGTGTTAATGGAGTTATTGAGGCTGCGGAGTTCTTAGGAATCCCAGTTAATGATAATCCAACTTATAGAGAGTTTATGCAATCTATCCTTAAAACTATCAGTGATGAAAATCGTAAAGCGAGAACTAAGGAGTTAATGTTTAACACAGAATTTGTTCCAGCAGAGAACCTTGGGGTTAAACATGCTAATTGGGACAGGAAAGCAGGTTATGTAGTTCCTAGAGATTGCTATAATAGCTATTTCTATGCTGTTGAAGACACATCTCTTACCGTACTTGACAAGTTTAAATTACATGGCAAGGAATATGTACAATACTTAGACGGAGGTAGTGCATTGCATATGAATCTCGATGAACATCTTAGTAAGGAACAGTATCGTAACTTGTTGAGAGTGGCAGCAGTCAATGGTACTAATTATTTCACATTTAATATTCCAAATACTATTTGTAATGATTGTGGACATATTGATAAAAGGTATCTTAAGGAATGTCCAAAATGTGGGAGTAAGAACGTTGATTATGCTACTAGAGTTATTGGTTATTTGAAACGTATTAGTAACTTTAGCCAAGCAAGGCAAGAGGAAGCTAGTAGAAGATTTTATACTCATGCTTAAATATGTAGGTTTCGATATAGTCTTCAGGGAAATTCCTGACGAGACTACACTAGCCATAAACATATCTAATTGTCCATGTCACTGCAACGGCTGTCATAGCTCTTACTTGGCAGGAGACGTTGGGGAAGTCCTGACTATTACTAGAATAGAGAAGCTTATTAATGAGAATAAGGGAATTACTGCCATTTGCTTTATGGGTGGCGATAACGACCCTAAGCTCATTAATCACTATGCTGGATTAGTAAGGACGTTAACTACCACTAAAACGGCTGATAAGTTTACTATTCATAAGGAAATTAGGTTTCCCAAAGTAACCATTCCTGCCGAAACAGAAATGGAATGGCAGCAAACAGTACCACTTGATATAAAGATTGGGTGGTATAGTGGTAGAGCTACATTGGCAGATGAAATTGATTTGTACAATTTCGATTACATCAAGTTAGGACCTTACATAGAGGAATGTGGACCACTTGATAATCCAAATACCAATCAGAGATTATATAAAACGATAATGACTGATGACGGTCCTAAATTAAAGGATATTACCTTTAGATTTTGGAATAGAGAACTATGAGTACAATAGCTTGGTCAGACGAACAGCTATATGCTATAGATAGAATGATTAGGTTTTTAGATAGTCCAGATAGGATATTAGTTCTTACTGGCTATGCAGGAGTAGGTAAGACAGCTGTTATGAATGAATTTGTACAATATCTAGATAGTACTAGAGGTTGTAGATTCTTTAAGTTGTGTGCTCCTACTCATAAAGCCAAAGCAGTACTTGAAATGGCTACTGGCTATAGAGCTACTACATTACATAAACTGCTAGCACTTTCCCCTAAACTGGATATATTTAATTTAGACTATAAAGACTTGAAGTTCTATTCCGATGGTATGGGAGACATTCCAAACAAAGGACTAATAATCATTGATGAGGCATCTATGGTTAGTGATGAACTTTATGATTTACTTGTAGACTATTGTGAAACACATCAGTGCAAAATCTTATTTATAGGGGATGTTGCACAGATTGCCCCAGTTAAGAACGGAGGTCTTAGTAAAGTGTTTAGTCATGAAAATGTTGTCCGTCTAACCAAGATATTTAGGCAAGACGAGAATACAGCATTAGCACCAATATTATTAACATTAAGAGAGAATCCTATATCTAAATTCGAAACTCGAATAGGAGAGAAGGGTTCTCTCATTTGTTATAATGACACTAAGCAGTTTATGGTTGATGCAGCTAATAAGATTAATCATGGAATAAAGCATAATGATGTAAATTATACTAAGCTGATAGCTTATACTAATAAGCGAGTTAAAGGATTCAATGATTGTATACGCAGAATACTATACAATGACAATGAACCTTATCATAAATTCGAGTTTCTAACTGGCTGTGAGAACTTTGAATATAATGGAGAAATGTTCTTTAACTCTTCAGACTATATAATTACAAGCATTAGAAGAACCACTAGGAATGTACCTCATTTTACTAGACTTCCAGGGTTCGAATTGGGATTATATGATAGCGTTGATAGACGGCTATTAGACGTATTCATAATAGACCCAACAGACATAAATCCAGACTACCTGCAAACTTTGGCACAACAGATTGAGTCTATAAGGCTAGATGCTATACAGGCGAAAAGGTGGGGTAATAGAACTAAATCTGGATATTTATGGGGTAAGTATTTTGACATGACTAAGTCCTTTGCAACCCCAGTACCACTGTTATTTGATAATAGAGTAATTAAGCCACAAACTTTTGATTATGGATACGCTATAACAGCACATAGGAGTCAAGGCAGCTCTTACAATAATGTGTTTGTAGATACCGGTAATCTTAAGTTGGATAGAGACTTATTAGAACTACGACAGCTTCAATATGTATCTTTATCAAGAACTAAAACAGATGCTTATGTATTGACTTAATACCTATGAATTACTCAGATTTTGTAAACGAAGCTCTATGTAGAGGATTTGAACATCCAGAACGATTATACATGGTAGCTTATAAACTAGACATGCCAGAAGTATACACTCTTTGTACAGAGGAAGAGAGCATATGGCCAGGAATATATGAATATCATATAAATGGTAAGATATTCTACATATTAACTGAACACGAGGCATGTAGAATCGTTGATAACTATCGTAGAATGTTAGCTAGCAAATTAGCTGACCAGTCGATAGATAATGCCATTACTAGAATCACTGATGAGGAAATGGCAGCAGCTTACTATAATGACATATTTGATGTATTTGATGTTGTTCAAGAAGTAGAGCTGGAACTAGATGGAATATTATTTCCTAAATACTATATTGTTGAATGCTAACATTTAAGTATGTTTATGATAGCCAACGTCCTGATGCATTTAAGGACGCACTATCAACAATGAACGGTTACGTATTTAATTTTGAAACTTATGACGTGAATCATTATAAGGAACGCAAGAAGGCTTTCAAGATTAAAGGGAGCTGTAGTGCTAGAGAGAATCCTTTCTTGGCTGTATATGATGATAACGATACATTAATCAAAGCTTTCTATACAGAAGCTGGTGAATGTAATGCAAATCATGTACATACTTGGCTGCAAGACTACTTTGCTACCAATGGTAAGAAGGGCTTTATGACTATCACCAAAGTGTTGGGAACCAATAACGTTAGAATTGAAGAAGGTCATAAGGAGTCTGGATATACTAAAGCATTTATAGAAGGTGCTCCTTTAGAACTTAATTCGAATGATAGATGGTTCAAGACATCTAATGTAATTGAGATTGACTGGGAGAATAAAAGATTCACAACTATAAACTCAATTTATTCATTTACGTTCAATGAAAGTTCAAGTAATTAATCTATCGAATAACAAACTTCCCCAGTATGAAACTCCTATGTCAGCAGGTATGGATATACGTGCAGACTTCAGTAGAGTAACAGTTGACAATCCTATTAAAGCTTATGGTGATTGCGAAGTTGTGTTTGTATCACCTAAAATGGACGGCAATAAAGTAACTATGCTGCGTCTTGACCCAGGAGCTAGAGCACTTATCCCGACTGGATTAAAGATTGCTCTCCCCACTACTGATTCAGATTGCGAGTTTATTTATGAGTGCCAAGTAAGACCTAGGAGTGGCTTAGCTTTAAAGAAGGGAATTACTGTATTAAATACACCTGGCACTGTAGATGCAGATTATAGGAATGAAATACACGTTATTCTTATTAATCAAGGACATGAAGCAGTATGGATTGAGGATAAAGAACGTATAGCTCAATTGGTATTCACAACTGTAGCTAAGGCTGAATGGGAAGAAGTTGCTAGATTAGATGAAACAGAGCGTAAAGGTGGATTTGGGCATACCGGTGAGAAATGATAAGTACAGTAGAAGTAATCGAGAAGAGTAAAGCCATATCCGATATAGGATTGGAAATCCAGACACTTAATAATGCCTATGCTAATCATGCGAAGGCGATGAGTGAGACTATGGAGAAGATTAAGGAATTGAAAGCTAAACAGGATGAATTGGCTAGAAACCTTATTCAAGAGTGTAATAAGCCTTTAACTGTAGATGATTTAGACACTGACGTATAAAACAACAAATTATGAATTACGAAGAATTTGTAGAAACCATTGAGAAAGACGCTGAACAGTATGCTAAATCTTGCGTGTGTGATGCAGATGAACATGACGATGCCGTGGAAGCAATTGCCACAGATTACATCGAAGGTGCAATGAGGGCTTTTGAAATCTTAAATGGATAAATTAGTAACTAAAGACAACAAGGGTAAAACTAGAGTAGTCGAGATTAGTTGCGAATGGGATGATGCCCAACATGGCTTTGTTATAAGAAGAAAGACTTATCAGTATGGTGGCAAAGTAACTGTGCAGCCAGAGATATGGATATTCCAAGGCAAAGCCAAAAGGACTGTTGCAGAACAGGCTAAGTTAGAGTACAATTCTCATCTAAAGAAGTATACAGATAAGGGTTATAAGCTACTTCCATCCTCTGTTAACATAGAGGATGCGAAGGCAGTTGCAGCATTTGTTGAAGAACACCTAGGTGAGGGTGTTACTGATTCAAATGGATTTAAGAAGCATATGAAAGCCAAGAAGTACGAGGAGGTAGCTACTAAGGTATTTGATAAAATCAAGTACTGGCTAGGTTCTCGTAAGATAGACGGTGTCAGATGTTCTTTCTATCTAAAGGACGGAGAGATAGTATCTGCTAGTCGGGGAGGTGGTGATTATGACGCTTCTACAGTACACCTAAGAACACATCCCAAGATGATAGAGTTATTTAATAAGATGCCAGATTTGGTTCTCGATGGTGAACTTTACATTCACGGTCGAAGCTTGCAGTATATAAGTGGTACAGCAAGATTAGAATCTGGAGAATCCCGCTGCAATGAATTGGAATATTACATCTATGATACCATGGATGCTAATATGACAGCACAGGAAAGGTGGAATTATATATCTGACGAAATAGCTCCTATACTTGGAATTGTGGATTTTGACCCTAATGCTAATTGGAATGAAGATGACCTGAAGGTTAGAATAGTTCCAGAAGAGGAAGTAGTAGGGTGGACTAACATTCAGAAGCTTCATGATAAATATGTCAGCGAAGGGTTTGAAGGTATAGTTATTAGAGACCCGGACAAACCATATAACTATGGAGGACGTACTAATGCCATGATTAAAGTCAAAATGTATCAAGACGACGAGTTTGAGATTGTTGGCTATAGTGACGGATTACGTCCTGAAGATATGGTGTTCATATGTAAGACTCAGGCTGGTAAGGAATTTGAAGCCAAGCCTATGGGACCTAGAGAACTTAAGTATGAATATCTAGACAGAATGGATGAACTTATCGGTAAAATGGCTACTGTCAAGTATTTCTACTACTCTGACGATGGCAGACCATTACAACCAGTACTTAAGTGCATCCGAGACTATGAATAAGTATGAATTACATTGTAGTATATAGGCAGCAAGGCGAACCTAAAATGGAGTTCTTTAAATATCGCGACGAATCAGACGTTGCATATAAAAGAAGTACATTAATTAGGAATGAAGATGATGTGATTGATATTATGCGGAAGCATTATCAACCAGATGATGATGTCTTTGTTATTAGAGAAACACTATTAAATGTAGATGATTTCTCTGATGCAGAGTTAATTAAAATACTATCTAACGCATTGATGTATCTGTGATTAACAAAACTTCAATATCTATAAGCGCTAAGGTGGCAGACTTATTGACTTCTCTGGTAGGGAACACTCTATCAGAGGAGGATAAAAGTCAGCTATATGAAACTGTATTTGATTTCTATAGAGACCTTCTTAGAGGTTATGACAGTGAGACTATTAATGAAATTCAAGAACAATTAAAAGGTGTAATATGGTAAAAGGGAACTTTATAGAAGTAGTAAATTCATTGGAAGCTATCAACTCCAGATGTTTCAAATTGTCTGAAATGGGAATTGATATTGCTGACAGTGATATAGTCAGTAATGCTGAATGTATAGCCATGGCTATATTTAAAGAGAACTATACTGACGAAGGCATAGACTGGATTATGTGGTGGGTTTACGAGAAAGCCGGAGACCCAGATATAAAAGCCTATGACGAAGAGGGTAAAGAAATTATAAGCACATTGGATGAGCTTTACGAATATGTTGAATCATCCTACAAGATTGTTTAATTTTAATTTATAAGATTATGAACGAGACATTTGACTTTGGAGAAGCTCTATCTATGATGAGAGCAGGTATGACAGTTATCAACTTAAGTAAGAGACGTTACAGAATGAAGGAAGGCAATATCATCTGTCTTCCTATATCTGGTTCTAACCAGTACTACGTTGTTACTAAGTGGTTTCCTGATGCCGTTTTAAGTCAAGATTGGAGTCTAGCTGAAGATTAGCTGTAAGCAATTATTGACTAGTTTTGAATGCAATTAAATCAATCACCTAAAATCAATATTAACTATTGTGCTAAGATTGTGGAAATCTACGATTTTACACCACACCCAAACCCTAAGTGCGAGCGTCTTAAATGTGCTCATATAGACGGATATACTATTTCGGTTAGTAAAGATACAGAACCTGGAATGTATGTGTATTTCCCTATAGGATGTGCTATTGACTATTCTTTCTTGTCAGCTAATAACCAGTTCAGACATATTGAGCTGAATGCTGACAAGGAAGCAGCACCTGGGTATTTCGAAGATAACGGAAGAGTGAAGATTATTAAGTTGCAGGGCCATGTTTCAGAAGGATTTATTATGTCTATAGAGTCCATTACTAAATGGATAAGCTCTCTTGGACATACCGAAGCTGTAACTGGAATAGATGCCGGCACTGAATTTGATAGGGTAGGAAACCTGTTTATTTGTAAGAAGTACGTATTAAAGAATAGAACTTCTGGCTCCAGCAATAAAACTAGAACTGGTAAACAGCCTAAAGGGTTGAGCAAGTTAGTTGACAATCAGTTTAGATTCCACTATGATACTATTCTTATTAAGAAGTGTCCATGGATAATTAAGCCAAACGACATTATTAGTATTACTAGTAAAGTTCATGGCACGTCTGGAATATCAGCAGATGTGTTATGCAAAAGGCAATTGAAGTGGAAAGACAAGGTGGCTGGCTGGCTTACCTATGTACCTGACACTGCATACGACTATCTGTGGTCCTCTAGAAAGGTTGTAAAGAACCAATATTATAATAAGGAAGTTAGTGAGGGTTACTATGGCTGTGATGTGTGGGGAGAAGCTCATAAAGTATTACAGCCATTTTTAACTAAAGGATTAACTCTTTATTATGAAATTATAGGCTGGCTTCCTACTGGAGGAGCAATTCAGTCAATGGGAGGTAAAGCTTATGATTATGGTTACGATATGCCGATATGGGACCCTACTACTCAAACTACTCCATATAAGTATAATGTGCATTTTGGTATCAGAGTGTACCGTATTACTTATACTAATCCTGACGGAATAGTGTATGAATTTAGTGCTAGACAAGTGCAACAATGGTGTAAAGATAAGGGCCTCACTCCGGTAACAGAACTGTATTATGGATATGCGAAGGATTTATATCCGGATATATCTGTATCTGAACACTGGAATGAGAATTTCATACAAAGATTAGCCGAGGACAAGAATTTCTTCATGGAAGAACTATCTCCGGAGTGTCACAATGATGTGCCACATGAAGGTATAGTAATTCGTATAGAAGACGGTCTATCTGGGGCATATAAGTTAAAATGTAATAGATTCTTATTTGCAGAATCTAAAGCATTAGATAAAGGTGAAGTTGATATAGAATCTGACCAATGAACAGGTATATTATAACTTGCATTAATGATTTCGAAACATATAGTGGCTATGCTGCATACGCAGAGAGCTTGTTCGATGAAGACATGAACAATGCAGCTGATGCATACGCTTTCGGAATTGCAGTTGGTATAGTTCCAGATTCGTTTATAGTTACTACAGAAGGTTATGAATATCATAACATGACTGAAGAAGCTATAAGACAGGTAGTTGATAGTATCGAGTGGGAAGATTACTACAACTATAAAATTACTCCTTATGAAGGAACAGATGAAGAATTTGATAAACTCATATTAATATATGATGGAAGACTTAGACAAAGAAATTCGGACTCTAGAGTCGATGAAGGAGAAATTGAACCAGTTCAAGGCTGAGTTCGCTAAAGAAATATTTAAGAAGGCAGATGAAGGAGCTATCTCTAAGGAGGTAGCTCTTGACCTGCTGACTGTCTATGATTTATTACCAGTAGCTCCTTGGATAGAACTTCCTGCTTTCCTGGAAAGCTATGATTACTTTGACAGATATTCAACAATCAAGTATATGAACTACTTAGACATAGCCGATTTCAAGGATGAAGATGGTAATGTATCACAGTATGCCCAATTTCCTGACCTAACGTGGGATGAAGCTATTAATGAACTATATGAGTTCGTTAAAGAGAAGCAAGTAATCGGTTGTGTGTATGACTGGTAAATTGTTATAATATTAGAGAATGGATAATCTGTCACTATTAGCAAACCTTCCAAACCATGTTAATGGTAAGCATCTAAATGTGTATAGGTGGTTAGATGGATGTGGTTGGTCTATTGATGTGGATGGGCATCACTTCGAGAATCATAGTTTTAATCTTTTAGTACATGAAGTTTTAGAATACTTTAGTTGTTACGAACGTAGCAACGAACGTAGTGGCTATAGTCTAAAAGGAAGCAGAGAGAAGATTATTCAGAAAGTTGAATCAGATTATTTTTATTAATGGAAGATTTTAAATTTTATGAAGTAGGCGGTAAGATTAGAGATGAACTCCTAGGTCTTACCAATAAGGATGTTGATTATGTTGCTGTGCCCAGTGAGGAGTTACTGCGTAATATAGAGGAAGCACAATGTTTGGTGGACGGAATCTATCCAAATACTACTAATGCAGTCTTCACTATGTTAGAAAGCCATTTGAGGGAAGAAGGCTTTGAAATCTTCTTAGTAACTCCAGATTGCTATACTATACGTGCTAAGTTTCCAGGAGGATACAAGTACCAGGGTGTAGCAGATTTTGTAATGGCTAGAAAGGAAGTAGGATATGTCCCAGGCACTAGAACTCCCATAGTAGAACCAGGTAACTTGTATGATGATTTATCACGTAGAGATTTCACTGTTAATGCTATGGCTAAAGACCCTGATACTGGAGAAATCATTGACTACTTTTATGGTAAGCATGATATAACGAATGCTTTGATAAGAACTCCCCTCGACCCTGTAACAACATTCGATGATGACCCTCTTAGGATACTTAGAGCCATTAGGTTTGCGGTTACTAAGAGATTCACAATAGAGCAAACAACTTGGCAAGCTATGGTGTTATATGATTATGACTCTAAAATGCCAGTAGTGTCAGAGGAGAGAATTAGAGAGGAACTGATTAAGTGTTTTAGATGCAATACCATTAGAACCTTAACATATCTTGATTACCTTCCAAGACTTAGAGATTATATCTTTAGTAAGACCAATTTATGGCTTAAGCCAACTAACGAGAAATGAGTAGTTATTTATCATTTTACTTAGTGCCTAGGGCACATCCGGAGGAGAAGTTACTACTTCAATCTTTCAGCAGGTCTAATGAGGTATATCAGAGATTCTCTGACAATCTCAATATAGCATATGCTGGTAATGAGGAGAAGTATACTAAACTCACTATTAGTGATGTTGAATCAGTAATTCAAGACATTGATGCTGACATTACTAAGGCGGAAACAAGACGTACAGAATATGAGAAATTCTGTTATGGTAATCCTGAATCTATAGAGGAGATAATATCCACTAAAGAGTATATACGAGATTTACAAAGCACAAGAGATTATATATCGTTCATACGGGACGTTTTAACTGATTTAGATTATAGTGGATTCAGTGATGTCTTATGTAATATTGATTAATGGAAACATTTGAGTTTGTAGTAACATCAATAGCAAGAGTGGTACTTAAAGAGCATGTAAAGATTCAGGCAGAAGGTGTCGAGGATGCCATTACTAGAATAGAGGACAACGACTATTATGAAGAAGATGGAGAAATTTTGAGTCGGGAGTATGAGCTGATTGATTACGAAAGCACAGAAGATATAATGGATTGGGAAGATACTGCTGAATATAAACTCAATTCTAAAGAATCTTTATGGACAAGCGAGTATTAATAATTTGCAGAGGTATTCAAGGTTCAGGTAAAATTAACATCTGTTAACGTGGTTTACTAGGTTCTGGAAATAAATTTAAGTAACTTTGCATATACTAAATATGATACGTATGTGTGAAGAAATTAAATTTATTAGAACGTGTCCCAACTGTGGTAAAGAGATTACATACGCTAGGAAATCAGATTACAATAAAGCGGTTAAGAAGGGTTCGGTGTGTAAGAGCTGCGCAGCTAGTAAGAGCAGTATATTTAAAACTGGACACCACTTTAATGACTCTATTAAGAGAGGAAACAGTTTGAATAGACTTATGACTGAACAAACCCCTCAATCGTTTTACTGGATTGGATTTCTGATAGCTGATGGTTCATTCCATAGTGGAGGTAAATTTGAGTTAGGGCTCGCAGAGAAAGATTTGGGTGTGATAGAAGCATTCTGTGAGTATATAGCTTATAACAATAAGATTATGTATAGAGAAGATACTAAATCATATCGTATATCCTTTGCAAATAGTATAGAGAACCCTAAATTTATGGAGAAATACGGATTTAAGCCTAGGAAGACATATAATCCTATAGATTTCTTTGTATTTAAGGATTATGATAAGGAATTACTGCTAGCTTTACTAATAGGAATAATAGATGGTGATGGAAGTATTCAACCTAACGGTTCTTCTAATGCCTTCTGTATAACTATTACAGCTCATGAGTCATGGACCCAATTCTATCAGGAATTTATGGAGACGCTTGATATTCCAGAGCACATATCAAATAGGGAAGGTTCTACAACTATAACTATCAGGATATGCAGAAGAGAGATACTACAGTTGTTACAAGATGTAATAACTAATAATAACTTATTTCATTTGAAACGTAAATGGAACAAACTAATGATAAAGGAGCCCTCTGCCAGCGAAAGCTAATTATATGCAGAGGGCTCCAGTGACAGGGGTCGGGAAAGTCTACTTGGGCTAAGCAATGGTGTCACGAAGACCCAGAGCACAGAGTAAGATTTAACAATGATGATATTCGTAACATGCTAGGTGATTACTGGGTTCCTAATAGGGAGAAGTTAGTTACTGAAGCTAAAGCTAATATGATAACGTTTGCTTTGATTAAAGGTTACGATGTAGTAGTTGATAATATGAATCTGAATCCCAAAGAGGATGAATGGATTAGAACTCTATGTGCTAATATAGAGAAGGACAAGGGAATACATGTTGATATAGAGTATAAGGACTTTTGGACTCCTGTTGAAGAATGTATTCGCCGTGATGCTATGAGACCTAATCCTATTGGAGAGAAGGTTATTAGGCAAACTTGGAGGCGTTATAAGGACTTCATAATCCATGAAGAAATTATGGCAGCCAAAGCTAAGTCATTAGTTCAAGATACTAACTTACCAGCAGCAATCATTGTAGATATGGATGCAACTGTATGTTTGAATACTAGTGGCCGTCCCTTCTACGGAGAAGGTGCAGCTGAAGGTATGCTTACTGATGAGCCTATTACTCCTGTCATTGAGCTTATTAGAAACTTCTGTGATAATTATCCTGCTAAGTTAATAATTCTAACTGGTAGAGAGGATACTCCTGAAGTTCGTAAAGCTACGGAACAGTGGTTAGAGAACAATTGGTTGCATCCTGACATACTTCTCATGCGTCCTGCTAAGAGCTTTACTGCTGGTCCTATGTGTAAGAAGAAACTGTATGAGGACAATATCAAAGGCAAGTTCTATATACCTTTCGTACTTGAAGACAATTGTAAGTGTGTGGAGATGTGGAGAAATGAAGGCTTGATTTGTCTACAACCGAATGAGGGTAAGTTCTAATGGCAATACTTGTAGGACAACTGATTGAAATTCTCCAAAAGTATGACCGAGACAGAGAAGTAACTATACATACTCTTAAAGGAGAAACTGTCGAAGTTAACGGATACTTCGTACAAAGAGATTTAAACGACAATGCATTTTATTTGACAGATTTAGATGTAGTTCCAAATGACTGATTTAGAGAAACGATTTCTAAAGAACACTGATGACACTGGTAGATTTATATATCAATCATTAGTGACTGGTAGGAAATATTATGTTGAACCAATTGGAGGACATTCAGATTGGGGAGATATCAATCCCGCTACTAAGAAGGTAGAGGGGGATTATGGTGAGAAGTATAAGGGCAGTGTAAGTGAGAAGGAATCAATGATTACACCAGAGAATGGATTTGTACTTATTGAAACCTTAGAACCTGGAGTATCACCATTATCAGTAATTGAAGAAAGGGATAAGCGATATGAACAAATGGCTAAGAAGTAATTTCGATGGTTCTACTGTACGCAATTTGCTTGCTATGGCAGCACCTTGGATGTTAATAGGAATGATAGTTGGGCTTGTAGCTCTGTTTACATGTCCTGTTTTAATGGCAGAATGTTTCTGTTTAGCTCTGTTCTTCATTACCATAGACAGGTATTACGAAATTAAAGACGAGAAGAATGGTAATAGATAATTTTGACCAAATACTAGACATTCTGGAATTTAATAATTCAGATGAGTTCTATTTCTTGCAAATTATACAACGCAAGAAAGACGGCTGTGTTACTGGTACTGGTAATAACGGATATAGGACCGTTAAAACTTACTATATATTCAGTAGGGAACAGCTAGAGCGCAAAAGAGCTAAAATTACTGAATTGTGCCAGAGTAATCATGCAAGAGCATACATTACCTTGAATAGACGTAATGCTGAAGAAGTGGCATGTACTGCTATACAAAAGTATGCCAAACTAATCCAAGAAGGCAACTGCTATCAAGGATATCGCATTTGGGATTCATCTTGTGGGCATACTAGAGCTAGAGGCTACAAGCCACTATGGGTTGTGGATGTTGATAGTAAGGACGAGAACTATCTTAACACAATCATAGAAATTGTTAATAGTTGTAGAGGTGCACAAGACATCAAAGTTAAACATGTAATTCCAACTGCACATGGTTATCATCTTATAACGATAGGGTTCGATACTAATCAGTTCGCTCAACAGTTAGCTATTAGGAATCTGGATTCTATAGATATACAGAAAGATAACCCAACGTTGCTGTATTTCGATACAGCTGATTAAGACTCGGTGACGAGGTCTGTGGACAGATTACTTATTATTAATTCTAACAGCTATTAATTAATGAGTAATTTACCAGCTGGAGCAGAACGTGACCCATTTGCTCCTTATAATGTAGAAGAGAAAGTCTTCAAAGTTGACATAAATGCTAAGGGATTAGCATGGTATGAATATTACGGACATTTGGATATAGATGAAGCCATAGAAGCTATTAAGAGCAGAATACAAGCCGCACTTAGTAGCTTAGGAGATGTTGATATTAGTACTGTTGATATTGAGGTTTCATGATATATCTAGTCAGTAATCAAAGGTCACTATTTGAAACTGACGCTTATAAGGAATTATCTCTATCTGATGCTATAGACATGATTATGCCACATAGTTGGGTAGAATATGATTCAGAAACTGCTGGTTTAGACCCCTATACAAAACCATTACTGTGTACTCAGTATGGTTTAGGGGAAGACCAAATAGTCGTTGACAATGTAACTATTCCAATTGAGAAGCTTAAATGTGTCCTTGAAGACCCTACTAAGACTTTCTTAGGTTGGAATATTGCATTTGATTTAAGGTTTCTATATCACCATAAAATAGTTCCTTATAATGTATGGGATGGAATGATTGCTGAGAAGTTACTCTATCTTGGCTATCCTCCCCAGTTTCATAGTCTTTCTTTAAAAGCAGCAGCTGATAACTATCTTGGTATAGATATTGATAAAACTGTTCGAGGGCAAATTATCACCCAAGGATTAACCATACCAGTGGTACAATATGCTGCTGGTGATGTTATGTATCTTACTAAGATTAAAGAGAAGCAAGATGCAGAATTAGAGAAGAAGGAATTAACTAAAGCTGCCGAATTTGAAATGAAGTTTACCCCAGTAATTGCCTATATGGAATATTGTGGAGCTAAACTTGACCCAGTAAAATGGAAGCAGAAAATGATTCGAGATAAGGAGGAAGTTAATAAAGCAGAAGCTAAGCTTAACGAGTGGGTTGAAAATTATTATAATGAACATAAATCTTCTGAAGGCTATGTTAAAGCCTGCACAGAGGAAGTGGACATTATGCATGAGAATCAACTATTTGACAAAGTAGGTCCTCATATGGGACAAATAAAGAGGGTTTGTAATCCACAAACTGGGCTAATTCATTATGAATATGACAAACCTTTCCCATATGTTACCAAGAATCTACAAGGCGATTTGTTCAGTGGATTTGATGCTTCAGCTAAGTGTAACATTAACTGGTCTAGTAGTCAGCAAGTAGTGCCTTTGTTTGAACATTTAGGTATTAATTGTACTACCATTGATGCTAAAACTAAGCAGAAGAAGAAATCTGCTGATATTAAGTTGATAAAGCCACAAGCACATAAGTGTAGTATAGTTCCTCTTTATGTAGAATATAAGAAGGCTAAAATTCTAGTTGATACCTTTGGACAGAAGTTTATAGATAAGATTAATCCAGTAAGTGGTAGGATTCACCCAGACTATTTTCAATTAGGAGCTGATACTGGGCGACTGTCTGCTACTAACCCGTCTTTAATGAATTTGCCACATGACCCATTTACTAGGTCATGTTTCATTTCTGATACTGGATATAAATGGATTAGTTGTGATTACAAAGGGCAGGAATCCTTCTTAATGGCATCTATTGCCAATGATAAGGCGATGTTGGAAGAGCTTATCTATGGTAGTGGTGACTTACACAGTCTAACTGCCAGAATAGTATTTACAGACATCCCCGATGATACTCCACTATCTGAAGTTAAAGCTAAATACAAACCTCTTAGAGATGCTGCTAAAGGGTATGAATTTTGTTTTAATTATGGTGGAGATTGGAACACTTTAATGAAGAATTATGGTCTTACTAAGGCAAGAGCTCAAGAAGTATATAATAACTATATGTCTGGTTTCTCTGGACTAAAGAGATATCAGGAGTTTAGGAGAGAAGATGTCCTTGATAAGGGATATATCCTTCTTAATCCTATTACTAAGCATAAGGCATTTATATATGACTGGGACAATCTGTGTAAAATCGACGGTGAACTTGGGTCTCCTGAAGCTAAGTATATGCTAGGGCGTAGTGGGGACAATTATTATAAAACAAGCTCACAGCATTTGAGAAGAAGGTTATCTGATTCCATGAAGCAATCTATTAACTATCCGATGAACTCACAAGTTGTGTCGGAGTAAAACTCCCTTAATTCGGTGAACCCTGGAGCACAAGTCGTGATGATTAACTGTATGGGAATACCGAGCCAACCTAAACAGTAATGTTTAGAAGTGTGTAGAGACTAGAACACGGATTCCTTACTTTAGATGGTAAGGAAGGTAAAGTTCCACGAACAGGGAGAATATGTTATGTATTACACATAATATTAATTATCTTTGCAGGGTAATTAATAATTAAAAATTGTATTATGTGTAGTACTAAAATTTGCAAACGTTGTAATAAAGAACAATCTATAGACAACTTCTATAAAGTCCCGTCTATGAAAGATGGACATGATAATACATGTAAGACTTGTAGGAAGGAGTTAAGAAGACTAAGAGACGGAGTTAAAGTAACACCTATAGTTACTGAAGGTACACTAATCTGTCCTGTATGTAAACAAGAGTTACCAGTAGATAAGTTTGATACTTATGCTAAAAGTAAAACTGGTAGATATTGGATGTGTAGTGATTGCTATAAAGAGCATACATTAATTAATGGTGGACAAGATAAGAACTATTTCAGGAAGCTTAGAATTAAACTATGTCCAGAATATAGAGAAGAAATTCAGCAGCAGAAGAAGGCGTCCAGAGAACGTAACATAGAACAAGCTATGTTAACCAGTGCCAAAAATCGTGCTGCCAGAAAGGGGTTAGAATTTAACTTGGAACTGTCTGATATAGTAATTCCAGAGAAATGTCCGCTGTTGGAAGTTCCATTCCATTTTGGAACTAAAGAATGCTATGATTACTCTCCATCTATTGATAGAATTGACAATTCTAAAGGATACGTTAAGGGAAATATTCAAATCATCAGTATGAAAGCTAACGCTATGAAGAACTCTGCGTCTCTTGAGGAGTTATACACGTTTTGTAAAAACATATTAAGATATAGTCCGAACTGCACCGAACAGGTACAGAATTAGAGGATAAAGAGCCTCTAAGATAACAGAATGACAACATGCTGGTTCTATGTGTTTCAAGTTGTCTGCAATTAAGTTCTTCAATTGGCTAAGGAAGAACAATCTGCTATTTATAGTTAAATATTGTGTTCCCGTACATGATGAACATAATGTTGAAGCACCGGATGATATTGCTGAAGAAGTAGGTAATGTACTAGTTAAATGTATGGAAAGTGGAGGCGAACCATTTTGTGTACGTGCTCATTTAGGTGCTGATATATCAATTGAAGACCATTGGGTACATTAATATGATTGAAGTTGAAAGAAAGTATTTAGTGAAAAACAATAGCTATAAGATGCAGGCTCAAAGAGCAGGATTGATAGTCCAGGGTTATCTTGGAGACAATCCTCTCTCTGAAACTAGGATAGCTATTAGGGACAATCATGGTTGGCTATTTATTAAAGCTAAGGGAACCCTTAGTCGTTTTGAATGGCAACAAGAAATCCCATTGTATGAAGCACAGGAGCTTCTAAAGTTCTGTCCTAATATTATCCGTAAGGTACGCTACATAGTATATCACATGGGTAACAAATGGGAAATTGATGAGTTCTTAGGAGAGAATGAAGGGTTAGTAATTGCCGAGTGTGAGTTATCACAGGCAACTCTCAACCCTCCTCTGCCTGATTTTGTAGGAGAAGAGGTTACAGAAGATACTAAGTATTATAACTATAACCTCGCGTCTAACCCTTATATGAACTGGGACGATGACTCTGAATGATTTAGAGAATACAATGGTTGTTCAGATGAGAAATCAACAACTATATCTAGTAATCACTGATTGCTTACCGCCTAATGCTTCTAAGAATAAAGACATTGTATTCTTAAGCCAGGGTGGTTATATGCAAGGTGCATCATATACTTTTAATATGCTCATGAATACCGATGATGAACGTTATCGGGAATGGGATATAATGAAGGTATTTAAGAGAGTATATGATAACTTTGACCAAAATCACAGAGCACCCCACAGTTTAAAACATCTTGACAGTATGCTTGACCTGGTATGTATATGGGATAGAGAGAAAGATGCTTGTCAAGAGGAGATAGTCAATGATAATGACTTTGTCTCCGAACAAGATGAATATAGTTCTAAAGAAGTAAAATTCTATTAATGGCTTATTTCGTTGAAGCTGATGACGGGTTTGCAATTAATTTAGACGCAGTTGCTTACTTCAATGATGAATTTGTAAGGTTTGTTAACGATTGGAAGATGGAGATAAGTACCAAAACTTATCATCTACTAAGAGATTATGTTCATTGCAAATCTAAAGAAGTAGAATTAAAGCTTAATGCGCCTAATCAAACCGAAAGTAGAACTTATTAACCAGGAACCAGGTGTTGAAGGTTTATTCAAACACATGGAACTGTGTGCAAGGACTTGTTATAAGTCTGAAGACAAGATAACAGAAGACAGTGCTAAGAAGTTTATTAATAATGTCATTATAGCTAGAGGACATACTGCTATGCTAGAGCATGGTACTGTGTATCTCAGATATTACTTTAAGGCTAATGATGATTCTAATCCCATTGCTTACAGACTTTGGAGTAAGTATAATGAGAATCAGTACTCGGAAGCTGTACAAGCACAACCAGTCCCGGGTATACCTGATGGCTTTGTAGCTATAACTACTAACTATAGAGTATTGCTCCAAAATGGTTGGCTTGAGGACTTGCAATACTTGTGTGAACCTACAGAATATCACGTTAAACGTGTCACTGTAAGGTTTATATGTGATATGGGAGTTGCTAGAGAGTTCTGTAGACACAGACTATTTAGCTTCGCTCAAGAAAGTACTAGGTATTGCAATTACTCTAAGGCTAAGTTTGGTAAGGAATTAAATTGTATAATACCGTGCTGGTATAAGAATATGTTCGAGGGTAATTCATATAATATAGAACTATGTCATACTTATGATTTAACTATATCTGAAGGATTGTCTCGAACTGAAGCTGCATGGATACAAGCTATGTGTGAAGCAGAAAGTACATATTTCGGATTGTTGACAGAGGGCGAGCCTGCTCAACAAGCTAGAAATGTACTACCTTTAGCATTAAAGACAGAATTAATAATGACTGGCACTGTTGAACAATGGATAGAGTTCTTGAAATTGAGATGTGCAAATGATGCTCATCCGCAGGCAAGAGAACTTGCAATTGAATTACGAGATAGATTACTGTTGGATGACTATATAGATATTGATGCAGAAGGGAATCTACAAGTATCGAACAGATACTAGGAGATATAAGCGAGAACTTCATAAGGAAGAGGCAAAACTCCTAGACTACAAGATGCACTTAGTTATCAGATTTGTATTATTCTTAAAGTATCTAATCACATTCAGAATGCAGGACGCCAAAGACGCACTAGACATGGACAAGGAATTGTCGAAAGAGGAAGAAGCATTGCTAAGGAAACATCTTGCTAACTTCCTAAGAAGAGAACCATATGTTAGACCTTATCCTAAGATAGGTCGTAATGCCCCTTGCCCATGCGGCAGTGGCAAGAAATATAAGCATTGTTGTGGTCGTTAAAAACTTTAGCGACGGAACAGTAATAGAGATAGATAGAGGTCGATTTGATGATTGGTGCATTTATATCACTGGAACATGTAACAGACATGCTCCTAAAGATGTCGCATATTTTACCGTAGTACGAGGTTTCGGCAAAAGATATGGAGTTGACAAAGTATATGCTGATTTTATTAGTGTTTACGACAAAACTTCCAAATCATTAGACCGGTCAGTTCTAGACCATATAGAAACTCTGTCGAAAGACTATGGCGAATATTCAAACAAATTTGCTATAGTCTTTACTATAATATATTTAGGTATGGTTGCCGAAGAGAACAAATTGGGTACAAAATTAGGGAAGAGAATTAAACGATTAGGTATTCATCAAGTATTGTATGATAGATATTCTCCTGCGGCAGCTGCTAGTTTCAGTAGAGGTCTGCCTTGGACTAGGATTGACAATGAATGTAAATTAAGAGGATTTTAATATGACAGATAAGTTTAAATTTGACCCAGAGCATACGTTCTTTACGTCAGATACACATTTTGGTCATGCTAACATTATCAATCTGTGCAATCGTCCATTTAAGGATGTAAACCATATGAATGATATGTTAGTTGAGAACTGGAATAGTGTGGTCTCTGACGATGATACAGTCTTCCATTTGGGAGATTTTGCTCTAGGTGGTAGTGCAGTATGGAGTAATGTTTTGTCTCGTCTAAAAGGCAAGATTTACCTCATATTGGGAAACCATGACAGGAAGAACATAAGACAAGGTTACATGGGTAAGTTTGAGATAGTGGTCCCCCAAATGCAGATTTCGATAGAGACTCGTAGTATATACTTAAATCACTATCCGTTTCTGTGTTATGGTGGAATATATCGTAAACCAGAGGATGCCGTATGGCAGCTATTTGGACATGTACATTCAGGCCCAAATAGTGCTGGAGCTGATGCAGCTAGACTGCCTTATTTACTTCCAACCCAGTATGATGTAGGAGTTGATAATAATAATTACACTCCTGTATCTTATGCTCAAGTTAAATGTATAATTAATAAGCAAGTGAATGAAGCGCAGAAATCTTAGTGGAATATTTATCTTCGATAAGTTAGAAGGAGAGGAGAAGCCTACTCCTACTTGTCTCGAAGATTGCACTCCAGAGACTAGGCTTAAATGGCTAGAGGGACTGGAGAAAGGAGCTCTCATAAATTGCATAGAGCATTTGTGTGAGACTATTAACGAATTTAGTGAATTGTTGGACATTTATAAAGAATAGTATTATGGCTAAAATTATTAGTAGCAGAAAGAAGTATGTTCCAGTTAAGGATTTAAAGGTGTATCCTAGTAACAAGGAAACTATTGAAGTACTTCCAGACGACGGATTCAATGGTGCTCATCGTTATCGTGCCCAAATGTGTGCTGGCTTTGTTAATGGCAAAACCAAGTATGTGGATGCTACTGACACAATTCAGTTTGTTCACAAGCACGAAGACGGTACAGTAACTCCAGGGTGGCAATCAGAACAACTTGCCCTTATCCTGCTTGACAGAGTAAAGAAGTTGAATGAGAAGTTCCCTTGTGAGCAAAATGCTAAACAAGTTGCTGCTCTAGAAGCTTACCTTGACGCTTGTAAGGAGAGAATTGATGACAGGCTTAACCGTAACGTAATGGGAGACTTGAAGGAATGAAAGTTGAAGTGTAGAAATGACGAAATGCCAAAAGCAGGAGACCTGGTAATAGACGAGCTTGGAAATATTGGCATCCTAATGCACAATGGTTATATTTGGCTTCTTAAGCATTCAGGAAAGCCTGTAGATGTTCCAACCCTAGTAAGTTACACTGATTCCGACAAATTGTACAAGTTTGAGGGAACTGTGACTCTTAGTAATGATTAAGACTTATTACTATGCAATAGATAAAGATGGGCAGGGTTGGTATTATGACAACCCTCCTATCTTTGACGGAGAAAGCTGGAATGTAGACCCTACGTATGACTGCTTAGAATGTATGGGAGCTGTTAATGATTTACATCCTGCAAATCTATTTAGATTTCCAATTCCGGAAGATATGACGTATGAGGATGAACCTATAAAATTTGAAATATGTCTAAAGTAATTACAATTCACGGGCACACTTTAGAGTTAGATATGGGGCCTTCTTGTCCAAATCCTGGGATAAGAAGACAGCTGGATGCTAAAGGTGAGCCTTACATGTGTACATCCGACCTGACCACTTGGATAGGAATAGACGGGGATTGGTATCGTGTATATGTGCCCAGTGTAGTCTTAGGGTGGCCTGATATTTTAGAACTGGCTGAAACTGAAGAGGAGTTGTTAGATTATTTAAAAGACGTATCTGAATTTACTAGAGATGAGAAAGGAAATAACTAATCCTGTAGGTAAGTGGTGGGTCGTTGCCAATAGAAGTGGAGACCTTCATGTAACTGATGGTGACATGCCGGAGAGAGCTGGCAGCGGTTGGCAAGGAGGGAATAACTA